AGTCTTATGTCAGTAATTTTGTCATACTCCTCATCAAATAATTCAGGAAATGTTTCATATCCATAGTGACGTAGAAAGTGTAGTGTGTTTACTTGGCTTGCAACTAAGAAAGGATGAAAATTAACAATTGGCTGATAAATTTTTTCTGTTATGAAAAGTACGTCTTCTACATTTACAGGTTCGTATGTTGTTTCTGTAACAAAAGAAAAATCACTATCTAAATAATGATGATTAATTAATGCACGTTGATTGTATCCTTGTTCTATTTCAGTTCCGTCATAATCAATAATGTAAGGAGCATCTTGTAGGAACATGTTTAATGGCTGTTCAAGGCTTTTGTGATGTTCTTCATTTAAACAATATTTGTCAATACTTTCATACATTGCATCAGTATGAAATCTATCTACATGAGGTTCAAAATATCTATTCAACCAACTGTAATAACTATGTCTTAGTAAATCACGTTTATAAAATTCCGCTGCAAAGAATACACGTTGATGTCTTGGATTGGCATTCTTAAATATAAACCGTTTGCTTTTTGGAGCATCGTAGTTTAGAAACGTGTCTACATCTAATGGCTTATCGTCCATTTGTGTAATTTCCATATTATACGTTGCTTCAAAACTGTCCATGCCATATACGTTAATTTCACTGTAGCCTTTTCTCTTTCGCCAAGCTGCAAAATTTTTCTGTATGTTTATATCACCAAACACAAGAAAAACTTTATGTGCAGGTATTGCTAAGTCTTTAACACAGAAATCAATAATTTCCATAAACCTTGGCATAGTTAAACTAAAGCCTTCATTTGGAAACCATAATAGTAACTTTAGTTTACTATCTAAATCACGTATTAGATTCAATGGCTCTTCATCAATATGTTCAAATACATTACGATATACAAATGCATGGTCAATCCAATCAATTTCAATATGATAGAAAGCTGGCTGTCCTACATAGTCCTTAGGAGTAGTACGCTGAACAGGTATATCTAGATAGTCACATACTTCTGTAATAAACTTTGGCTTTACACTCTTAAATTGATTGTACTTATATGCTTCTCTAGTACGCAACTCTTTAGGAACACCATTTGGTATCCATTTCTCGCCAACAACTCCGGATTGGTAATACAGCGTTATCATGTGTATGCTCCTTTAAAGTGTGGTAGCCAAAAGTTTTGTACAAAATCTTCGTGTGCTTCGTAACTAGGATGATTATCGTATCCATCGTCCCATGTGTTTAGATTATTGAGTGTATACTCTCGAAGCCCGCCGTCTTCATTGTCTGTAAACAAAAACTTATTCCAATGTATTTCATCTTGTAAAGTTACAAACTGATCAGCACACCATGTTTTGTATTCTTTTACAAATGCTCTGAATGTAGTAAATCTATATTCCCAACCTTTAAGTTCGCACATCTGTTGAACAAGCAAAATATTCGAAAGTGTTTGATGCCACATAGCATTTTGATTCCACATAAACTTTGAGTAAGATCTAAATGCATCTACATACTGTATGTCAATATCAAAGTTATTGCTCCACCTTGTTTTTTCACTAACGTTACCGCCATTCAATAACCAATAATTTCCTGTTATTTTTTGAATGTCACCGTTTGCACTTGTTAGTGCATATACTCCGGGATTCATATCGTTATTAGATTCAGTATTGTTTTGGAATAACATATCTACATAAGGTGTTTCTGTTTCATGTAGTGGAAATTCGCTTCTAGTAGGAGAACTCCACATGATGCTTATGTCAGGCGTGAATCCTTCTCGTTCTGCTTTCAATGCACAGTCAATTACAGCACTTGCAATAAATTTATTGCCGGCTCCGCTTTTACTTACATTCCGAGAATTGTTATAGTTAAGTAAATCACGTTGGATAACTCTTGCCCAGCTATTATGCATGTCTGTAAAGCTACATCCTCCGAATATATGAAATTTTACAGCCATGTTTGTATTTCCTCATTTGATATCTTCATTTGTAAAAATCGTTGCTGATTATACTTTAGTCTTTGTTGTATATCATTTTTATCTATTGAATCTATGCTATTAAGATATTTACTTAGACTGTGTATTGCACTGTTGAATCTTGATACATCTTCGTGAATTGTATCGTATGTGTTGTCTAGTATATCGTCAAATGTATCATATCCTTGTTGCCTTAAGAATTCTAATAAATTAGGCTGTCCTATATACAATGCTAGATGGCAGTTTGCAATAGGCTTCCAAGTTTTTTCTGTTATAAATAATCCTCGACTAGCTTCAGGATACGTTTCAGTTACTAAACTAATACTTGTTTCTTCATATATCCATTTATTATGTAATCTATCATTTTTGTGTATCTCGCCATTTGATCTATCAACAACTAGATGACGATGGCTGTTACGCATGTGGTCAATTTCTGGTGTATCTTTTTTGTATATTTCTTTAAATGTATCGTAGTGATAATTGTTATCAAGCTGGTTATACCTATTTAGGAAACTTACTAATCCAGTATCATACAACCCTGTGTCGTATAACATTTGTAGGGTATAGTAACGATGCCAGTCAGGCCTTCCATTCAAGCACAAAAACTTTTTAGCAAATGTATTTTGATTATTTGTTTGTACTCCTAATTCCTTTATATGTGTAAGATAGTCGTATGCCCAGTAATTAAAGAATATGCCTTTAGACATATTTGCGTTACAGTGAATTACTTTGCCAAAGTTGTTGAAGTAATCAATATCTATATATGCAGGATCTCCTTCAGTATGAAATATTACTAGCGGAGTATCTTTGTCATATTCTATATTACCTTTGCCTTCTATATGCTCACATATCTGCAGATTGCCATTAAAGTCTGAATATTTTTCAATGACAGAACCTAGTCTATTAGTATCAAGACACTCAAATGTACCTTTTGCTAAAGTAATTTTTGCCATAAACTTACACTTTCAAATCCGTTTTGCGTGCCGCTAGTATTACATCCTTTACACGCTGCTAAACTACTTCGGTTACCTTTGTCTAATTTTTTTCTAACTTCAACAAATTGTTCACTATTCCATAATTCACTAAATGCTGTATTGTTAATATTTCCAAATGGTTGTTGTTTCCTACTCCAATCGTTACAGCATAACCGGACTTGTCCGTCCCAGTCTATAAATGCTTTGTAAAATGGTAACCAACAAGGCCTAAATACAGTTTCTTCTTTTGATACTAGTCCTCCTCGGTTATTGTAATTGTATTGTTCAATCAAATCCGGACTACCAGTATCGTGATGATTTCGTATACGATAACTTATGTTACAATCTTGCAATAGATCTTGCACTTTGTTGTACTGTTCATTGCCATCATAACAATCAACAATAAGCATACTAAGTCCTGCATCAGATAATTGTGTGTGAGTTAATTGGCCTGACAAGAGTCTATCGCCGTTAGTAATAATTTCTGTGTAGTATACAGAAAATATCTTTATAAGTTCAAGTATCTGTGGATTGAGAGTAGGTTCGCCAAATCCTGTTATATGTATGTCGCCAGTATAATTTGCTGCTTGCAATCCTTTGACAAGATTGTTTGCTGTGTCTAATGTCATTTGTAAATTTTGATTAGGATATACCGCAGGATTACTACGTGGACAAAAACTGCACGTTCTATTACATAACTCAGTAGGATTAACTTCAACAACTCCTAAGCCTAGTAGTAAAGGATTACCAATGTTAGCTTTTAGATATCTGTTGTTCCTATAACTAATATGGTCTTGGACATTAAAATTTTGAGACATAACTATCAGGAATAATAAGTTTATTACTCCAATCAATTCCTTTTCGATTTGCAGGATGCTCGTTGTTTATAATCACAATACTTTTGTCTTTTGTATGTGTTACACACTTTTGCGGGTCAACAAATAATAATAGTTCAAATATATCACCTAAGAATTCTTTTTCTATATGTATACTAATACCACTATACGCACACTTGCTTGGCAATTCTTCCATTGGTAAGTTGCATTGTAGTAAATCAAATTTATTAAATAGCCCTTTAGTACGATCAAAGAATTTAAAGTTTAACATGTCCGTATGCACTTTGCAGTCAGTTGGATTGTTTACTACCATAGGCAAACTTCTAAACACTAAATCACTCCATTGATCTAATTTAATTTGTGTAAAGCCTTCAAAGTTTGTTGGCATAAGTTTTTCGGGCCAAGCGTCAGAACCTAAAAATTCGTATGTAAAGTCTTTGGTTGTTTTACCAGTATCTACACTGTTAACAAATAAACGTTCCTCAACTTCTGTTCTAAACAATATTGTATCGCTACTCAGTAAACTTTTGCGCAATGTTTCTTCATCAGTTATTACAACACCTTTATCACGTAGTTCTTTAAATGCATTTTGTTCTTTATGTACAGTAAGCATTAAAGGCATTGTCTTACAATTAAGAAACTTTGCTGCTACACACCTATTGGTTCCGGGATGAACCATATATGTTCCATCGTCCATATGATTTACTGCCTTGACACTATTCTTCCATCCGGTCTGACAATAGCTTTGTACTAACCAAAGTATTTTTTCAAAATGATGTACAACTATGTTTTCACCGCCCATTGGTGTAATTAATGCTTTAACTGAAAAATCTTCAACTACACTTTTTGCAATACTCTTATCACCATGCGGATTTTCTAACAGCCAATCATGTAATCTATCTTCGTCAAACTTTAGCCACCAACGTAATGTCTCCATTGGTGCTTCAAATAATATTACAACGTGGTCATCAAACCAATCTTTATCAAAGAAATCTTTACCTTGAGTAGACATATTACTCTCCTAATAATAGTGTGTTTAGTTCAGGAAATACTTGTGCAAAATTTTCTTCCCTGTGTTTATCTAATATATGCGTATATTTAAAGAAACTATCAATTGCTCCGTTGCAATTAGACATTTGATCTGCAAATGGTTTGAATTTATCATTGCTAAGTTTATCTTTAATTACTTGATGTGCATGTTGAGGTATTGCTTGCACATTATAGTGCTTAGGCCCATGTAGTGCGTTTAAGAACAACCGGTCTTCAGGAAGACCAAGTGTGTTAAACCATTGTTGAAATTCTGGCAAATATAATATATTAAAAATATTTACAGTGTGGCAAATACTTGTGTGCAAGAACGGTTGTTCATTTGCAAAACGCAGATTACTTTCAGCTTCTTTCCAAACTGCTGGATGACGTTGGTATTCAAACTGTTTGCCTGTGCCGTCAATACTAAACATAAGTTCAACCCATTTAAATTCTTTCCAAAGATCTAACATTTTTTGTGTGGGCTTTATTGTAGTATTAGTATTATAGTGTAAACTAATTTTATGTGCATGACCTCTTTCTACACACTTTTCTAATAATTCAAAATGTTTCTTAATTAATAAAGGTTCACCGCCTGTGAAATCTAGCCATTCAATATACTCAATTACTCTTTCAAGGTCACGCCAAATAGGACTATTATCTTCTATCCAGTAACTTTTAAGGTTAGGATTAAGAACTTCTCCGTATAATAATTTTTCATCTTCGGCCCATTTGAAACTGCTAAAGCTACTACATATTCTGCACTTTAAATTACACACTGTTCCTAGCTTTAGATCATAATAGATAGGCGGACCTAGTTTTCCAATCCTATGAAACATATGTTCAAAGCGTTCATTATCTGCTTGACGTTTACTACGTATACCCTGCGATTCGTTTTTCCAACATTGGTTACAACCAGCAGGTTTCTTTCCTGCTAAGAAATCTTTGCGCAATGTTTTCATTTCTTCACTAGACCAGATTTTGCTTAGACCGTCTGTGCCAAAGTGTCCTACAGGCGGGCCTTCATATAAGCAACAAGGCTTTGCATTGCCTACTGCATCAGCTTCAATATGTATCCAAGGATTTATACAAATATCACTCAATTGCGCTCCTAACCATAGGGTATATATATTCGTCTGCTACAAGTTTGTGTCCTTGAGGTGATATATGATAACCATTGTCAATGTAATGATTATTATCTAAAAAGTTGTGTACACTATCTTGATGTACCGGTACTGGTAGTACTTTTTCTACATCTATAGGCGTTGGTACCCACGGAAAGAATATAATCTTGTCACCAAAGTTTTCTATATAAGATTTAAGCATATCTAGTTGACACATTAATTGTTCGGTAGCCAATGTACTAAATGTATGATTTTCGTATAAGAATTTTGTAGTAGTGTCAATATCACTTTTCTTACTTAAACTATTAGAGTATTCACCTACAGTAATCTTGTGTGTCTTTTCTTCTGTTATTCCCCAAAGGCGTGTATGCTTGCCTTCTCGTGTCCATACTGGTTGTTCTAGATTGTCATGAAATCGGTTGTCTAGAAAATTTTTCTTACCACTAATAGATATTTGCATTCTATCAAATGTAGTTAACTGAAACAAAACAACTTTTGGTTTATACTTTTGGTAAAGTCTATATGCTGAGTATACTGCATACGCATTGTCTATGCCGGCATGTCCGCCATTTATAACTGTTGTTCCGCACTTGTCTTGTAGATAAGCCGAAAAAGTTTCATTTGATTCTACACCAGTACCAAACGTCCAGCTGCATCCAATAGTAAGTATCATTTTACCAAGTCCTGTAATTCAGGAAATGTTTCTGCAAAATTTTCATTCCTAATTATGTCTACCATTTCTATGTTTTTCTTAAACTCTAGTATTAGATGAGATGTATCTGCATCATTCATAAATTTTGCAACTGATAAGAATCCACGCTCAACTCTTTCTTCGCCCCATCTCTTACACTTTTCTGCCATATCTGTATATTTTTTAGTTAATTCTTTTTTCATGCTTGCAGGTAGTATTTGTAAACTTAGATGCTCAGGATGATGGACAATGTTAATATGAAAGTCTCTTGGGTGTCCTATAAAGTTATCTTCTAATGCCCATTCGTAGAAATCTGTCATATGAAATGCATTTTGTACACTAACTGTAAAGTTAATAAAAAAGTTTATATCAGGTGCTTTTTGTATTATTGCTTTTCTATTAGCAACAATCTTATTCCAGTCAGTGCCTTTACGTATATATTCTGCTCTTGCGCCGTAGCCATCTATACTTGCTCCTACATGTACGTTATCAAATCTAGGCCAAATGTCAAGAACATCAAGTTTTTTGTATCTTAACTGGCTAAGATTAGTATTATAACGAATGATAGTATCGTACTTTTGCATTTCATCTAGTTTATTTAAGATACGGTAATGTTCTTCCATTAGTAATGGCTCGCCGCCAGCAAAATAAATATCTTCTACTTTATCAAATAACGGTTCTATTTGATTCCACATGTTAATATTTTTACCTGGGTCAGGTAAGTCATTAGGTAATTGACCCCACATCTTTTTTTGATCTTCGTACCAACCTGTACTTAACTGTGGACCGCAACTTCTGCAACGCATATTACATATATTAGAAAATCTAAAGTCCCAGTAGTGTATACTTAAATCGTCTAAACTTCCGTCAGCATTTGTTGTTTGTAATAGATCCATATGATGTGAAAAAGTCTCATTCATATGTGTACGCAAACTTGTTCCGCCGTTTGATTCATTAATAAAGCAACGTTTACAACTTGCCGGTTGTTCATTGTTAAGAAACTGTGTACGTAGCTTTTTCATATCCTTGCCATTCCAAATTTCAGCAAGAGTATTTTCATTTAGATTACCGACTGAATCTTCCATTGCTGTTAAGCAACAAGGATATACATCGTTGTTAGGCCATGTATGTAAATGTATCCACGGTGATATGCATTTGTTGTCAGTCATATGTTGCTAGAGGCTCATCAATATTTTTTGGATCTGGCTTTAGTATCCAACCTTCTTTTTCTGCAAGTTCCATAATACTTGCATCAGTGTCTGGAATACTTTCAACCCAGTCTGTTAGTATTTTAGGAAATACACTTAGGCTTTTGTTCCTACGTACATCATATTGCTGATAGAAAGTTTTAAAGTCACGCCACAACGTAGCAGGGTTACTTGTACGCCTATGCGGAGCATCTACTGTAACTAGGTAATCTATCAAACGTTCAATACTTGCCTTTTCAAACTCGTGCCATAATTCTTTGTCTTTGTTTGCTGCATACCAAGTAGATAAATTTTTGTGGAGTTCATCTTTAATATGGTTAGGTAAAGCAAGTGGTGACTGAAAGCTAGGAAATCTCAAAAGGTTAACACTTACACTTGGCCATTTACTTCCTGTTGTTTCTTTCAATTCATATATTTGATCTAAGAAATCTGTAATACTAAACAAGCATAAACTATTAATAGTCATCATTACATGTAGATTTGCATTTGCTTCTGACAATATACGCTTTACATTGTTTAACCATTGTTCATAAACTAGCCCGTCACGTATATATTCTGCTTGAGCACCTACAGCTTCACAACTTGTATAAATTTCAAAGTTCTTAATACCATGCGACTTTTGTATAAGTTTATCTATTATATCATTCTTAGCAATTAGATTACTATTAATTGCAAAACGCATCTTGCTATTTTGTGCTTCAAACCAATCAAACAATTTCCAAGTGTTATGGCTCATTAAAGGCTCGCCGCCTGTAATGCGTAGTTCTTCTAAACTACTGCTAAGTCCGTTTTCCCACCATTTCCAAAATGCTTGAATGTAAGGATTATCGTCATCATCTTTGTAAGGTTGTGTCCAACTGCCGTCTTGTCTAAATGCACCAGCACCATCACTTACTAAGTTTGTGTACTCGCCATTCTTTTTAATATCTTTAGCCCATGTGGTTGAGAAACTTGCATTACAATAACTACATGCTAAGTTACACGTTCTGTCAAACGCAATTTCAAAAGTTTTGAGGTGAACATTTTCTGTGTAGTTCATATCGTATGCACGTTGTAATTCGTCGTCATCATAGATAATAGTTTTAAAGACTCTGTCACTAACAGCATCTTTTTTCATATCTTCCATTTTCCAACAATACTCACACTCACGTGGTCGTTGTCCAACTTGCATTTGCTTACGCATTTCTTTTTTGTGCTTTGTGTTGTGTATAGCAGTAAAGTCTGCTTCAACTTCTTCAAGCGGTATTTTGTGTGCCGGCGGGTGATGACAACTTGTAGTAGTGCCGCTACCTAACCATGTAGTTGCATTATACCATTTAGCACCACAGAAGCTAGGACTTTTAGCGTTAATAACTCTGTCTCTATACTCTGTTAAACTTTCGTCGGGTTTCTTAGGCATTCCAGTCCTCTAATATTTCTCTATATTCAGGAAACACTTTCCTAAAGTTTTTTCTTCTACGTTTATCGTATGCTTGTATGTATCTTACAAAATCCTGTCTATGTTCAATAGCTGGCTCAGAATTACGTAAATAATCACAGAACCTTTTTATTTGATCCCACTCTTCTAAATAAAGTCTAGCAAACTTATCTGGGCTATGATACTTTAACCAACTTTCACAGGTAGACTCAATTGCACTTGCATATAGTTCTCTATCCTCAGTATCTAAGAGTGTGCATTGTAAATGCGGTGGCCACCGCATAATGTTTATGCTTAGAGGTATCCTATTATATTCAAACGCTTTGTTATACTTTTTTCTAAAGTCCATTACTACGTTAATAAATTTCTCAAATGTTGGCAATGCTAATATGTTTATAGTTGTCATCATTGCTACTGAACTGTCAGTTTGGTCTAATACTTGTTCTACGTTTGTTATCCATTGTGCATAGTCTAACCCATCACGCGAGTATTCTGCTTGCTCACCAATACTTTCTAAACTTGTGTACACATCTATTTTTTTGACTTTACCTTTTAGTTTGTTAATTGACTCTATCAACTTTGTTATTAGTTTATCAGGAACACACAAGTTTGTGTTTATTGCTATTTCTAAATTAGGCTGTGGATTTTCTACTAGCATGTCTAGAAGTTTCCATGTTTCTTTACTCATTGTAGGTTCGCCGCCAGTAATACGCAACACCTTTAAATGAGGTAACGCATCAGGAAACCATTTCCAAAAGGCCTTAACGTAAGGATTTACTTCACTGTTAAGGTAAGGAAACTTTTGTGTCTTTTTGAGATAACTTAGATCATGTGATCCGTGCTTTGTAGGATAAGATCCGTTTTGCTGTATATCTTCCATCCACTTACTGCTAATTTCAGGTGAACAGTATGAACATGCAAAGTTACATGCATTAGAAAAACTTACTTCTAAGTAACTTGGATATGTATTTTCATTAGGATTTGATTTTGCAATTTCATCAAATCTATCCCATGCCCAATAGTCGGCTGTCTTATAGTGTCTGTCACTAAAGTAATTTTTATCTAAGTCTTCTATGTTCCAACAGTAATCACACTCTTTTGGACGTTCTCCGTTCAGCATCATTTCACGCTGTTTCTTTTTGTGTTTACTATTGTGTAGTGCATGTGGATTACCCATTATTTCACTAATAGGTATTTTATGAGGAGCAGGATGGTGACAACTATGATTATATCCGTTTTGCAAGTATAATGTAGTTTGTAACCACTTAGCTGTACAGAAACTACAACTTACAGAATTTATCTGTTTCCGTTTCTGCTCAAGTAATTCGATGCGCTTTTCATTACTCATTCAGGATCAATCACAAACTGTTGCTTTGGGTTTCTACTTGGGTTTTGGTATACCGTCTTAAAGAACTTGCTCTGTTGAGCGTCTAAGGGCTCAACAGCAATAGGAATATTTAATTCTTTTATTAATTTAGTTCCGAGTTCTGTAGAATAATACTCAATGTCTTCTTGTACTAATTTACCTTTTTCTTCCCACATAGCGTTTAGATATTCAAAGTCACGCACTTGTACATAATCCCAGTCAGTACACATTGTTTGGTACAGCCCTTCTCTAGCACCGTATATAGCCCAAGCACCGTTTCGTACATCAGAACCTAGCATTAACCAAATCCATAATCTATGCAAATTCTTCCAATGACCTTTTAGAAATTGTTCTTGTGTAGGCTTTACACCTTGATCTAGTGCCATCTTAACACCTTCTCTAAATCCTGCACGCCATGCTTGTTGTGGTGTTTCGTTATTATATACATAACTGTAACAACTATTTTGTTGTATATACTTTAAGTCCCAACAAAAGTCTACTTGTGCATGTGGATTATCTGGATCTGCATTTTCGTGTGTTTTCATATCTAATACATACTGCTTTGGCCAACACTTTAGTCCGCCATTACCATACATAAGTCCATTAATAACATTTTTGCCGCACCAACTAATTACACTATGTTCCAAATCGGCGTGAGCGTCAAAGTCAATTTCTTGTACAAGGAACTCTGGGTTAATTTGATTGTCACCATCAACTGTAATAAATCTGTCAGTTTCACTTAATTTTGCACATGCTTTGTGTGCAGCGTCACTACCTTTTACTCCATGTACACGTTTAGCCCAAGGAATCTTACTACACAAGTCCGCATAGTTCTTTTCAGCGTTAGGCTCGTCATAAGACAAATAGATTATATCATAATCAATAACTTTAAATTTATTACTCATTAATTACCTCATGCTTATATGTTTCAAAATACTTTGCAGTATAAACGCTTACAACATTATTTTTAAATTCAAACTTTGATTCAAATGGAAAATTAAATTCATCTGTTTTAATTAAATCATTTACTGAAAGACGTAATGACCTTAATAGAATATTAGGATCGTACTTTTCTGTAATACTAAAGAATATATTACTATTAATATTTACTGCTTCTGAATTCAAAAATTCACGCAAAGACTTACTTACTTTAATTGTCCAACTTTGTTTAATATTATCTTGGAAAATAATTAAATCACAATCACCGTCAACAAACATAGGTACTTCATAAAGTGTATTGTATACGTGATCATTTTCAGTTTCTAAGTCGCCTCTTTCTCTAAGTGTGTATTCTTTAAGGCCAATGTCAAAAACAACTTTGTATTCATTCATTGTCTTTGTGCCAGACATGATCTCTGTTATACTATTTGCATCTACTTCAATATAAGAATTATCATCGTTACCTTTTTTGCCTACTCTAATAAGTTCTCCAGTATCTGTGTCAAATTCTACAAAAGTTTTTGTTGGTACTTGTAGCCCTTGAATCATATCTAAGAATGTATTTGTTTCAGACATCTAATAACTCCTCGTATCTCTTTATAACAGCGCCTTCTATAAAGTCTTTTTCTGTGTAATGTAAAATACCTGTTTGTATGTGATTACCTAACTTTAAATTACAATCTTTATCCATATAAACACTGATTCTGTTTTGCCATTTGTTTATTGCTTCGTGCCAATCTTGTATTCTTGGCTTCATATGTGTAAAACTTGGAAACTTTACTCTTGTATTCGTAATTTCAGAGTCACAATCTAAAATCTTAGATACAATAGCTGCACTTACATCAATACTACAACGCTTAGGATAATGTTCTTTAACATATTGCCCGTAGAATAATTCCCAATTATTAACTACAAGTTCTAACCAAGTATAAAACTTATGAGAAAACTCACATTTCTTAAAGTAATGCAATCCTGAGTACAAGTTAGGCAATTCATTTGCAGTAAATGCTTTGCGATAATAATCACTAGTAACTAAATCACCTCTATACGTGTAAACATTACTTACAAAGTACATTTCATAGTTTTCTAAAAACTTTACCCATGAGTCAATATCTTGCAACACTAACATATCTGTATCTAACACCAACGTTCTTGTATAAGGAGATACATGATATATTTTCCAGCGATTTGATATTTTCCAATTTTCTTTTTCTGCACTGTCAGTCCATGGTATTTCAATAATGTTATCAAAAAATCTTTGATACTGTGCAGGTACTTCGTCATTAGTGATAAGACTAACAGGAATACCAGGATTAGTTTTTGCAATACTCATTGCTGTAACACATGCTTGCTGAACATAGTCGTCAACATCATTATTTTGCGCAAGCATTACAATACCAAAATTATCTTCCATTGGATGTCTCCTTGTCAATTTGTCTTACAAGACTAAATTTATTCATTACGTGAATACTTTGTCCTCTAGTTCGAAGTGCTGTGTATTCTCCTATATGTTTTTCTTTTTCAACTAAGAAAAGCATGTTGTCATTATCTAAATCCCACAATATATCTTTATCTAAAGTGTACAATAGTTTTCCAGGCAAAGGTGTTACAAAGCCACCTTGCTGAAATCCATTCATCATGTGTATTGCTATACTAAATGCAAAGTCATTTCTAAACATTTTGCTAGGTATTTGATAAACTCTTCTGTAGTGATCATATTCATCTTGTATATGTGCAACTAAATCAAAAAATCTTTCGTTAATACTTGTTTTTTTGAAGTATACAACAGTAGCCCAATAAAAATCTACACTACTATCACTTACATACTTAAATTCTCTTGGATTTCTAATGTTAGATATGTCTATGCTATCTCGATATATTGAAAAGTCATTTACACTACCAAATACATTTTTAAGTAAAGAGTTAGACACTACATAATCAGTGTCCATAAGTATTGTTTCATTATACGGAGAGAATCTGTATGCATTAAATCTATCTAAATTTTTGAAATGCGCACGTTGGCTACTCATTGCGCCATCGTTGAATGTTCTGCCGTTGTCTTTAATCCAAGGTTCAATTGGAATAACCTGATCAAATACTGCTGTATCAAATTCACGTTCTAAATAATGGATAGAATCTGTTACTAGAGTCGTTGGCACGCCTAAGTATTGCTTTACACGTTTAGCTAAGAAATATGCTTGTTTGATATAATCAATTTGATCATTATTTCTAGCAAATAATAGTACGCCTTTGCTACTCATAGTCTACTAAATTTTCCACTGACCTATTTGACTTTATTTTTTCATATTCTGCAAAATAATTATTTGAAGCAGTAAAGTAAACATCTAAAATGTCGTCATAGAATGATTCTAAACTTAGAATGTTTGTAGGTATATCGTTGTCATCTGTAAGCACTGCTTCTTCAAGACCCTTTTCAACTAATAGACCTACAAATGTAATCAGTTCTTTAGTAACAGAAAATTGACATCCGTTTGTATAGTACAATAAATCTTCAAAATATTTTTCTTTAAGTAATCTTTTTTGGTTATTCATAGTAACCATGAAGTTACTAAAGTCCAATGCTTTTTCTAGACGTTCATCCATAAGGCTCTCCGAGTTATTATAATAGTATATAATACTTTTTGGATTTTGTCAAGAAGAACCTGACTAGATAGTTTGTAAAATTGTACCTGTTACAGGTGAAATATCAACAGTAGTATAATCTACTTCATCTATTGTAAATGTACCAGATGGACGGAATAGTTGAACACTAGAATTTAATGTTCCAGTAACATCTTCGTCAATATCAAAGAATGGTGCTTGTGATGGAGGGCTATCAAGATCTTGGAAACGTACTCTAAATCTTATTTCAGTGTTGCTTATTTCTCTTACATAGATATCCCAGTCATTATCTACATAATCACTACCTGAATAATTAGCAAGTAAAGTGTACCCTGCACTAAGACCTATATAATTGCCTTTATTAGCTTGTATTGTTGCAGAACCTGATGTTGTTGTTGCTGATCTGCCAAAAGTAACTATCCCAGCTGTGGATAATAACGAGCGCCAGTCATTTGTCTTTAGTCCTGAACCACCAGTTATACTAGAAAATATTCTAATCTCGCCGCCAGCATTAAAAAATCCTTGACGTTCGTTTGCGTTTTGCCAGTTTACACTAAACTCGTGTGTAAGTGTGCCGTTCCAATTTGTAAATCTTTGTCTTGATATTGTAGAACCTGTACCGTCACGTAGATCATCTAAATCGTACTGACCAGCTCCTTGAGCAAATAAGTTTGCTTCAATCTGTGTCATTAAAGATTCTAATTGTCCAAGTATAGTATCGTCAACTATGTCAACTTGTGCTGTCGGTGTAAAGTCTGCAAGAGGATTAGTACCTGTTTGATGTACTCTAGCTGCCATAATATCAAGGTAAAGATTAAACCACTGTGTTGCTGTTATTCTATCACCACGTACTTCACGCAATCTATGAGTACCTACTGTTCCGCTTACAGCAACAGCAATTTTAGAGCTGTTATTAATTGCAGCAGTAGTGTGTAATGTAAATGTATTTGCACCTGTTCGATTTACATAATAGTAGTCTTCGTTATTAAGGCCGTAAATATCTTGATTTCCGCGGTTATCGTATAATACTAAATCCCCGTCTATTAATCCGTGATTATTTATTGTTATAACACTAGAATTACTTATAGAACTTGCTACAGCCCAGTTTACATTTCTATAATTGATAGCAGTTACGTTTCCGCTTCTAATAGGCTGTGCATACCCTGTTGTACTAGATGGCAGTGTTGGATTGCCATAAACCGAGGCAATTCTATTTTGCAAATTATTGAATCGTGTTGCTAGTACTGATGTAGGCATGCGAGCTCCGTAACTGTATCACATAACTATTTATGCGTAGTTAAAGTATGATAGAATTAAACAGATTTGGTGCTTCTACTTCAACGCTTGGACCTGTTGCTCGGTATACTTGTATAATGCTTTTTAATATTCCGTCAACACTTTCATCAACACCGCCAGCAATACCTCCTGGAGGTACTGGTAATATAGGACTATCACCAGTGTCTTCGTCTCTATATGATATTAAAAACTTAATTACACTGTTATTTTGCTTTTTAGCAGCAATAGTATATCTGTTTTCAGCATATGCTGCATTTACGTCACTACCTACTTTTTGGTAAATTAATTGATATGTTGTAGTTAAATCATAGAATCCAACACCATATGCTTGTCCAGATCCTGAAGATGCTGTAGTATTATATTTAAACTGTACTGTGCCTGCATTGTTAAGAATTACACGCCAATCATCTGTCTTTAATTCTGAGCCACCTGATAATGTACTGTAGAAACGTAATTGTCCGCCACTATTAAAGAAGTGCCTTGCTCCATCTGCATTTTCAAATGTTACTTCGACTTCGTGTTGTAAATTGCCACTCCAACCTGTTTCTCTTGTGCTAGTTACACCTGCTGTTAAACTTGCTTGTGAGTCATTGATCTGAAATCTGTCAGCTTCAATGTTTAGCATTAAACTTTCAAAAGCACTTACTGCTTTAGCTACATAAGGCGAAGTATCATCGTCAATAATTAAATCTGCAACATTTATTGATTGTATTTGAGTAGGAACTATACCTGTCTGATGGGTTCTTGCTCTACTCATATCTAAGTACAACCCTTGCATGTCGGCTGCTGTAACTGTTGCACTTGCAAGTGCTTGATCACTTGCTAGTGTTTGGCCGTAACCGTCGGAACCACTACCATTACCTTGTATTGTTGCAATACGAGATTGTAAGTTGTTGAACCTTGCTGCTGTAATTAGATCACCGACTGCCATAACTTTTCCTTATACCTTAAGTACGCATTCTACTAGCTTTTCACCTTCGTCACTATTGCTTTCTAATGCAATACCAACTAATGCTGTTGCTGCAATAGTTGAACAAACACCATCTTCCCAAGCATACACAGGTTGTCCTTTTGAAACTGGTCCAGATACTCTTACTGGAACACGCCCTTTAAGACCAATTGCTTGACCGTCTGCTTCACTGTTCATTAAGTATGCTGGTTTTTCTGAAATAACACCTATACACATATTACTTGCACTTGCTGCTTTTGTTTCAGCTTCTCCGCCTACTGCCATTGCTGTACCTACTGGATATTCTTCGTCAGTTGTATACTTTTCTGCAAGGTCAGCATATTGTGCTTCAGTTGCTCTACCTTCAAATGTTACTGCTCTAAGTTTGTTGTCTGATGTTCTTATAGCTATTGTACCGTTTGGCGCTGCTGCTGGACTTTGTGCTGAACTTGCAGAAATATAATTTCCACCTTCGCCTCTAAGTGTATCAGCTTTTGTTGCTACTCCTACAAAACTTGTTGCATAAACATTTGCCCATCGTAGTGATTCACTACCAAGGTTCTTTGTATTATCTACAGCTGGAACCATTCCATCTGATACTATTGAAAGAACATGCTGTGTTGTACTTGTACCATCATTTACTTTGAAAGCAATTTTACTATTTGCACCAACAGTATGTTCTATAATACCTGCGCCTTGTAACGAACCTGCCGCTGTTTCAACACGAATTTTTAGATCTAAACTGTCGCCTAATGCAATTCCGTTGTCTTTTTGGAAATTAACTACTTCAGTAAATACTGTAGCCGAGCCTGGTGCTGCAATAACATATTGACTTGCGTCAACACCGCCTAATTTCAATGCGTTTGTAGATGTTCCCCAAAATCTGTGATCACCTGTTGTTATGCCAGTGTCAGGGGTATTGACAAGCGTGATGCCTTTTTTGATTTTGGCAAATCCTGAAATTGGATTTGAATCTGAAAGTTGAAATGCTGTAGCACTATGTATTGTAATTACTTCGTCGGAAATAATACCTTCAATAATTGTATGTGGCCCGCCAACAGTATCAAGAACTTGACGACTACGCATTTGGGTAACACCTTCGCCTGCATTCTGTGGTCCAATTAATATAAAGTTTGTGCCATCAAACACATATAGTTGTTTGTTTGATACGTCCCACCAAAAGTCACCTTGTGTTAGTCCTGTTGGTTGTGCTGCTTCAACTTCTGAGCCACCTGTTGTACGCCATTTATTTCCATCGTAAAACTTTAATTTGTTAATAGTACTATCGTACCAAAGCTGCCCACTAATTGCACGTGGTGGAGGATTAGCTCCACTAAAGTTTTCTAACAAAAACAACATGTTTTCGTTTTGAATTTCACCATATCCTGCATAGTTTTTGCCGATGAATTTTAGATCAGTTGTTGTATCAACTGTACCATCTTCAACTATTGTTAGGATAGTGTTATTATATCTATCTATTTGATAAGCCATTTGTTACCCCTAATGCTTTAATATTATTTATCGTAATTTTTATATTCCTGGATCAAGGTTTACAACTGTGAGTGGATCCCAAGTGTTTACCCCGCCAGCTTCAACACAAGTGTAGCGTTTTAACCCTCGGCTAATTGTAATACTAACTGTACCACTAGCAGGGAAAAATGCAACGTCTTGCATTACTGATTCGTTTTGTGTTCCGTTGCTGTCAACAGCAACAAATGATATGTTTTTAACTGCATCAACATCAATGTTTTCAGCAGTAGATGCTGCCGCTGTAGTTGTTGAAATAAATGCAAATGATCCAGCAATCTTTTTAGCTGATGGAAACATTGCTTCTAAATGATTGCATATATCACTATCATCTAATCCAGTAATATCTAAACTAAACACAATTGGCTGTGTTTCTATTTCATAGTCTACATAACCTTTAGTTGCAACTGTGTCATCTTTATCTTCTATCGATTCGTCATTTTGTGCAATTGCTCTGTTTTTAGATATCGGAGTTGCTACTCCTGTAATCTTTGCCTTTGATGCTTGATTTATTCTACCTGGATCTGTTGCTGGATTAGGATTTGGTATATCAACACCCATTGAAGTTGGATATTTAAATGATTCCGGACTACTAAAGAAATTGTAGTTAGGTTCATTTGTACCAGGTCCTGTAACAACAAATCCTGGATTGCTTAATAACATAGTACCGTAACTATCAACTCTTAGACTTTGTCCGTTTGATGTAATTGTATTACCATTTAAATTTAAATTATCAACATTTAGGAATTGTAGTGTACCAATTCTAATTAGTCCTTCAGCAAATCTAATATCATTTTCTAATCTGTCTGCACTAAGTTTGTCTGCACCGTTAATTTTATATGACTTGCCAGTAACTAAATCAAAGTGTTCTGTGCTTGTCCATGCATCAGTTGCTGACTTCCACGTAAGTGATTTATTTGATGTTTCAGCAAGTAATATTAGGCCGCCATCGTCCATCTGTGCATCTGGAAGCGGCGCACTATCTTCGCCTCTACCTAGTTCAATATTTTTGTCTTCTACACGCAATGTACTCACATCAACAATAGTTGAATCGCCTCTTACTGTAAGACTACCTTCAATAATAACATCTTTAGGAGTATTTGCATATATTGCATCACTTCCGCCAATATGTAACATTGCTTCTGGGTTACTATTAAATATACCAACTCTGTTATTTCTAGAGTCAATATATATTGAATCAACTGTTAAGTCTAACGAACTACTTTTTGTTCTTAATGTTAAATCACTATCTGTAACTTGGTTTTCAATAAAGTAGTTTCCGCCTAATATTTTGTGCGCTACGTTCGGAGCAGTACCTAAGATTAAACCACCTTGATTGTTAATTGTAATTGTACCTTGAGCAACAGCATCAACTTCTGAAGGAAGGAACTGTTCAACTGTACGTACATCACCATCAGCTGTAAGCAAAGCGTTTGACGAAGTAGCTGTTCCGTGGAATTTAAAGTTTGTTTGGTCAACAACATTAAAGCCTTCTTTGATAATACCATTTGGATTATCTACTGTTACTAACTGAGCAATACGTTGTGAATACTGTGGAGTAAATTCAAGATTACTAAACACTCCAACTAATTCACTTGCAACAAATAATTTTGCTACAGGACGTGAGCGAGACTGTTCATCAATAATTGTATCAATTCTAAATCCACTTTCACCTTGTAGTGAACTATATTGCGGACCAGCAAGTGTTAAGTCTGTACCGTCATAGAAATATAATTGGTTATTTAGGTTATCAATCCATAAGTCTCCGGCAACCATTGTAGGTGCTGTAGCTTGTACAAACGGGCCGCCTGATGCTTTCCAAACTGTACCGTCATAAACTTTTAATCTTTGTTCAGCTGTATCCCACCAAAGTTGCCCGTCCAATGGATTCGAAGGCGCCGCTGTGTTAGCAAAATTTTCTAACATCTTAATAAAGTTTTCGTTAATAAATTCACCAAAACCTTCGTAGTTTCTTCCGACCAGTATTAAATTTGTGGACTGATTATCAATCTGTCCGTCAATTAAGTCTACTAGTAATGTGCCGTCGGTTTTATTTAATTTATAACTCATCTTTATTATCCAGTGTATATAATGTAATTGATTGCCAAATATGGATTCATTGTATCAATTGGTGTACCTAATGTACCTGTTGTTTTAACGCCGCCACTTGACGGTAATGCTTGTCCTGCTAGTGTACCTGTAGGAGCATCATATTGAATAGCCTGGTCATCATCTGGTACACCTGCATTATCACGTACCGCATAATACTGCGCATTGTCTGCGCCGCGCATATCATGTTCGTGTTCTGGTAAGTTGTCAATACCTACTGTAATAGTTTCACTACCTGCTGAGTTACCAATTGCTTGCGCACCTGTACCAGTAACTCTACCTGCTGACGGAACGTCTCCCATATTATCAAGTCCTAGTGGGAATCTACCTCTAAAGTCTGGCAATGCAAAAAGATTAACACCGCTATCTGATAATTGATCAGGATCTTTAAAGTTAAATCCTATTGACAGGAATAATTCACTAAATTCTGATTTTCTAATTTCTTGACCATTACAAAATAACCATCCTGTCGGAAGTGCTGATCCACCAAACGGTACAATTGTACCTGCTGGAATAAGTGGAATAGTTTTTAAGAAATTTTGCTTACTAATTCTATATAAGCCTTGTGCATCGCCGGATGTTTTGTTAATAAGAATTTCATCGCCGGGGTTTCCGTTTGCTAAACTTTCTTTATTACTAATAAACGAATTACTAATTGAAGTTACAAACGTTTTTGTGCCTTCGCCAGTTTTGCCATCAAATGCAAAACTTGTAGCACTTACATCTCCAGACATTGCAAATTGTGTAGCACTCGAAAGTCTATCTGCTGATCCTGCTTTACCTGATACTGTACCTGAAACATTACCTTGTAAATTACCAAAGAAATTGTTTGAATATATTTGATCATATCTATTTAGGTTATTACCTACATTGCGTGTTCCGTTACCGTCAGGTATAATGTTTCCTGTAGACAAAATTCCGCCAATATCAAGGTTTGCGCCTACATATGCATTTAACGCAACTCCCAATCCGCCTTTTGTAATAATACTACCTGTACCAATACTTGAAGAATTAGTTGTACTTTCAACTTTTAACTTACCTGTATTTTCTGCATCGCCAGGAGTACTTGCAATTTGTATGTTTCCTCTAACATCTAATGCTTCGTCCGGCGCAGTATTATTAATGCCTACAAAACCGTCGCTGTCAATACGCACTACAGTATTTGTTTCTGCGCCAGAACGCACTCTAATATCAATGTTTGATCCTGAAGTATTGTGCTGAATAATGCCAGCTTCGCCTTCAACTTGTAAACTTAACTGTCCGCCTTCACCAATTTGTATACCTTGGTTACTTTTAATTCTCATCTGGCTATCTGTTGTACTCGGAGCATCACCTCTTAAGAAGTTGTTTGCACTAACTGTTTCAATACCGTTTGCTACTAAAGGACTGTTTGTTACTTTAAGAGCTGCTGCTTTTGACGACAGTCCTATAAATTGATAGTCATCTGTTTGATTTGGGTTTGCTAAGTTAATACCCTTTGATACACTATCAAAACCAAATATCTGTGTTTTTAAACTAAATGCAGAGTCGCTTATAATAGCAACTGTTGTATCTCTAATATCAATTTTTAAGACTGTGTAGTCTATATTATCCTGACCTACTAGTGTTACAGGTGTTGCTCCTGTTACAAGACCATCAGAGTAACTTGGACCAACTAATATCCAGTTAGAACCTGTATACAAGTATAGTTGTTGGTTATCAATATCAACCCAAAGGTCACCTGCATTTGAATTACTAGCAGCAGGTTCAGCTGCACTTTTCTTTAAGCCAGAAGCTGAAATCCATAATGTTCCGTCATAAATTTTTAGCTGATCAACACCTTCTGTTGTGTCATACCAAAGCTGTCCTTCTACTGGTCTATCAGGTGCTGTGTTATTTGCAAAATTTTCTAGTAATCTTAACAAATCTTCAGCAATTGCTGCGCCGTAGTTTGTTGTAAATCTTCCTGGCAGTTGTAAAGAAGTATCTTGGTTGATCGTGTTGTCTTCAACCGATATAACACCTTTGTTTGCTTCGTCTGTGTATCTTACTGTATATGCCATTTAATGCTCCTTATACACCTGACAAGCTCTGAATTCTAACTGTATAATCAATTTGAATTAATCTGTTTAAAGATTTTTGTACTGGGTGGAAAATAACGTGTGTCAAAAGTCTACCCGAGCCACTAGTGTCATAACTACGTAATCCTAGTTCGTCAAATATATAATTGTTAGTTAAGTCATTAGCTGTATCAAATGCATCTTGTCCATTAGGCTCACCATAATCAAGTAAACAACTTACAATTACATCTGTATAATTTGTTCCGCTAACATGTCTTGTTTCTAATTTATTTCTAGCAGGGTCTGTATTGTTAACTGACCTATCGTCTACTACCTTTGTGTATGTTTGGTTATATAGACTTGCATTTGTGCCTGTACTATTTGGAGTCAAGTAAGTAATAATGCCTGTAGGATCTACACTAGTACCACCGTTACCAAAACTCATTTCATACACAAAACCTTCACCTGCATTAGTAATACTTTCAGCAAGTGCTATACTCATATTTTCGTAATGAATAGCATTACGCTTGTCCACAATAACTTTGCCTGATTCTGGATCAGATATTTTAATGTGTCCCTGTAATAGTACACCGTTTTGTTCGTTTATATTATCAGTCATTTTTTTTGTTTCCTACAATGTATTTATTCAATAAAGTTTATGCTGCCACTACGCAAGAAATTAGCAATATTATTATCACTATTAGCTAGTGATGTGTCTGGATCATTCCAAACTTTGCCTTGTTTTCTTATTATATGTACCTGTACGTTAGCAGGTGGAATATAATTTCCGTAAATTCCTGTGTCAGGATCGGCTATATTTAATGTTAGTATGTTTCCAACTACGCTAAATTCTGGCGGTAATATAATGTCGCCTTCGTTACTATCTAATGCAGTAGTTGGATTGAAAGATAATTGAGATGTTTTTCTCAATCTACGTCCTTGATAAAATACTTCAAAAAATTCTACTGCACTAACTTCTAAGTCATGTGCTGCATTATACACTTGTACGCTGTTGTCTGGATCAAAGTCTAAATCAATAACTTTAGTTGACCCGTCAGTTGTATGTATTCTTGTAATAGTTTCATCTTTGTATGGTATTGACTTGTTTGGACCTTGGTCATATACTGAAGTACCACTTGTAATTGATTCATTTACACTTGTACCTAATGTTCCTCTGCGCAATTGACGTAAGGTGTTATCTTCTTTAACAAGATATTCTATACGTTCTTTATTAATCCAAATTATGCCAGGTATATTTTTGCCTTTGTTTGGTTCAGGTAATGCGCTACCGTCAGCTACTTCAATCCTTAAATCATAATAATTTAAGTTTTGTGTAAGTGTTGTAGTTGCTTGATCAATACGCTTAAAGTGTGTTCTGTTTAGCATGTCTTTAAACTGCCTATATGCAAATCGTTCTGTAGCAATCGGAGCAGAGAAACTTAATACATCAATAACATCATCTGGGTTTAATTTTTGCTCTATTCTAACTTTTGTTCTGTCATCTGTAACATGATAATCTAAACTAGGTATTAGCAATTCTCCGTTTACACTTATCCAAACATATTGTGCATCTATTACAGGTTTGCGTAATAGAATTTCACCTGTTGATAGTCTATGATATGTAGAATACTCTTTAGATCCTGCTGTAAGTAAACTTCTAGCAGCAACTTCATAATTTATACGCTCAGAATTTAGTATATCATGATTAGTAAATGTAATTAATTCTATACCAACATCATATCCTGGTGTATCTGCAAATGTAATAACATTGTTTGTTATTGTGTACTCACCGTCACCTACAATATAAACTTCTAGTATATCACCTGGTTTTCCAACTCCCGGTTGTAATTCAATAATACTGTTACTACTATCAAATACCCATTGATTAGGGAAAGTAATTGCTTTGCCGTTGATAAATGGTTTAACATTGTTTTCAACGTTCGAAATACTACCGCTCGGTTTTTGGAATAATTCTAATTGATATTGACGTTGTCTATCTTGTGGAATTGTAAATTCTGCATTATAACCCGGATTCAATACTTTATTGCCTACTTTTACAAGCATCTTGTATTCTAATGGTGTTTGATATAATGGTGTAGAAGGTAATGTAAACGATACTGTGCTGCCATCACCTATTAGACTTGATCTTGCCATTTGACTTACATTAATAATAGTGTCATCTGCAAATATTACATAATCAATTAATGCACCTGTATCAGGTTCAGATTCAAAACGTATTACAGTGTTACCGCCAAAGTTTGGAAAACTGTCATCGGCTTCTATTAGAATTATATCTTGCTTTATGCCATTTATTGTAACATATGCTGACATACTTTCTTGATACTTAACAGCAGTTAAATAATCAGCAGTGTCGCCTGTTGCAACAAAACGTCCTGTATCGAGTACATTTTGTTGTCCAGTTCCTACTGCAACAACACTTAATACTTGATTAACTGCTAAGTTTGCACTATCAAGTACTAATTTATTATTTGTCCAATCAATAGTATATTCACTTGGGCTTAACAATGTATTATCAAGTTTTACAAGAATAGAATCAACACTTGCTGGAATAATCTTAAGATCAAACTCAGTATCGTTAGCACCCAACACAAATGTTTGTGCATATATCATGCCTTGACCGCCAGTTTCTCTTTCGTATACTTGTATGTCTAAACTATCAATTAACTGTCCTGGAACTAACTCTTCTGTACCTTTTGATGTTGTTGGGGTAACAAATCCATCACCGTCTATAATAATTTCTTCTGCTGCAATACCTTTTGCAGTTGAATATGCTAAGTCGCCGCCGCTTAATGCAGTGTCAAAGCTAAGATCATCTGGTTCAAAACTTCCGTCACTAGTTTCTTTTCTTATAATGATACTATCACCATCTTTTACAGTAATGCCTAGTTCATCTAACTCAATTATATCAGTAGTACCATCGCCGATAAGTGTTTCTATCCATGGTCCGTCGTATGTTGTATCTGAACTATCAGGACTAGCACCATCTATTCTTGTATATTCTGTTTCGCCAAGAAGTCTTACATAAACATTGTAGTTAGTTGCTGCTTCTAATGGCTGTCCTAGCTTTATACTAATAGTAGATCCATCAAATATAAACACTTCATCTTCAAATGTATTAATATATGAGTCCCAAGTTGTTGAGTACCAAGAATCACTATCCCATCCACTTGGACCAGTAAATTCAAAACTACGTATCTGAACACCACCATAATCAATGCCGTCCATTAATTGGTTAAGTTCTTTACCTAACATTCCTGAAGTAGGATTATAGAAAAAGTTTACTCTATCTTGTGCATGTAACATGTCAACACTTTTTTCGTATTCGACAGTTATTACTGCTAAGTTACTAGGTGGTGTAGTGAAGTCAATTACGCCTTGTAATCTTGTATACGACTTATCATTATTTTCTTTATTGTAATATGTATATTCACTTCTTAATGCTTCTTCACCATCTACGCTAATTTTAACTTTTGTAGAATCATTTGCAATTGGCCATTCTAAGTTATATAATGTCTTGAATCCTGTTCCAGTAAATGTTTCTGTAGTATCAAGATCCATTATATACATACTGCCTGACGTTCTGTCAAACTTAACTTTCATTAATGCAGTTCTAATTAAACTATTACCAATTATTACACTTGCACTAGCTTCAATACCGCCTGATGCTTGCGAACCTTGTATTGTAATAGTTGGAGCAGATATATAGCCACTTCCTGGATTAGTAACTTCAATTTTAGTAATTGCACCACGTCCGAGGTATGCTTGTGCTGTTGCACCAGAACCGCCTCCACCTTCAATTATTATTTTAGGTGTAAATGTATACTTACTTCCTGGATTAGCAATTTCAATTGATGTAATTTCATATCCAACATTATCAGTAAAGTCCTTACGAGGAAATTCGTTAATTTTAGTATCATTAGAAACTACAACATCATCAACTACCTTTATAATTGGAACTGTTATCTTTTTAGAAACAGTATCATAATATGCAGGAACATCAAAGTCACTAATTTTACTATTTGACTCGTCAATTGCTTCATAGTTACTTACAAATTCTCGTATAGATGTTTTAAATGGTTTTGCTTCTTCAATATATGCTTCATAACTAGGTAATGTATCGTTATTAAATGTAATATCCTGCTGTAGAACTCCTAAGTTATGTTTTACTTTTACAAAACTTGTCTTAAATGCCCAGTCAACATATAGTTGCTCAGAAAATACATAACGTAAACTTGCAAACCATAAGTTGTTGTATTCAACTTCTAATTCATCAACAAATATATTATCTCTAATAGTGTTTAGAATAATTCTTAATTCTTGTACAGGCTGATTATCATAGAAATAACTGTCAAAACTTCTTACATCATAACCTAAACTATTGTTTAATAAATCATAAAGTGAATTATCAAAGATAATAGTACCGCTTTGTCTACCAATTGTTTCATAATTTATTGTAAAGTCTTCTGTATCTTCGTTTGCAACTTTTCTAAGTAACAGCCAACCGCCTGTTCCTACAGAACTAATCTTAACAATATCGCCAATTCTGTTTTCCAAGCCGTAAAGTTCATATGTTCCTTGTAGACTATAATCAATATCAGTAAATTCATTATACCCGTTAGCATACCAATCTGCGTATGACCAAAATAAAGACGTATCAAATTCTTGTACACGTTTTCTAAACCATTCTTTAGAAGAATTATCCCAATCATATATTGCCCACTTGCCATATACAGTTGAATCTGTAATTACAAGTACCGATAATTTTCTAACAAGTAATCGTGTTGCATTAGTGTAATTTTCACCTTGATTGATAACTTCTACACTAGTAACTTGACCTAAATTATTAATAAACGTTTGTATTTCTGCACCAGTACCTTGTCCTACTATCTCTACAGTAGGACCTTTTCTAATAGTATCAGTCTCAGGATTAAAGTTAATATCTTTATATCCTCTTCCTGGCTCTGTAATTTCAACTGATCTAATTGCACCGTTTGAAATAACTGGTGTAAGCTGTGCTTGTACAATTTTACTTGTACCTATAAACCGCAATTCTTCAACTGTGTCAATTTCAAAGTCATATAAATTTGTAAATTTGCTTGGTATTGACTGTGAAGATGTTAATGGTGATAAATCAAAATCATCAACAATTAGTTTTTCTGCTAATACTAAGTTTACTCTTTCAATAACTTGCTTTAGTGCTTCAGTTTTGTTTACAAACATACCTTGACGGGGACTAAATCTGTTACCATACTTTAATTTAACTGGTAAATTAGGATCTGGTACTTGACGCATTTGAGCATCATAACCAACTAAGCTATCAAACCACTTTTGTTCAATTTCTGGATTTAGTTTGCTTGTTTCTAAACCGTCACTCATAATTTGATACTGTGTATGAACGTTTTGCTCTCTATCATTATTAGCAAGCCATCTAACATTTAGTACAATATCTTTATCATTTAATAAACTGTCACAGTTATGAACAATAAATCTGTCTTGTGCCAATAGTGCTACATGCTTATAACCATTTCCTGCAGGATTTTGTATTAAATTTCCTATATCTAGAACTGATAGCTTTCTATTCGTTGAATTTTTTGGGACATCTTTTTTACGTGTTACCCAAAAGTAGAACTTACTACCAAAAGTCTGTGTTGCTGAATCATAATTAACAACTTGTGTATACTGTGCATCCGAATAAACTGTTTGCCCTGTTATGCCTGCTTGATATCCGATCTCAGTTTCACTTAATTCGTCCCACTTAGCTGGTGAATAATCACTTTCTACCCATTCATGTACTGAAACCAAGTAGTCTGGCATCAATTTATTGAAGTTGTTTTTTTGGAATGTTATATCGCCTTGGTAAGCATTTACAAATTTACTTAAACTAATATCATACCATACACTACCAACATAGTTTGCGCCCCATGGATCGCCTTCATCAAACATTCCTTCAAGTGGAGTAACATTATAACGTGCTGGATCGTAAGGTACTTTGTAATCAATTTCTTGTTCAGCAGGACCAGGCAGTTTGCCCTGTATAATGTCAACATAATCTAAATCTAGTACCTTTTGATTAGTACGTTTGTTGTATAGGAACATTCCTTCTATCAATTTGATATCAACTGCATCTACTGGACTACGTAATATGTTCCAAGCCGACTTGTCAAATGGTTTTCTATAGTCAATTATTTCGCCTTGGTAAGTATCTTTCTCTATTCTTGGCATACCAACATATGTATGGTTGTCATTTATAACAAGTACTTCACCAAATGCTTGTGTCTCGCCTGTGTAGTTAAATCTTTCTGCAAATACAAAACTATCATTTAAGTTTTCAAATACATATACAACTCCACTATTAACCAACACGTTATTAAACGTTGTAAATCCTGAATCATATGTAGTTGTTGGTTCAGTATTACCTACTATCGTTCCATCAAATGTAGTCGGCGATGTAATGTCACCATTTTTGCTTGTAATTACAATTTCATTTTTAGAAAAGTCAATGTTAAATCCAAATAATTCTGACTGTTCGTTATTTGGACTTATCAGTGTTTGAGAAAGTTCAAACACACCTGCTGCATTTTCTTTGTATACTAGTACTCGACCTTGATCAATATTAATACTATCATTATACGGTTCGCTTACTGCAAAGAATTTGCCGTCATCACTAACTGCAATATCATGATATATACCGTCTTTGGTTAATGTATCTTCAAGCAATTGCTTAAACATATATTTTGAGCCGTCTAATTTATAAATGCCAATTGTAGCAATAGTATCATCAACTGTAAAGTTAGTAATATAGATTCCTTCAGCATACTCGTCAAGTGCTAAGTATTCCCAAGTACTATCAGCTGTGTCGGCTGCTAGAGTTGCATCACGCACAGTTTCATCATTAAACAATGTTGAACTAATTCTAAATGTTGTGTCGCTTAGAATACTATGAACATAATATGTTTGGTTTTCGGCTAGTGGTGACTGAGCAGCAGCATTAGATGAATCAAGTTCATTTGGTATTCTAACTCTAACCGGCATACCAATATAAAGCCATGCTGTTGAATCAATTGTAATAGTATCAGCATCAGTATCAATTGACTCTACTTTAGCTTCAACTGAATGTTCATTTAGTACTACTAATAGTTTTCCGTCTTTGCTTAGATCAAAACTCTTTGCAAATTGTGTTAATGGCCATTTAGATTCAAATAACATTTGTGATTCGTATAGTGTGTTATTAGTTTCTGTTGGTAAGTAACCTAAATAATCTTCGCCACTTGTAACTATTTCCCAATCGTTAGTGCTAAATGGCTGTGTGCCATCTACTTTAGTTTTTGCTTTATAAAGTTTTAGTGTACTATCGTCATCTGGATCAGCATATTTTACAAGTTCTCCTGGTGCATAATCTAGTACAGGATCGTTTTGGAACAATCCTCTATAATCATCGTCCTTGCCGTATCTCCAACTTATTCTATTCCAGTAAGTAGTATTTCCTATGTCAATTACAGGTTCAAGTTGAGGTACATCTCTTTTTGCTTCATAAAACTCTCCCTGATACTCAACTATTACACCTTGTTCAAATGTATTAAGAGGTCCCCATTCGCCAAAATAGTTATCGGCTTTGTCAATAGGTACTCCGTGCTTAATAATTTCAAGTTGTCCGGTTCCTAATGTACTAGAAACAAGCAATGTATAATCTAAGCCTGATTGTACTAGTTTAAGTTTTGTACCGTACCCTCTATTATCACTAGCTCTTTCACTAACAAAACTATCTACGTATCTAAATCCTGAAGTGCCATTAAATTTAAAGATACTTATTGTACCTTCATTGACATTCTGTACTTGACCAAATTCGTCAACTGGTATACTATAAACTTGTGTATAATCTCTATTAAATGCATCTGGGTAGTTTGCAGGAACTTGTGCTCCTTGTTGAGCTACTGCATCATAGAACCAATATTCTTCGTCTACAATTTTGCTGTACTGCCAACTTGGATCTTCAGCAGCTGGTGGCAATGATACTAATGGTAAATTACCTTCAGCATTTTCAAAGACCATTAATCCGCCAATTTGATCAGTACCCATAGCAACATCTTGAAGCACACTATCAATTTTGCCCATTACTCTTCCAGGCTGTCCTGGGAATAACGTAGCATCAGGTTCTCTGCGAATTTCATATCTACCAATATTGTTTAACTGTGACCAGTCGCCTGATATATTTTTAAGATAAACTCTTACTTTATTAAAGTCTCTTTGATATAATACAACTTCAGCTCGGCTTGTGGTTCTAGTACTTAAACTTAGGCCGCCAAAGCCGTCAAACGGTGTTTGTACATCTGTAATAATTGAGCCAACTAACGGTTCATATGGTAAATCGTTTTGGAATTCTGTAAATTCAAAATCAATAAATCCATCCCAAATATCTGTTATTGTATGTTTTTTATTTAATTGTTCAAAAGTAAAGCCTGCAGAAGCAACGTCAATAATATAGTTGTCAAGATCATATAATTGTAATCTAACTTTAACATTGTTTCCTGTATTAGGATCTACTAATACATTTCCATTTATATCAGTAATTTTATTTTGATACTGTTTACTCATTCTTACTACAAATTTATCTGTAGCAAATGTAGCAGGAGTAGCTAAGTTTCCATTATCACCTAAATATGTAAGGTTAATAATTTGTCCAGCTTGCTGCTGTTGACCTGTATAACTTCCTATACTACTAATTAAATTTTGTAAGTTAAAGTATTCAAAAATATTTCTATTATCACTTTGTCGCTTAACATCATTATATATTAAACCTGTACCAGTTTCAATCCATGTAGAACCATTTTCATAAACTTTACTTACTGTTTTTTCAGCATCCGAATAAACATTAACTAACCAAAAACCAGATAGTCCATCAATTACATTATCTGCAAGTATATTATATGTTCCCATTATGTCGGCATCATTTACATATAAATCACCAAATGCATCAAACACACCGTTGACATTAATTAGGTACATTACAACACTATCATCTTGTGTTTCAATGTAATAAACTTCGCCGCTGCCTGTTGGAGTAGTAACTGAATTTCCTATCTGTGGTAATATCGTAAACGTATCAACGTATATTACTAAGTCAACTTTTTGTACAATAGTATGAGTATCAGTAATATCTTCGTATGTAAGTGTTCCGCTATCACCGTCCCAAGGTAATGTTAAATCTAAAGTAGGATTACTTCTAGAAAATCTGTTCCAAGTAAGACCTACACTGTCGCCCGGCTCTGTTGCAAGATATGCTGTCTTCGGAGCTCTAATTAAGAAGTGATCAGTTGGTTTATCAGTAAGACCAGGATTACCAGTAAGTAGTAAACTGATTAAACTACTATCAGCATCATCTTGACCTGCAATATCTGTATAACTGTTAAATGTATTAAATTCAACACTAGGTTGTTGAGGTATAATAGTTCTATTGGCTTTGTATAATCCTTCTCTAAACGAAATTACATCATTTTTACTATATTCTTGTGTTGGTACAAAATCACCTTGAAATCTTGTTCTTATTTCTGCTGCGTCTGGAGTACCTACTGCTAAGAAATTGCCGTCTGGTGAAATTGCTATATCACTACCAAAGTTAATATCACGCTGTGTTACAACAAAACTATCAAAAATACCATTATTACCTAATAATGTTTCGATTGTTCCGTTGACTGAAATCAAGTCAGCACCTTCTACATTTAGCTGTCCTCGGACATTTTCTAAATAAACTGTGTTACCAGATGTTGTTTGTGATATAGTAGCTGTGCAATTTCCTTGTTTAAATTTGTGTCCTGCAACTACATTTACTGACTGTGATAATGTAAGCACTGCATCGTTGACTCTAATATTATCTGGTGGTAAAATAGTCTGTGTTAATACTAAGTTATTAGTTTCTACTGATCTTCTATAGTAATGAACTTTGCCATCATTATCATCAGATGCAGATACCATTAAGTTTCTATTGTCGTCACTAACTGAAAGAGCTACACCGTATTTTTGAAAGTTATCTGTAGGAGTTGCAGGATTAAAAATAACCTGTTGTTCTACATAATTCTCAGTATTTTGAATTACACTCCAACTCTTATCTAATTTGTCAATCCAAACTTTTTGGTTTTCATCTTTATAACTTTCGATAAGAGTATTCAATTCATTTATATCTTTTACTCGTACGCTTCTAAATCTAGCAACTAGATAGTTTACATTTTCTATTGCTGATACCACAACGCCTTCTGGTACTTGTAGTACCATTGTGTCTACACTTACTTCTGAAACATACAAAAAGTTTAGAAGATTTGATGATGCTGCGCCATATATACCAACTACATCACCTTTCTTTATATCGCCGCCTACAAATTTTGTAGTATTAACTCTAATAAAAGGAGTTATAGATCCAGCAATTTCGTCAGCACCTTCGTCTTCTGGTGTTATGCTATTAACGTTGTAAGGTGTATCAACTAACTGGTACACATTCCAATCTTTATCAAAACTAATATTATCATCAGTTACCCAAACATAATCGCCAACAGTAATTTGCGGAGTTTGAATTTTAAGTAGATCGTCTTTGGTCCTAACTCTAAACTTTATATCTTCAGTTCTAACATAACCAGCTGACTGAATATATTCTTTTACATCATCAATTTTAGGAAATACTTTTGATTGATATTCAGAATCTCTTGAATATACTTCGTATGGCTGTATTTCAATTGCTGTGTCAGATCTTGTAGGATTCTTAATATCTACTAGTTCAATTGGTTGAGGAGTAATTCTAAATTTAGATTCGTCTAAAATAAAGTCTACATCTTTATACTTAGAAGTAGCACCATATTGTCCTAATTGCACAGCCCATTCTTCAAAGAACTCTAAACTATCTTTTTCAGCATAATTTAAAGCGTCAAATAATTTACTAAGTGCATTAACAGTACCCTTATCCTGTATCATACCTTGATAGAATTTGTATTGACTTACGTCATCATTTATAATATTAGCAAGATAATTTCTTGGTTGATAACCTATAAGATGTTGTGCGAGTTTTTGTTGCTCAATATCAAAGTTGTCACTATCGAGATCATAAAAGTCTGCAAATTGATTAATTTTATAATCAAAGTTTACCATTAATTGGGACTCTGGCTTTTCTGCAAGTTTTTGCCAACTAGATGTTTGAAAGAACTGACTTCCTGGAGTGTTTAATAATGCTACATAATAAAACTCTTTATATTTTACAACATCGCCAATTATATAATCTTTATAACTATCCCATACTGTGATATTTGTGTCATCGTAAATAAACCCTGGCACATCCATTCCGCCAGTCCATTCGTCACTTCTGTATCCTATAACTTTAATACGTTCTTGCCTATATCCAGTTGCTGGATGAAAGATTGTATCTCCAAACTGTGTTGTGTTATCTAGCAAGCATACATGCTCTTTTTGTACTAATGGTAGTTGTGCTTGATATATACCTTGATCAGTATTCTTAAGAATCATTCCAAAACTATTTTGTTGTCTAATAGTATGATCAAACTCTTTCTTAATTTGGCGTGCATCAGCATCTAATATACTGTAAGGATAAAAGTTATCAAATATATTATCTATTACTGCGTAGTCTTTCTTAAACTGTAATACATTTGCTGCTGGACTTAAACTAATTGCTGTGCCTGCTGCCCAGTTTTGTGTTGTCCAGAATAAAAATTCTTTACATGTGTATGTCCAGTCATCAATATCATCTGTATTGGCATTAAAGGTGTCAAAAACAAATCCTTGATCTTCTAAGTATTTTCCGTACCCTAGAAGAAAATCTACAACCTCTTGACTTGTTCTAAATTGCGTTCCGTAATTTAATCTTTTTATTTTTTTACTAAATGTTTTTCTAATAATTGCACGTTTGCCGCCTTCAACTGGAACTTCTGGCATTGAAACTAAATTATCAGTTGTAAATACTGTTGTGCTTTCAAATGCTGTTGTTGCTCTATAATAACGGCCTGCATTTTCTATAACAGCACCTTCTGAAAATCTTCTATTCGGTGTCCAAGATTCAAAAGTTTCACTGATGCCGCCGACAGTAATTGTTCTATCTACTGTAGACTCAATATGAGGGTGATATGAAAAGTAAGGAGTATCAAATGCATATCCTCTTATAATAAATCCGCTGGATTGTTTTTCGACTGTTACACCACTGTATATTTGGTTTTCTAAAGGTGAACTTGTATTAAATATTATTTGGTAATTTTCTTCTGGAACAAAAACATTGCCTTGATTATACGGTGTTCGTGAATCCAATACTAACTTAAATTTAGACTTGTCAGTAAATCCACCAATCTTAAATCCAAGTTGATTTGTTAGCGTTGTTAATTCATCTTTATATTCTTGATATATTGAACTTACGTTAGCACTTATATAATTGTATAGATAATTAATCAATCCGCTTGTTATAACTCTTTCAGTACCATTATAAGAGTTAGGAAATTGTATGTCTGCTAATGTAATAAATTTACCTGTAGTAGAATAAACATGTTGTCCTGCAAGGTTTGGGGTAATTCTAGAAAGATCAAAACATCTACCAAACATTTCGTTAGGTTTATTTAGAACTAATCCAGATATAATAGCAAACGGATATTCACTACTACGTCTCCAAGCATTTTCAACTGGTGATACATCACCAAATTTAAACTTGTTTCTTGTATTTCTTGAAACATAATTTTTTGCAAAGTTTGCTTTTAAGGGTGAAGCTATATTACCAGCAGAATCAACTGGAATATGCTTTAATAAATTAGGACGAGCATATCTTACATCACGTCTAGTATTAGCAGGATCTTTAATTAGTCCTTCTGAAATATCTTCCCAAAGAATTAAGTTATCGCCTGTGTACGGAGCCTTGCCATATGTATCTTCCCACCAAGTAGGTTTCACTGTGATACCGAGCATTTCCCAAGGATGTGTATGCGGACGATCAGTGTCGTATGCTTTTCTATATACGCCGCGCCAAAAACCCGGAAGTTCTTCACCATTAGGAGCATTCATATAAGAGTAGTTAAACGTTAATTGATTACCTCTATCGTAGAATGAGTTATCTGTATAATCTGCATCAACTAACTGTTGCCATTCAACAAAACTACTTAATAATGAATTATTAAAGTCATCATACTTAATACCAGTGTTTCTATAATATCCAGGAATATAATCGTGTATATTAAATATTTCTTGGTTGTACTCGAACTTAATATTATTAAAGATTCTTTTTTCAAGTTCTAATAACAAGTTATCTCTATAATCATTAAATGCAACAACTATAGACCCGTCATGTCCTTGTATAACTTTAGTTTCTTCTTGATAAGTGTTGTCTACAAAAATAGCCGGTTCATATTTTGGATACAATCCTAACTTAGTAGGTGTTGCCGGAATAAAGGATCCGTCAGTTGATTCCCATTCAACTATTTCAATCTCATCGCCAACATTTTGTTCTGCCACAATTAGTACAAAACCTTCAGTACTAAAGCTGTAGTCAATGCCATTAGCTAATAACAAACCATTTAAGTATACTTGTACAGATTTACTAGACAAAGCTGAAGCATCAAATGCTGATGTTAATTGATAATAAGGATTTCTTGAATCAAGTACAGAGTTTCTAATAACATTGTTTGCTCCAGTAGGAACCATATCACTAAAGTAATAAGGCATATTAGGAGTTTTATCTTTGTTTAATTCTTTTAATATTAAGTCAACATGTGTCCTTGTCGGACCATCATAACCTAATGTTTCTGCTGTTTGTAGAAATACTCTTTTAAATTTTGCATAATCATTTTTTGATTGCTTTAAAGATTTTACAATGTTAAAGTTTTTATTAGTTATATGATATCCTGCTAGATTCATAGGAGCAGTATGCTTTACAAATCTTTTACCGTATCTATTAATATTTTTTATATCACGTAAATTACTTGGACCTGGATATATACCTGAAAACGCATTTATATCTTCTACCATAGAATCTACATGATCAATAACTTCGCCTAATGTAAACTGAGCTATATCATCGTTGCTCGGGTTTCTTTCTAAATTAATTGGAAAATCGTAATGTCCGTTTTCATTTTTATCAGCTGTTGTCTTTACCCTTAATTCTACCACATCGTTTTCTAGTAAGTCTGTTAGAAAACGTACAAATACTCGGCCGTTAATTCTATCTAATTCATAATCTAAAAGATTACTCTTTAATTGTTTATTAACATAAACTGCAACACGCAAGTCAGTAACATTTACTGCATTATCTACAACATCTACTTCAAAATTATTCTGTTGATCTATTGTAGATACATATTGTCTAATAATTTTCTGTACCATTTTAGTAGGTTTTGATTCCCAACCATTTTGGTAACTATATTCTTTATTATTATTATATTTTTTGAGGAATGATGTGTCAGTCTTTACAGTATAGAAGCCAGCAGCATCTTGATAAACAAATGTATCAGTAAGAAGATTAAAGTTAAATAATATATCTCCTGAATTTTCAATTGATTGATATTCTAATGGAAATCCTAACTCACTATCTGCTGTTCCTTCACCTTGTGAATAACTGAATAATTTAGTACCTGTAAAATTACTTGCTTCGTATGTTGTAGTATCTGAATAACTTACTTCGTTTGCATCAAACAAATCAAACGTTGGATTTGTGTTTACTCCAGCTTTTGTTTGTGACGCTTTCCATTGTGAATTATCATAGTAAAATAAACTACCTGCAAATTCAACACCTTGTGTAATAAGCACTGTCTGTAAATCTTGAGGTATAGTGTCAGCTGTTTCGATTAAAGTTATTTGGCGTCTATTATTAGTTGTTACAAATTTTACTTCATAAATTTTTCCGCTAACAAGTATATCAGTATCAGCTGCAAATAGTACACGCATGCCTTCTGCTAATGCAACACCATCAACACTATAACCTAATGATCCTTCAATTATTGAAAATACATCTGTTGTATAGTTGTCAATTAAGTCAATATCTTTTTTAGCAAATACTCCGCTATTGTGCAACTTTAATCCTGGTTCAAATTCAATAATAGGTCTTTTTGCTCTAGCACTTTGATCTATATTGCTTGGTTGATTATTTCTTGATGCTGCATAATCAATAACATCTTTGTGGAACCATCTATTGTATCTTGCCCAAGGATTTTTATCAGGACTAGCTCTGTTTATAATAATGTAATCTTTAGTACCTGCATAACTACTTTGGTTTGCAAAAGGTAATCTATCGAATCCTTCGCTATCAAACAAGACAGCTTTTTCAGAAGCATAAGCAGCAGGAATAATTAAGTCTTTATCTCTAACTAATGTTATTTGGCTTCCGACTCCTTCAACATAATATGTTCCTTCACTATATGTATTTGGAGTAACTTTTCCTAAGAATTCAACTTTAAGACCGTTTGTAAATTTAACACCATTAGAACTTGTGTATTCTTTTTTTCCAATAATTTCTGCATCTATATTAATTGCTGTATTTTCTTCAATATCAAAAATTCTTACTTGGCCACTAGTATTCAAATCATTCTTACTAATATAGAATAAGAAGTCAGGAGCATTTAGCGGAATAGTAAATTCTATTACTCCGCTTTCAATATATACATTTGCAATTTCTGTACCTTCTTCATCAAATCTAGCTATTCCATTAGGATATAATTCACTAATGTTTTCATCATCGCCAATTTCAATGCCGCCTTCACGCGGCTGTACAATAAATTCTCCAAGATCATATGCTTCGCCATACAATGTAGCATCAAATAATCCTTCTCCTCTAACACCTTCTCTTGTTGCTGTTATTACAGAGTTGCCAGGTGTAAATGATCTTGATATTGCAAATGCCATTGGGTGGCCCGGTGTATCAATTTCAAACCTATATGTTTGACCTCTATATAATACAAGATTTGGATTAGCAGTTAGTCCGTCCGGAGTAAACAAAAATGCAGTATCTTCTCCGGCAGTAGTTAAGCCTACTGAGTATGTACTTGTAACTGATTGAGATTGTCCTAAAACTTCAACTGTTTGTGGACCAGTTGGTAACCAATAGTATTCTCTAAAGTTTACAAATTTATCCCAATCAATATGCGGGTTCCATGGATGGTAATCTTGAGCATAAGTTGCTGAATGATTAATAGTGTTGCCGCCAAATACACCTATTTGGTTTGTAATATCATTATAATCTTTGTAAAAATTAACAGTGCCTAATTCATCCTTTTGAACTATAGCTGGTTCAAATTGGTAGTCTGTTCTTTGCTTAGATACGTCAGGAACATAATTATCTCCTGGTGCAAATGCTTTTGCTGTTGTTCTTCCATAATAAGATGTAAGTTTTTCAGCTACGCCAGGTTGTATTAACTGATCTAAAGTTGCTTGTAAAAAGTTTACGTTTGCTGTTGTTCTAAAGTAACGAGGTAATAAATCTGAGCTACGTCTTTTTTCACTACCTTCACCTGGTAGTGGTTTATCGTTTTGATTATCTATAGCCATTAGTAACTATAACCTCCGCTTGAAGAACTTCCTGAAGAACTACTAGAACTACTTGAAGAAGAACTTGAACTACTTGCACTGCTTGAACTACTGCTTGCACTGCTAACATTTGCTACATTACTACTACTTCTTGTGCTTAATACAGGAGCACTTTGTACCCCTACTACTTCTGCTGGTGTAGACGTAACAATTTTTCCAGACGACTGTAATTTAGAAGATGTAATTTCATCAATTACATCGATATCTTTTACTGTTGCGCCATTTATAAATATTTCATCGTTTTCTGAATTAATTTGGAATAGGCTTCCAAATGATTGATCTGCTTGTTCTGGAACAATAAGAAAACTTACTAAATCAGGACTCATAAAATTCATTACATAAGAACTAAGTTCTTGGAAATAAAATGTGTCTCCAAAGTCCCAATTTTCTGTGCTAAAGAATCTATTAATTAAAGCAACTATACGTGATTTAATATCATTGTCATTTAGTACAAGATCAGGATTCTTTACAACTTTAAATTTAACTTGCAAGTCAGGCATTGCTTTTGATCCAAATAATACTTTGTACTTAACAGGGTGATATATTATTTCATCACTTATTGATTTAATTGCATTTAACTCTTTTCCATAAAGTCTAAATAATTCATCACTGCTAGGTGGCTTTGGTTTCATTGGCAGTTCGCCTGAAAGATAAAGTCTAAACTGTGTATCATAATTTCTACTTAATACATGAGTATCAATAATATTACTTAAACTTGGATCTATTCTATTTTCAGAATCAGCTACATGTAAGTAGTTAAACTTCAACGAGTTTCTACCAATATATGCTCTATAATTTGAAATTGTAGTTAAGCTATTTGCAGTCGAATTATACTGTTTAAATACACCTTCCTCAACTAGATAAAATATCTTTCCGTTGTTATTACTAATACGCTCTACTGCTGCTTCGTTTGTTACTTGTATAATATCTGCATTAGTATTATCAAAATATTTAAAGTCTTCAACACCATCAGATGTAGTATATAATTTTTGGTATATGTACTCATTAGAATTAACTATTTCTTCAAATATTTCAGGGTCATCAAATATACCATCATTGTTTGAATCATAGAATGTTACTTCTAATTTTCTAGTATCTCTGTATCCTGCTGGATCTCTAAATTCTTTAGCTGCACTCCATGTATAATCTTTATTAAACGGAACTCCAGAACCATCAGGTTTTGAATTAATAGACAAAACATCTATTTTGTCTTTAAGAACTTTACCTGTCCTCGGATTAAAGACTTTATTTGCTTCATCAAAATAAAACTTTAGTTCGTCAGCACTTTCAAAAACATATCTTAAATTTCTGTAAGTTATTGTATATGTTTCACCATTTGTTTTGAAGTAAAGCAACCAACTAGAATCTAGTTGCTGTCCACTAACATCGCCAGTTTTACCTGTACTAAAGTCAGCTGTTGTATTAATATTATCAGCTGTAATTAATTTCCAACGTCTTGCAATATCGTCATATCTAATAGCATAATCGTTGTAAGCAAATGTTTGGTCAATAATCTGTGTCTTAAGGTCATCTAATAATACCGAAGACAATTTAGGTTTAATTTGTGTCAATATTGGTTTGATATTTGCATCGCCGTTTGAAACAGGCAATATTTCATTTAGAATAATATTTCCTATGTTGCCTGTTGTACCAGTACCGTCACCTGTAACACTTACAACCTTTACCCATCTATATAAAGATGCGTTTGGATGATCAGCTGGTCCAGGCATTATGATATTTTCTGCATCGTCCATAAAGTGATAACCTTCTGGTGCAGCAAATCTTAACATTGATCCTGATTCAATTAACCTTAAACTATTACTTGTAAATGCTCCAACTTTATATGATACTGCATCTTGGTCAATAAAGTTACCTGTGTCAGCATTAGTTGACGTAGACGTTGACGACCATTGTGCATTTAAATCAGTAACAATAATTTTTGGATATTTTGCCCAATAAAAGTTTTTCATATTAGTGCTAGTTAACAATCCTTGTATAGTATTATAAATTACACCTTCAACATCACTTTGTGTTACAAAACTAAAGTTATTCTTTTCGTCAAATTTTTGCTGGTACAAAATGCCGTCTGTTCCAAATAAATTTGTATTACTGTATTTTCCTGTAGTATCTTTTAAATCTAAATATCTGCTTATTCCGCTGCTAACTCTATTAACTGATCTTGTCTTAATAATATCCTGACTTACACCCAATGGTGCAACATTATAGTCTTCACCTGTAATCATTCGATTTTGAGTATAATACGTTGCAGGAGCATTTGATTTTATGCTTTCATTTGACTCACTTTGTGTAGCATTATTAACAGCATACTTAAGACTCATTGTTATAGTAAGTTTTTCGTTAGTATTTTTTCTACCAATATAAGGTACAGAAATAGTAATATTTGACATACCTGCAGGATTAACAGAAAGGTTTCTGTTAGCACTTGTTCTATAATATGTTCTAAAATTGCCAGCTGGAAGATTACCAAATACGCCGTCACTAAACACTAGATTAATTCTATCACTAACTCTTGTAGCAACTGTAAATACATTTCTAATATTTTTAGACAAACTATTATAGATAATATTGTTACCTTCAACAGCAGCTAGTTTTGTCCAAAGTTCGTTTTCAAATCCATTTGAATCAATACTATATAACCAGACATCACTGTTGTTTATGTTTGTTACATCAATAGCAATGTTTTGGTTAGGGGTAGGATTTTCAACAAAAAATTCTCCAGACTTTAGTGTTCCTTGTCTAAAGTGCATAAAGAAACCTGTATTAGAACTGCCGGCGCCTCTGCCGTCATCTCTAAATAGAAACGCAGGATTATTTCCTGGTAACGGTGGTTCTTCTAATATTTCTCCGTCTTGAATATCTGTACTTACTGCTTCAAATGCTACAGTAGATCCTTCAACAGTTTTTGTAAACTTAAATCTTGGAATATCTGTGTTTAAAGAATTTAATCTGTACTGCTCTGTTGATATGCCTGATACTTGTTCAGTCTTTAAAGGTGTACCTACGCCGTTATTTACAGGTAATGCTGCATTAAGTATTTTTGTAAATTGCTCAAACCAAGAGCTACTACTAGCATCATTCCAATTGACTGTAATACCAGCTAAATTTGTTCCTGAACTATCAATAAGTGTTTCAGTAGTTTTTATGCTATCAAACTTTAATAGCCCTGATGCTGCTTGATTTCTTTTAGGGTTATAAGAAATTAGTCTTGCTAAACGTAATATGCTTTCTCTACGTTCTGCTGTTTCAAGAAAGTTTTCTCTAGCATTTAAATCTGTTCTAAATGACAGATTTTGGCCGAGGAAAGCTATCATGTCAATTAGTGCTAAGAATTCACTAGATTCAATATAATCGTTAAAGTCTTCTGGATAGTTTTGGCGCAGATAATTAATTAAAGTTCTGCGCAGGCTATCAAAATCATAACTTTGGAAATCAGCATTCCTGTATGATTGGTATATGCGTTTCCAGTCTTCTGTTACTAACAGTCGATTTTGTCTGTCTGTTGATGACATTGGCAATTCCTCATTTGTTGTAGTATTTAGCGTTAGAGATTAACTACTACTATTATATCAGGCCTGCAGCCTGATCAAACTTAAATCGCAATGTTTCAGATATATCAAAAGCTATATATGTTAAATCTGCTTCAATTTGAAGACCAAACTCATACGGAGTAACAGTGATACTGTTAACTCCTACTCTAGGATCATAGTTTATAATTTCTGTAACGTTTTGAATTACTGCTTCTTTAACATCGTCAGTAAACGGTTCAAATAATATGTCCCAAATAATTGTACCAAATTCAGGATCTGATAATTTTTCGCCTTGTCTAATATGAAAGTGATTTATAATATCTTGTTTAATAATATCTAAATCGTATAATGCATAAGAATCTTTACTAATATCAACTGTTGAAAATCCTCTATAAGACTTTTCTTGCTTAGTATCCGTGGATTGTGCAGCATTTTTTACTGTAACTCTTTTGTATAAATTCTTTTCAATAGTACTCATAACGTATTTACCTTAAACTGTTGCTGTGTTTCCTGATCCGCCAACTGACCTTGCGCCGATTACATAGTATTCATCTGGCTTTGTACCATATCCGTCAGTTTGTCCACGCTGACCGTTTCTCCAGTTTTTCATTGCATTAGCACCTAATAAATGTGCGCCAGCTAACATGCCTGCCTTTTTATCGTTTGTATCGCCGGAACGTATACCGCCGTTGTTTGTTAGATAACTGTAGTTTTTGTTTGTATATGCTATCATTGCTTTTTCTTGACAGTTACCGACATTTGTTAACCAATCTCTTTTGTTATTAACTCCGTCTTTGCCTGTCCAAGCAGATGGATTATCAAGTGTTCTGTTATTACCACTAGAACCTAAAATAATATATCCTGCTTCTTGACACGCTAATGATCCAAATTGATACTTGCCGGAATAACCAATAGTATTAACAACATCATATTTGTTACCACTTTCACGCTGTCCAATTGCACTCATATAGTTTGCCGTTTCGCCTTTACTAAATCCTGTAATTGTTCCAGGAACTTCAGCAGCAGATAGAACAGGTGCAGCTATTGTGCCCGGCTGTTGAAGAGCAGAATCAAGTGTTCTGTCAACTGTTGGATCTAATGGATCGCTTCCTGCTGCTAAACTAAATCCTCCTGCACTACTGTTTGAGAAACTTGATATTGCAGGGTTAAGAGATGCAACTTGCTGGTTTGAATTTTTTCTAAATGTATCAGGTGTTTGAGCTGGTCTGCCGTCTATTAGTTGTCCAACTTGCTCTCTATCAGTTTCTTCTAATTTAAATGACTGCGGATTTTGATTTTCATGATGCGGCCAAGGTTCGTGCTGCGGAGATCTTGCTAGAATACTTTGGTACGTTCCTGGAACACTAACACCTGGTGTAATTTGAGGTAGTGAAATTAAAGATAATCTTACAACTGGTTCAGGAGTTTCTGCGGCGCCGGCTGCGGCTGCACTACCAGACAATCCACTGTTCCAATGTACTTCGCCTGCATCCCCTGAAAGTACGCCTTCGGCTGCTAAACTAATATTAGATCCTGATGATACTAACGTACTTGCTGCTGAAGTAATATTAACACTTGCTCCTGATTGTAGGTTCATAGCTGCTGTTGAAATAACATTTATAGCAGCATCAGAATCTATATTAGTTGCACCTGCTGATTTAATATTAACAGCAGCACCAGCTTCTGCTTTGATTGCAGCGCCAACAAGCAATTGGTGGTTAGCACCAACAGTTATTTTAGATTCTGTACCTACGTCTAAATTAAAGGCATGCTTAGATTCAATTTGTACTCTGCCAGCTTCATTTCCACGTCCATCTTTATTTGCAAAGTTTGCATATCTAGCACTTGCTTTCATATTGATGTTTCTACCAGCTTCTACATTAAAGTCTCTAAATGCAGTAAAGTTTACATCATTTTCACTATTAACACTAATACTATCTTGACTATGAATATCTATTTTACCATCACTAGTAATTTCTATCCATGCAGTTCCTCGTGAATTAGCAATATAAATTAAATCTTCTGAATTGTGTAGTAAAATTTGATGACCAGTACGTGTCCTAAATCTTAATAATTCGTTGTGTGGTATAGTTTCGTCGCCACCTGCTTCGCCTGCTTCTAAACTAGCATAGAAAGGCGGTGCTTCTTCTGCATGTCCTTTCCTAAGTAACTTATCGTCACCATCATCCATAACAATACTAGAACCACCTAAGCGGCTTGCATAGTAATTTGCTCTATTTTGTTCTGAACCTGTTTCAAGTGTAGGTGCTCCAGGACGTTTATCTGTTGGGCCTGGTGTTGACATACCAAAAACTCCACTAGGTACTTCTCTTCTAGCACTTGTAGTTGTAGTACCTCGTGTTTCGTCCGATATTAATCCTTGAATTTGTAAAATTTGACTAAAGTCTTTGTTGTAAGGTTTTACAAACCTAGTCGGATCTTTGCCAGCGCCTGTTTCAGTTTTCTTGTTATACTCGCCAACTGGTAATTTAATACCTTGTAAATCTTGAGGAGTATTAGGTGTAGTTAAATCAGTACTTGCTCTTCCGTCAGGAACCATAAAGTTCATATTTTCGTCTTGAATACAACCTATCCAATAAGCATAATTTGTATTATCTTCTGCAAACATAACTAGAACTTTTGTTCCAACATCTGGCGGAACAGCCCAAAAGCCATAGCTTTTTTGTGTATATTCATAACCGTCGTTTGCTGTTGTACCCATTGACGGAGTAACCCCATAAAATGGACTTAGGTATTTACATGTTACAAGTTGTCCAGTTCTCTCAGGATTATTACCTGCACCTTGCTTAAGAAGTTCAACTTCTAGTGTTCCCATATTATAAGGATCAAGATGGTTAACAATGATTGCTTCATATGGTCCGCCGGAATTTGGTGGTCCTGCACTGTTTACTGTCCTTGATAACGTATTTGGTCTAGACATTAATGTACTCCATTAAATTGTTCCTTAAGACGGTCCTGAAGAACCACCGAACTGCTCAAAAGGTTCACCATTTTGCTGATGTGTATACTTGTATAGCTTATCCCATTCAGCTCTCTTTGCTCTTTCCCGCGGATCAAGCGGTCTTGGATCTACAGCTTCAAACGCTGGAGCATTTTGATGCTCCGCAGTACTATGTGTATTAGATCCGCATTCTTTACACGCAGCAAGATTTCCTTGTGGTGTATTTACTCCTGCACCGGTACTCCCTAGTCCACGTTGTGATCCTAGTTGTGCAGCAGCATTAGATAATGTAAATACTTTTTGTCCAGTACGATAATCATATCTATTATCTAAAGGATCTGTTGGTAAGTAGGGTCTATTAGGAACTGATTGTATTCCGCCTCCGGAACCTTGTGCAGTTAAATTACTCGGCAATACTGATGCAGCAGCCGTTGCAGGCGAAACTGTAGCTAATGATGTTACATCAGGACCTATACCTCCAAAAGGATCTAGTTGGGCTGCTATAGATCCGACATCAGGCAACCCTGGAATAGAACCTGCTATACCATCAATACTAGGTAAATTTGGGATAGCATCTGCTATATTACCAATGTTAGGTACACCTGAAATGTTTGGTGTTAAATTTGCTATTTCAGTTGCCTTAGCAGCAATTTTTCGTGTTGTTGCTTCTAATCTTGCTTTTTGAGTTTCGACAATAGTGCCAACAGGACCTGCGGCTATATAATCTCCTGCTTTTAAGAAATTGTTAATTGCCATTATTGCGCTCCGCCTGTTCTAGCTTGAGGTGTTTCAGTAGCAGGTAAAGACGTTGCACCACCAGAAGGAATTACTCCTCTACGTAGGCCTTGAAGCGATCCACCTTCGTTTGATGCAGCTGAGAAATGCATAGCATCTTTGCTTTTTCCTGTCCAGGCTCCGCCCCAACCCATTCCGTATTTGTTTGCTAATGCAACCATTTCACTACCTGTGCCGCCTGCTGGCATGTCTGTTATGTAGTTTGGACCAAATGGGTTTTCAGGAGGGTTAATATCAATAGCAATGCCGCCGGAGTGCCAACTCAGTGTTGACGTTTTGCCAATATATCTATAATTATAGCCGCCAATGCTGTATATTTCATACCCGTAGACATTTTCTAATTCGTCAATCATTGCTTGAAACTGCGGTGCTAGTGATGCTGCTACTTGTGTTGATTTGCCTTGCTTACTAGTTGTAATAGTTGCAAGTTGTCCCCCGCTTCCAGCTGGACTACCGGCTGGTGCTGTACTGTTTCTCGCACCTGGACCAGTTCCTCCGCTTGTTACTGGAGAATTTGCATTTGTTAGTGTACGGTTTTGTTGGTTTCCTACTACGCCGCCTGGTCCTGAACTACGTCCTCCTGACATTCTGTCAGCTGCACGAGGATCCATATTATTTGCATCACCTTCTCTTATTGCTTCAGACTCACCTGTTGCTTCATCATTTTGACCGCGGCGTCTAATCAGTTTTAAATTAGTCTTAAATTGACCTTTACTGAATGTATTTGTAACTTCATTTACTTGGAATAGTCCACTGAACGGCTTTACTATAGTGCTAAATTGCATTAGTCCGCCTTCGGCATAATCTGTAGGAGTTCTAAAGTTTACAACAATTAATACTTCTTCATTTTGATAGTCCATGCCGCCGTCAGCATTTGTATTACGCTTCACTCCACTTGCTGGTGCATTGTAATTTCCCATTCCGCTTGTTGGAATAAAGAACGGATCTCCCCAAATTTCCATTTCAGCTTGTACCATATCAGTATCACCATTAATTAATGTATTATGAAATGCTTCAGCAATTGCACGTTTTGTACCCGATGATGCAGTTGTAGCTATTCCGTTCGGAACAACTGATTTACCATCTGAGTTTCTAACAGGCGCTTTTGGTTCTGCTAAGCCGCCGCCACCTGCTGGACCAAGTCCGGGTGGTGCTACAACTGTTCCAGGAGGTGGTGTATTTGCAACTACTTCACTTCCAGCACCCGATCTAGTTGGTAAATTAAACTGTCCTAAATCTGCATACAAGTTTTGATAGAACGCTCCTTTAAATTCAATTGCAAAATCTAATACATCTTCATTTTTTCCTGTGTAGAAATAGTTGTATTCTTTTACTGCGTTTGCCTTTAATTCTTCTGTACTAGAAGGTATTCTACCAGGTCCCATAAATTTAGCCTCATCTGCTAAAAAAGGAACAACACTGTATACATACACTTTTGCTTTAGTACCTCTTGATAATTCGCTTGCTACATTTTCAGTATCAAAAACCATTGTTTCAACTTTGAACCATGTTTTAAACCCATTTTGAGCAGGAGTTTCTGCAAGTGCTTTTCCGTATTCACTACTAATAATAACATCTTCTATAATACCAACAATATTTGTACCTTGTACATACTGTCCTGTTCTTTCAAGATCCTGTTGTGCTATTGCTTGGCGATTTATAAATCTTAAAGGCCCGTCATCATACATTGCATCGACATGGCTTCCCATTGGTCTGGTTCCGCCTTCATTTGTATCGTTAGTTAGTACAGCTCTACCAATTTCATTTACGTTAGTTTCTGAAAAATTCTTTAATGTTTCGTAAACATTGGCTCCGCCAGCGGCTTCTACTGCACTTGTAGCACCTTGCTTATCATCAGGAAACATAATGATATATCTATCTTCTTGAGGAGTAACATTAGCATCTTCACGTGTTTCGTTTCTAGCGTTTAGTACATTTGTTAAACTGCGTTCGCCTCTTTGCAAATATTCATCAACAGCATTACCACTGATTGATACATCTGTTGGTACTTGTGCAATTTCATCAACAAGTGCTTGTTCATTCCATGGCAATGCTTCAACTGAATATCTACTACCTTGTCCGTCAACTTGAAATTCAACATTAGTTAGTTTTATCGGAACGTATTTTGTTGTAACGTTTTGTTCTTGTTTATTTGGCATTGGAGCACTATTTTCATCAAATCCCAAAAACTGTATTCTCAATATATACGGTGCTTCGATATAATTTGCATGATTTGCTTGTACCGCTGCTACCTGCATAGCTTCTAAAAACTGTCCCATACTATATGGTTCTAGTACTGTAAATGCAATATTTGTACCCATTGCGATACCAGTTTTAGAATTTGGAGCAATAAGTGCATCTATTTCTAAATCTTCTAAATAATACTCTCCAGTAGTATTGTAGTTTACTTCGCCAAATGTAGTAACTCTATCTGCAATGGCGCCGCCACCGGTTTGACAAACTACATTAGTTAAACCACTAGACCTAAATCCACTTTCAGGCGTGTTTACTTCAGCACTAGTTATACAAGCTAATGTAATTCTGTAATTATATGCAGCGTATGATCTTAAAGGATTTTTTAATCTACCATTAGCATCAGTTGCTATAGCTGTGTTAGATCTATCAGTTCTACCGCCTGAGCCTATTGATGCTAGTCCAAAAAACGCTCCTCCTAAGTCGCCGCTGAGTAGACTTGTTGCTGAATTTAAGAGGCCGCCAATTGATCCACCTGCTACTTTTGATATAGCACTGTTAAGAACATTTTCGCCAATGCCTCCGGGTAATCCGCTAGGCAGTACTTTGATAGAACTACTTAATGATTCAAAATCTTTGATTAGAGGTATCTTTCCAAGAAGACCCATTTCAAAATCTTGCATACCAGCTCGCTGAATACTTTCGAACTTTCTAGTAAAATTATCTGTTATGCCTTGTACGTTTCCTGGTAGTCCTGATACACCAGATATTGCGCCTCGCAGATCTTTATTAAATCCGCCAAAATTAACTTTAGATAATTGATTTTGAGCCGCAGATAAATTTTTATTAAAGTTTCCAAGAGAAGCTGCTGATCCTGCAATATTTGATGATATGAAACTGCCAAAACCCATATTAAGCTCCTATCAATGTTTTCATATTACTTTCTTTAGGCAAACGTATTTTTGTTCCTGCTGAAAAATCGTATATTGGATCTTTTATTATATCCATATTACGCTGTGCAAATACCCACCATAAATCCTTTGTACCGTATAAATCATATGCTAGTAGATCTGGTCGATTATGATAATTAGGTGTAATTTCAAATGTTATATCATTATCTTCAGCTGGGATTGGTATAATCTTTAATATATCTAAGTAACCTGATCTTGTTACACCTGTTTTTGCATAGGGGTTCATACTCATTAGATAAATCCTTCTGTGCCACTAGACGCATAATCGCCGTTTGCAAACTTCTTTAAGTTAAAGGTAGATTGTGTTGTTCTGCTGTACTGTGGTAATAGTGTTACTGTAATTGTAGATTGTACAGGAACATAGTTAGCTTGGTTTTGTAAATCAATTTTTATATAATCTACTTCTGCAGGTAAATCAGTTGTAAAGTTACTTACAACTACAGGTATGTTATTAAGAACATGTCTGCCATATCCGTTTAGTCTAGCAACCAAAGGCGGATTACCACTGTGTGCTCCGTCACCATAGAACATTTTAGTCATTGTTCTAAGATAATGTAACACAGCAATCCAGTATTTTGCATCAGCTGACGATTCGCTATAAAATTCACCTGTAATTGTTATTGCATCTACTTGACTGTTTTCATATGCATTATAAGGATAGTTTACATGAGTTGGATGTATTTGACTATAACTTGCTGTATTACCAAATAATATTGTAGGTGTAAACGGAAAAACTAGTTTGCCGTTGCTGTTATCAAATGGTGAAAATAAAGCACTGCCAGAAATAGCTTGAGGTACAGATAAACTAACTCTCCAATCATTTGATTCGGGATCAATTCCGCCAGTTGACACACTTTGACTTATTAGTTGAGCCTGTGCTGAATTAGATGAAATAGGGTTAGCGCCAGGCGGAGGACCACCTGCTGCTCCCATTCTGCTTCTAGTTCCAAAACCTCGTGTAAATGTACCTTTGAGAGCGTTAAAGTCATCTGTGGCACCTTTAGCAAGATTAAGCAAATCTGATCCTTGAGATATTAGGCCTGATAGACCACCAATTGATGGCTTACTAGCAAAGTTTCCAATAGCACCTTGTAAGCCACTAACTCCGCCGAAAGCTGATGTAGCATTTGATTTTAGATTATTAAATGTACTCTGAGCATTCTTTACAGAGCTTGCTATTGATGATAATTGATTAAATCCGCTAAAAAGTCCCATATTCTTTATCTCCTACATAGTATTTAGTTGACAAATTTAACTACGTATATTATAATAGTATATATACTATAAGCCTGGAGCGAAAATGAGAAAAAAGAACTACCTTAATAATAAGGACATTTTAAAAGAAATACACAAATCTAAGAATACATATAACAGTTACGTAGAAGAAGCATACGGACAGTTTGATATTATTTTATTAGATGTTGATAGAATTAATATTAGAACTATTGCAGAAGCAAAACGCAACAAAGCAAAACGCCTAAGTACAGCTGATTACGAAGCACGTAAAATGGCTGGACAAAAAGTTAAACAAGCAGAGTGCGAAGTTGATTATAGAAAAATTACAAAAGAAGAACTAATTTTTCGTGTCATGACATTTGATCATATTCCAGAAGAACCTGGAAGAAAAAAGAATCCAAAGACAGTTGCAGACACAAAAACAAAACTAAACTTTCCTCCATTTAAACATTATAAGTTTACAGATGACGGCGAATTAGTATGTGTAGGAAAAAGTCATTGGGAAGGCGGCATGGAAAATGGTTGCTTTAGTAAGTCACATGGCAAAGCAACAAACAATCTAGCTATGATGTGGATGAAGCTTTGTGATAGATACGCAACAAGAGGCAATGTACGTGGTTACACTTACAATGACGAAATGCGTGGTCAAGCAATCTTGCAATTAGCACAGATTGGCTTACAGTTTGACGAGTCAAAATCACAAAATCCATTTGCTTATTATACTGCGGCTGTAACTAATAGCTTTGTACGTGTTATCAATATAGAAAAGCGTAATCAAAATATTAGAGACGATATTCTTGAAATGAATGACTTGAATCCAAGTTATACAAGACAACATGCAGGCGAATGGGAAGCTGCCCTAAAAAGAGAAAAAGAACTTTCAAAAAAGTAGTTGACAAGTGTACATTTTTGTTATATAATATAACAAGTAGATAACCCGGAGACTATATTTTGTTTAAGAAAGCAGCAGTTTTTACTGACATACACTTTGGCCTTAAAAGTAATAGCCGAACGCATAACTCAGACTGTGAAGAATTCATTGATTGGTTTATTGCTAATGCAAAAGAAAAAGGTTGCGAAACCTGCATTTTTTGCGGCGATTGGCATCACAACAGAAATTCACTTAATCTTACTACTATGGATGCAACAATTCGTAGTATGGAAAAGTTAGGCAAAGCATTTGATAAAGTTTTAATGTTTGTAGGAAATCATGATTTATATTACAAAGACAAACGTGATGTAAGTTCTACTGAGTTTGCTAGGCATATACCCGGTATTACAGTAGTTGATGAGATACTAGTTGAAGATGATGTTGCTCTTGTTCCATGGTTAGTCGGTGATGAGTGGAAAAAAGTAGGAAAAATTAAAGCCAAATATTTGTTTGGTCATTTTGAACTACCTAGCTTCTATATGAATGCTATGGTACAGATGCCTGATCACGGAGACTTAAAGGCTGAACATTTTGTTAATCAAGAATATGTGTTTTCAGGGCACTTTCATAAACGTCAAAAACAGGGCAAAGTACATTACTTAGGTAATGCATTTCCGCACAACTATGCAGATGCATGGGATGATGATCGTGGAATGATGGTACTAGAACACGGAGGCGAACCTGAGTACATTAACTGGGAAGCCTGTCCAAAATACAGAACAATAAAACTTTCTAAACTAATTGATGACACTGACAAACTTATTAAAGATAAGATGTATTTGCGTGTTACATTGGACTTACCAATTAGTTATGAAGAAGCTAACTTTATTAAAGAAACTTATATTAGCAATTACGGTGTTCGTGAACTAACACTTATACCGCAAAAGCAGATGGAAGAAATTAGTACAGATTTAGATATTGCACAATTTGAAAGCGTTGATCAAATTGTAGCAAGTGAAATAGCAGAACTAGATACTGCCAACTACGATAAGAACACTCTCTTACAAATATATAATGGTTTAGAATGATACGAATTAAAGATTTAACAGTTAAAAACTTCATGAGCGTGGGCAATCAAACCCAAGCTGTAGATTTCAATCGAGAACAGTTAACACTGGTACTTGGTGAAAATTTAGACCAAGGAGGTGATGATACTGGCTCAAGAAACGGTACAGGCAAAACTACAATAATTAATGCACTAAGTTATGCATTATATGGTACTGCCTTGACTAATATTAAACGAAATAATCTTATAAACAAAACCAATTCTAAAGGTATGTTAGTCACACTTCATTTTGAAAAGAATGGTGTTGATTATCGAATTGAACGAGGCAGATCGCCCAACATTCTAAAGTTCTACATTAACGAACAAGAACAAGAAATGATTGACGAGTCACAAGGTGATAGTCGCAAAACACAAGAGTCAATCCACGAATTATTAGGTATGAGTCACGATATGTTTAAGCATATTGTTGCACTAAACACATACTCTGAGCCGTTCTTATCTATGAGAGCTAATGACCAACGTGCAATTATTGAACAGCTACTTGGTATTACTATACTAACTGAAAAAGCAGATAGACTTAAAGAAAGTGTTAAACAAACTAAAGATAGTATCACAACTGAAACTTTAAAGATAGAAGCTATACAAACAGCCAACAGTAAGATTGAAGGAACAATTTCTAGTTTACAAAGAACACAACGAGCTTGGCTTTCTAAGAAATCACAAGACGTTGAAAAACTAACTTTAGGTATTGACGAATTAGAACATGTAAACATTGATATTGAATTAGATTCACATGAAAAACTATCAAATTGGACTGAACATAACAATTCTATTTTGGCTCTTAAAAAAGAACTTAGTACTTTGGAACCAGCACTATTACGTGCTGATAAAAGTGTAATAAAACTTGTTAAAGATGTCGCAGATTTAGAAGATGCTACATGTTATACTTGTGGACAAGAGCTACATGCAGACAAAAAAGCAGAAATTGCAGAACGTAAAGAAAAAGAATTAGATGATGCAAAAGCATACGCACTAGAAATTACTACAAAAGTAAAAGACGTTATGCTTGCTTTAGATGAAATAGGCGACATTAATGGTAAGCCTACTACGTTCTATGAAACAGCTAAAGAAGCATACGAGCATAGACAAAATGTTGATAGTTTAAGGACTGCACTTGCTTCAAAACAGGATGAAACTGATCCTTATCAAACGCAGATTGACGAATTAAACAACAGTGCTATACAAGAAATTAATTGGGACGAAATTAACGTATTAACAGATTATAAAGAACATCAAGAATTTTTGTTAAAGTTACTAACAAACAAAGATAGCTTTATTCGTAAGAAAATTATTGATCAAAATTTAGCATACTTAAATAATCGATTGTCTTATTATTTAGACAAACTAGGATTGCCGCATCAGGTTGTGTTCTTAAATGATTTAAATGTTGAAATTACACAACTAGGACAAGATTTAGACTTTGACAATTTAAGTAGAGGTGAACGTAACAGACTTATACTCGGCTTATCGTTTGCATTCCGTGATGTTTGGGAAAGTTTATATCAAGGCGTAAACTTGTTGTTTATTGATGAACTTATTGACAGTGGTATGGATGCTGCCGGTGTTGAAAATTCATTAAGCATCTTAAAGAAAATGGGTAGAGAACGTGAAAAGAACATTTATCTTATTTCGCACAAAGACGAACTAATTGGTCGTGTTAATCATGTTCTAAAAGTTATCAAAGAAAATGGATTTACAAATTATGAAAATGATATTGAAGTTGTAGAATAATGGATGATACACAAGATAAATTAGCTCAAGCATATTTAGAATACTTTCGAGCAAACGAGTTGTTTGAAACACGGAATAGTGTACGTACACACCGGTATGTAAGAAAATGTTTAAGAGATATTAGAACACTTGCAAAAGATAGAATGGAAGAAGTACACGTAAAGTATTTGGATAAGAAAAATAATGTTTAATATTTGGAAAAAGAAAGAAAAATTACACATAGATTGCTTTACTAATTTTGGTGGTATTACTAAACTTTTTCCAATAGAATCTAGTTCTGCTTTCATGCCTGAATGGTTTAAAAAGTTGCCTACAACAGCACAAACTGATACTGGTGGTAATGTAGGAACTGTAAAATTATGTCCTGGAATAACTGATACATTAAAGGCCGGTATTGTTATTCCTGTTTGGTGTGATATGTTTGTAGACCATGCAAACGGAGTTGTTAAAACTGAGCCAGAAGAAATGGCAGACGGACATCCAAGTTGGCAATGGGGGAATCATTCATTGTTTAAAGGTTATCATCATTTAAAGATTTCATCACCTTGGCGATTTAGAGAAAAAACAGGTGCAAAATTTATGATGACTAATTCTTTTTGGAATGATCCTCAAACTAATTATTTTGTTCCAAATGGTATTTTAGATTTCAAGTATCAAACTACAACTAATATTAATATTTGGATACCAAAAAATAAATTTGGTGGCAGCGGAAAATTTTTACTTGAAGCAGGAAATCCGCTAGTACAAATAATACCATTAGAGGATAAAGAAATTGTAATTCATATGCAAGAAGTTGGTGATGATGTATTTTACGGAGACGAATTAGATTATATCTTTACACAAAAAGGCATGTATTATAAGAGAAAAAATATTTTGTCCAAACGAGAAGGCAAAAAAACTTAGGCACACATATATACTGGATGCAGTGGACATTTGAAGGAAAAATAATAGACGAAATACCAGAAGAGTACGAAGGCTTTGTTTATCTTATTACAAATATCACTACAGGACAAAAATACATAGGCAAGAAACTAGCAAAATTTAAAACTACTAAGCCACCGCTTAAAGGCAGAAAAAATAAGAGACGTGGAACAAAAGAAAGCGATTGGAAAACCTATTGGGGATCCAGTGATAGACTAAACGCAGATGTTGCACAACTAGGCGAAGACAAGTTTACAAGAGAAATATTATACCTATGTAAAGGTAGGGGCGAAATGTCCTACATAGAGGCACGAGAACAGTTTGACAGGCGAGTACTTGAAACAGATGATTACTACAATGGTATCATCAATGTTAGAGTAGGCGGATCAGACAAACTCAAACAGGCATTGCTAGAACAAAACATCAAGGCAAAACAATCTAACACATAAGGTTGGCGGGCCAGATTAATTTACCGCTGTGGAAAAAGCTCTCGTATAGAAGCACACGTAACACGTTGAGTCGCGTCTGGTAATAAGGCGTTGGATTGACGTAGATTGAATGTTAGCAATTGAAAAACACAAACACAGTACATAAAAACTCTTTAGCAATAGGAACGAAGCGAGAGGTAGCGTAAGCAATGTCGACGTAGGTTGGGAAAGGTCAGAGCCCATTGTACTTTGTGTATAAACAATTACCTACTTCCAATGTCTCGGCTGGTGCAAACTCACATGAAGCGCATTTTGAGATTAGATGGGACCGTAACAGGTTCCGTCTGACTGAAACAATCTACATGAAACTTAAACATTATTACATTCGTAATAATGCATTTGTATCATATTCATTACTTCTATCAACAAACGAAGTATGTAGTTTGAGCGTTAAGCGAAAACAAATATCTACGAAGTAGATATTGAAACTATATAGTATAAATACATTAACTACTAAGGATTCTTCTAGATGAAAATTAATGAAATTGAAAAACTTGATGAAGTACCTGCAGGTATGATAGGTCAAGCTGGTAAAAAGCTTGGAGCAAAAGTATTAAACAAAATACCAGGCGGTGCTGCTAAATCAAAAGCTGCTAATATGGCAGCACAAGCTGACTTAGGAGATACTGCAAATAATTTGCATAAAGAATTTAATGCTCATCTTGGGTCTAAACAACTAACAATGGCACAAGCAACTGGAGAAGAATTAGTTGCTTTTCTAAAAACAAAGAATCACAAGACTGCTGCTAGAATACCTTCTGGTGTATTGCAAAAAAAGCAACTTGATGCAATACTAATGGCAGTTGCTAAAGAAGCAACAGCAGCACAAGCTGCTGCTCCGGCTGCAAATGCACCAGTAGATGCTAACAAAGATGGTATAGATGACAATACAGGAAAGCCAATTAAAGCTGCTCCTGGCAAAGCTGCACCTGCGGCAGGTGCAAAACCTAAAATACCAGCAGACATTATGGCACAACTACAAAAACTTAGTCTTGAGCAAAAACAACAGTTGGCAGAGCTATTATGAAACTAAATGAAGTAACATTATTTGAAAACAAATCACATCGTATACTGCAAGAAGGTTGGCAAGATCTAACTGAAGCACAAAAGTTGTATCAGTCTAGATGGGAAAAAGAACTTTGGCCATTATTAGAACAGTATGTACAATTATGTGAAAATAAGTTAACGCCAGATGAAATACAAAAAGTATTTACAAGTGCAGAACAAGTACAAAATGCATTAGGAAGAAATACTAACGCATTAGGCAAAGCAGGCAACGCAGCAAAAGCTGCTGCAAAGCTACCAATCGATTTAGCTAAAAAAATTGATGCTAAAATTAACGAATTAGGCAAAGCTGCTCAAAATGCTGAAGCAGTAGTAAATGCAGATGCAAAATTTGAAAAATTAAAAGCCGACATTATGAAATCTAAGCCTGACAGCAAAGTTGTCAAAGGCATAAAGGCTGTAAGCGATTGGGCAAAAGAAAATCCAGGCAAAGCAAGTATTGCTGTAGGTATCTTAACAACTGTTGCTGCATTTGCAGGCGGTCCTGCAGGCGGTTTAGCAGCAGGTATGATACTAAGATCAACAAAAGAACTGTTGCAAGGCGAAAAACTTTCAACAGCAGTTGGCAAATCAGTTAAAACAGCAGCATATGGTGCTATTGCTGGGTGGGCGTTACAAGGAATTGGCGAATGGTTTGAAGGATTGCGCTATGATGCTGTGCCTTTTGAGCAATCAGAAGGGCTAGTAACACTAGAAGTTGGATTTAAAGACACTATTAGTTGGCCAGGATTTGAATCTACTCGAGAAATAGGTAGTATGGTACTTCCAGAAAGTCAATTATCTGAATTTACAACACTACTTGATCAAATGAAAGCAGCAACAGCAGTTGTTAATCCAACAACTGATCCTGGAGCATTAAATGCCTTTGATGAACTTTGGAAATTTACAAAAGAATTTGACACACAAGAATTTATTGCCAACATGAATCTAAATAACGAAATTGCTCAAATAGTTGCTGCTGAAAACGATGCATTCCTACAAAGCATGAAAGTTATTAATGACGGATTAGCATCAATTGCACAAGGTAGTATTACTGCAAAAGGCGAAAACACTCCAGTTAAAGTAGGTAGTGAAGAATATACTGCAAAAGATACTGCAAAAGCTGAATCTTTAGATATGAACGACAGATTTGCTCAGTATTTGAAAGAAAGACAAGTAGACGAAGCACCATTTGGCGATATGATCAAAAAAGGTGCTAAAGCAGCCGGCGGAGCCATTGCAAAAGGTGCTAAAGCAGTAGGTGCTAAAGCAAAAGAAGTTGGAAAAGAGCTAGGAAGCATTGCTACAGCTAAAAAACTAAATGCAATGTGGGTAAAGGCAGGAAAACCAATGGATGTTGGAAGTATTGTTAATATATTGCAGCAAGGCGGCGTGCAAGACAAGACTATTTCTACAATTGCTAAACAAGCCAACGTTGCATTGCCAATTCCCAAGGATGCTAACGCAGTTGATCCTAAGATGCAAGCACTAGCTGACCAAATTAAACAATTAGGTGTGGCTCAAACTGTTAAAGCAATGCTAACACAGCAAGTATAATTAAAAATAAGGTAAACCAGACTTTTTAGTAACTTCTATGTTCTCTTTTACTATAGAAGCAATAATTTCTCTGTCTTCATAACACAAACCAAACACTTCGTCAGTTGTAACTCCGCCACGCATTGCCCAAGCCATTTTAAATAGTTCTGATTTGAGGGCTTTTTGTTCATTTTCTAACGTTTTGGCTTCTTCTAGGATCTCGTCAAGCCCCATTGACAGGATCCTTATGCGAAAAAATTTGATTGATCGAATGTTATAGGTATTTCAAAAGTTTCAGGTGCACCTTCTTCAATTTCTTCTGAAGTACTTTCAACTTTCATTGGTTCAATATTAAATTTTACTTTTTGTGTTTCCAAATGATCTAAAATATCATTAAAGAACTCTTTATCTGCATTGTCAATAAATTCTTGTATATGTAAGGGGTTATCTACAACTTGATCTTCAACTTCAATACTCTTAATACTTGTTGCTAACATGTTTACAGTCATTTGTGTGAGTTTTGCAAATGCTACATTAAACTTTTGAATCTTATCTTCATCTGGTATGTCATCATCATTAACAATTCTAAAGATTCTTTGCTCTTCAAACGTTTTCATAGCATTACGTGTGAATTCTTTATAAGTTAACGGTGCTAAATTTACTACCATATCGCCAACTTGAATACGATCTTCAAAATGAGTGTTGGTTATCTTATTCAACATCTGTCTAAGATCCATATTATAATCACGTTCGCTTGTTGTATTAGGCGTAGTGTACGAAATCTGCATATGTTCACCGTATGTAGCAATACGTATAGCAATTAATATAGCATCTAAGTCTACACTAGGCATTCCCCAAGCGTTTTTTATACTTGGAATACAACTTTGTATTACATCAACTGTACTTTGTCCGTTTAATAACGCATCTGGTGTTTTCATAGCTAATTCATCTTTGGCTGTCATAGCAAATACTGGCAATTCTCCAGTTTCGGTCATTTCAATTGCACCGTCTGGGTAGTATTTTCCTCTACTTGGTAAATCTAAATAAACTTTAGGCTGTCGATAGAACTTCTTTAAAGGGTTTGCACCGGGTGCAGTAATTTCTGGCATGAGCGTCTCCGTATAAATACATTATATAAATATGTATCGTTATTATTTATGTGCGCACTTAACTGGACTTTTGATAATTGGCTGAACAAACTGTAGAAATTGAAAACGTAGGCGGTGCTGGCGTTGCAAGCGAAGTTACTCTTGAAAGAGTAGCCAAAGCTGTGGAGAAAATGGCCGGAATCAAGAGCAAAGGCCAGGCAGCTGAAAACAAACTACGTGAATTACATAACAAAGCACAACAAAGTGGTGTTAAAGTTGTTAAAGATAGCACAAAGGCATTAGATCAAAACACAGATGCAGTTGATGCTTCAACTAGTGCATTTAATAATGCTGCTAAAGGTGCATTAGGACTTGCAGCTAAAGGTTTTGGTACATTATTAGGTAGTGCAACAGGATTAGCTAAAGAACTTGTAGTAGGCGGCAACCGAGTAACAGATTTTGCTCAACATATTCCTTTAGTAGGCAGTCATTTAGCAATACTTACAGGATTTATGGATAATACTGTAGATCAATTTAGAAGTTTAACTGCTGTAGGTGTTGATTTCGGCGGAAGTTTGTTTGAAGTACAAAATATGGCTGCAAAAAGCGGACTAAGTTTAGAAACGTTTTCTTCTACAATTCGAAATAATAGTCAAGATTTGGCGTTATTTGCAGGCGGCGCAAGAGAAGGTGCAAAACGCTTTACACAAATTAGTGGACAACTACAAAAACAATTTGGACCACAGTTTAGTGCATTAGGTTTAACTATGGAAGAAACAGCAGAGTATACTGCTGACTATATTAAATTACAAACTAGACTTGGCCGAAGTCAGCAAATGAGTGATACTCAGATTGCTCAAGGTACAGCGGCATATACCATGCAATTAGATAGACTTGCTAAAATTACAGGTAAACAACGAGATGAAATTGCTGCTGGACTAGAAAAAGAAAGTCTTGATGCACGAATGAAAGCAGTAATGGCTACAATGGACGATACTGCTAGAGCAAATCTTACAGGTGTAACACAAATACTTGAAGCAGCAAGTCCGCAAGCAGCAGAAGCTGTTAGAGAGATGGTTGCAACTGGCGGCGTTCCTATAAGCGACTTTGGTAAGGACTTAGTACGTTTAAATCCTAACTTAGCTGCTATGTCAAGAGGACTTAGAGACGGTACAGTAACACAAGATGAATATCTAGCAGAAGTTAGAAAAACTGCTGAGATGGCAAACAATCTTACAGACGAACAAAAGAAACAGTTTGCAACAATGTCCGGCTTAGGTAGTGCAGTTGGTAGTGCAGCAATTGAATTTATGGGTTTACAAAATGTAGGAGCAGGTTCTACAGATGCACTAATTGCACAACAAAAAGCTGCAGAAAGAGGTTCAGCAGGACTTCTTGATTTTGAAAGACGAATTACACAAGCAAGAAATATTATCATAGGTGCATTAATAGATAGTAAAGTCTTTGAGTCACTAGAATCTGTTATGGCAGATATTATAAACTACTTTACAAGTGAAGACGGCATTGCAAAAATGAAAGAATCTGTTGAAAAGATCTCAGCAGGAATAAAAGACTTTCTAGCTATAGTACAAGAAAAAGGATTGTTTGGAGCAATAGGCGAAAAAATAGGAGATGCATTAAAGGCAGCTCTTACTAGTCCAGCAGTACTTACAGCAGTAGGCGGAGCATTTGCATTACTATTAGGCGGCGCAGCAATTAAAAGTGCAGTTACTGGAGCAATAGGCGGATTGTTCAGTGGCGGTGGCAGCGGTGGCGGCGGTGGCGGCGGCAAAGGTCGAGGCCGAGGCGGCGGCGTTGGTAAAGGTGCAGGATCAGCAATTGGAAACTTTGTTGGATCAATGGGCGCCGGTGTAATGAAAGGTGCTGCTACAGGACTAGCAGCATTTGCTAATCCACAAATATTAGTTGGTGCTGGTATACTTGGCGGTGCAATTACTGCTGTTGGTGCAGGTATAGCAGGTGCAGCATGGTTGTTAGGTAAATCATTACCTACGTTTGTTGATGGATTAAAATCATTTGAAGAAATAGACGGTACAGCATTATCAACAGCAGCAACTGGTATGCTAGACCTAAGTCTTGGAATGGCAGCGTTTGGTGCTGGAACAGCAGTAGCCGGACTTGGAACAATGGTAGGCGGTATTACTGAAGGCATAGGAAAACTATTTGGTGCTGATGATCCGTTAACTAAACTAAAAACATTTAGTGACACAAAAATAGATGCAGCACAAGTAAAGTCTAATGCAGAAGCAATGAAAGACTTTAGTGATGCAATGGGTGCAGCAGCAAGCGCACCAGGTGAGTCAATAACAAAAGCAATAGGTAGTTCAATTGCAGGATTCTTTGGAGCTGAAGGCGGTATACCTTATGACCAAATAAAAGAATTTGAAAAACATAGCTTTGACGCAGCAAAAATAAAATTAAATTCAGAAGCACTAGTTGCGTTTACAGATGCTTTAGCAGCTTCTAAAAAAGGAGAAGCTGTTGCAGGCGCAGGCGCAGCAGTTGGAGCAATTGGTAATGCAATTGCAGGATTCTTCGGCGGCGAAAGTGGTATACCGTATGATCAAATAGCAGAATTTGAAACACATACTTTTGATACAGTAAAAATAAAGGCAAATGCCGAAGCAATGGTAGCATTCAACGAAGCTCTAACTTCTAGTGCAAGTGCAAGCCAAGAAAGCGGCGTAAAAAGTGCTGTAGGAGCAATTGGTAGTGCTATTGCAAGTTTCTTTGGCGGATCAACGCCATTTGAAAAAGTAAAAGAATTTGGTGACTTAGCAATAAACGCTGCTGGCGTAGAAACTAATGCATCAGCAATGGGAGCTTTTGCTACAGCAATGTCAGCATTTTCTGGTTCTGGCATTGAAAATGTTTCTATTCCTAAAGCACTAGTTGATCGAATGGAAGATATGGCAGCAATTACAGGAACTGGATTTACAACTACAGCAGAAGGCTTAACAGCATTAACCGCAGTACCTGGACTAGCAGCTACAATAACATCACTTAATTCACTTGACGCAACTGACGTTCTAACGTATAATGAAGCTATGAAAGATTTAGTTGAAGTATTAGGAGAATTAAATACCGAACTTGCTAAAGATAATCAAATTGGTTTTGGTACTGGAACTAATGCAGGTGATGTTGTTAGTAAATTAGATTCAATTGGCGGATCCAGCTCAGGAAGCAATCAAGCACTGAATCAGTTAAATAGTACTATGCAGCAAGTATTAACAGTATTAGAAGAAACATACGTATTAGAAGAAAAACAAAATACAAATATCAAAGGACTAAACGGAAATTTAATCCGAGGTTAATGGAGTCATAAATGAGTTGGAAAAAACATTTTACACCTGTCGCAACTGGTGACAATATGGGAGGCAGTTATAGTCCTCTCGGAGGTGCGTCCAACGGAAGCAATCCAGGTCCTGCACGTACTAACTATTCAAGTTACTTACCAGATGTATATGTAGGAACTCCAAACAGAGTTGAACGTTATGGTCAGTACAACACAATGGATCAAGATTCAGAAGTTAATGCTGCACTAGATATTCTTGCAGAATTTTGTACCCAAGAGAATAAACAAAACAAAACTCCATTTATAATGGACTTCAAACAACAAGCTACTAATTCAGAAGTTACTATTATACAACAGTACTTGCTTCAATGGTGCAAGCTACAAAACTTTGATACTAAGATGTTCCGTACAATGAGAAATATTTTTAAGTACGGAGATGCATTTTTTATTAGAGACCCAGAAACCAAACGTTGGTTCTATGTTGATCCTGCTAACGTAACAAAAATTATTGTAAATGAATCAGAAGGCAAAGAACCTGAACAGTATGTTATTAAGAACTTTAATTTAAATTTTAAAGACGCAGTAGCAACAACTCCACACACTACAGGCGGAAACATAAGTGGCGGCGGAGCAGGTTCTTATCACCCGCAAGGCAATGCTAGAGGAATGGTAGGTCAACCGCAATCAAGTTTTACTGCAAGTAGATTTACAGAAGAAGACGGCGAAATAACTGTTGATGCAAAACATATGGTTCATCTAAGTTTGTCAGAAGGTTTAGATCAAAACTTTCCTTTTGGTAACTCACTGCTTGAAACTATTTTTAAAGTATACAAACAAAAAGAATTACTTGAAGATGCTATTATTATCTATCGAGTACAACGTGCGCCAGAGCGCAGAGTATTCTACGTTGATGTGGGCAACATGCCTTCACACCTTGCTATGCAGTTTGTGGAGCGTGTCAAAACGGAAATACATCAAAGACGTATCCCATCGGCGACAGGAGGCGGCACTAACGTCATAGACAGTTCTTATAATCCTCTGTCAATTAACGAAGATTACTTTTTCCCACAAACTGCTGAAGGGCGTGGATCAAAAGTTGAAACACTACCAGGCGGTACTAACTTAGGAGAGATTGATGACCTTAGATATTTTACTAATAAGCTCGTACGCGGTTTACGAATCCCTAGTTCATACCTACCTACCGGCGCTGACGATTCATCTGCGCAGTACAATGATGGACGAGTCGGTACTGCATACATACAAGAATTAAGATTTAATACTTACTGTGAACGTTTACAAAATCTTGTAGCTGAAGATTTTGATTTAGAATTTAAGCGTTACGTATTGGAAAAGGGTGTAAACATTGACACAGCAATGTTTGATCTAAGATTCCAACCACCGCAAAACTTTGCAGCATATAGACAAAGTGAAATTGATAATGCACGTATTCCTACATTTACACAAATGAGTGCAATACCTTACGTTTCAAATAGATTTGCAATGAAACGTTTCTTAGGAATGACAGACGAGGAGTTAGCAGAAAACGAACGCTTGTGGCGCGAAGAAAACGATGAAGCAATTGACCAGCCACCTACTGATGCAGGAACTGAACTAAGAAGTGCAGGAATTAGCGGAGCAGGTATGGAAGCAGACTTAGGTGCAGCAGAAGATGAATTAGACACTGGCGAAGCACCAATTGATGGCGGTGCTGGCGCAGGCCCAGAAACTGTTACAGCTGATCCAATTGGTGGAGCAGGCAATGACGCAACAACTGACCAAACTGTATAAATACTAACATGATACTTCGAGAACTATTTTATTTTGATAAAGAAACAATTGATCCGGTAGACGATAAGTCTTATGAGCCGGAAAATGATTCATCACCTGTTAAAAAAGATGACACTCGCAAGACTAGACTTACATTACGCCAAATCAATCGGGTTCGCAAAGCAAACGAATTACATACAGAGCAATCAAAGAATGATCTATTCTTTGTTAGACAAATGTATGGCATTGCTGCTAATGCTGAAGCCGGTGGGGTTTAATGGGTAAATTAGATAAGTCACAATACACAAAAGAGCAATGGAAAAAAATTAAAGCAGAGCGCAATGCTGCAAAGGCACGTTCACGAGCTGCTAAAGAAGTAGCAAAGAGAAATGCATTAATAGAAGCATGTGCTAAAAAAATTTCCAAAAGAATAAAAGATTCTAAATGTGCATTTGTATTAGGCAATGGCGCAAGTAGAAAAGGAATAGATTTACATCTATTAAAAAGTGCAGGATGTGTATACGGATGTAATGCACTGTATAGAGAATTTGAACCTGATTATCTAGTTGCTGTCGATACTAAAATGATTATTGAATTGCATAAAGCAGGGTATCAAAGAAATCACGAAGTTTGGACAAACCCAAACAAAGCGTATACTAACTATCACGGATTTAATTTTTTTCAACCTAGCAAAGGCTGGAGCAGTGGACCAACAGCATTATGGTTATCTAGTCAACATGATAACGAAGTAATTTATATACTAGGCTTTGATTATAAAGGTCACGAAGACGGTAAACGCTTTAACAATATATACGCAGACACATTCAATTATAAAAAGAGTAATGATAGTGCAACATATTTTGGAAATTGGATGCGTCAAACTACTACTGTTATTAAAGAAAATCCTAAAAAAAGATATATAAGAGTAATAGAAGAGGAAGGATTTATTCCGCAAGATTTAAAAATCCTTCCTAATTTAGAACACATTTTTGTTAAGGATTTGTTAAAAATTCTCCAAGATCCTGATATTCTATAAAAACGAGTCGTTTTGAGCCTATTTCTACGTACTTTTCTGTATAAAGAGTAAATATATTATGACAGCCCACGCCCTCGAGGCGTACATACATTTATAGGAGATGAAAATGGCAGATCGCAGCAAATTTGAAGAAATGCTCGAGCGTCTTATCAATGAAGATAAGGATGGCGCAGAAGAGCTATTCCACGAGATTGTAGTAGAAAAATCACGTGACATATACAACAACCTACTAGAAGATGAAGCAGAAGTAGACGAGTCAGATGACGAAGTTGAAGAAGCTACTGACGAAGAAGTAGATGAGTCAGACGAAGATCTAGACGAAGCATCAGACGAAGAAGTTGATGAGTCAGACGAAGAAGTTGAAGAAGGTTTTGACCTTGACGAGTTCGAAGTAGAAGCTGACCCAATGGACGCAATGATGGGCGGTGACGCAGGCGACGACATGGAAATGGATATTGACATGGGCGGCGACGACGAAGAAGGCGACGACGAAGGTGACGAAGGCGATGTTGAAGATCGTGTTGAAGACCTAGAAGATGCGCTAGAAGATTTAAAAGCAGAGTTTGAAAAAATGATGGCAGGCGATGACGCAGGCGATGATATGGATGACGAAGGCGACGACGAAGGCGAAGAAGAAGCAATGGCTTTTGAAGCTGACGAAGAAGTCGAAGAAGCTGCTGATGAAGAAGTAGAAGAAACAACTGATGAAGAAGTAGACGAAGCAGAAGAAGAAACTGAAGAGTCAGAAAAATCAGCTGGTGAACAAATGCGCGAATACGTAGAAAAAGTAAGCGCAACAATGGGTGACAATGGTGTTAACAACAAGTCAGCACACGCAAGCCCAAATCACATGGGAGACGGTACCTCAGCTAACATTCTAAATGGCGGCGAAGATAACGGTGGCGGTGACCATGCTGGTCTAGCAGATATTAATGCTAAAGAAGATGACGCAGGCAACATTAACAAGCCAGGCGGAAAAGCATCTAAAGCAGGAAAATCAGAGCCAGGCCACGGGGCTGAGAAAAAAGGTAAGCCCGAAGCAGCAGCTGATAAGAAATCATCTATCGGCAGCTAATAGAGTAAGGAACTTAAAATGATGAACTTACGAGAGCATTTGACATTCGACGCAGCTAGAATGGTCGTTGAATCTGCTAATGAAGGGAAAGACCTTTATATGAAAGGTATTATGATACAGGGCGGTGTGCGTAATGCAAACCAACGTGTATATCCTGTAAATGAAATTGGCAGGGCTGTCAAAACCCTCAATGATCAAATAACGAACGGATTTAGTGTTCTTGGCGAAGTTGATCATCCAGAAGGCCTTAACATTAACCTAGACCGTGTTAGTCATATGATATCCGAAACTTGGATGGACGATGCAAACGGTTACGGTAAACTTAAAATTTTACCAACTCCAATGGGACAACTAGTAAAGACAATGCTCGAAAGCGGCGTCAAACTAGGTGTCTCATCTAGGGGCTCTGGTAACGTTTCTGAAGACGGCAGTAACACCGTTTCAGATTTTGAAATTATCACTGTGGACGTTGTGGCTCAGCCTAGCGCCCCTGGTGCATATCCAACACCTATTTACGAACATCTAATGAATTCACGTGGCGGATATCAGGCATACGAATTAGCTCAGGCAACTAAACACGACGACAAGGCACAAAAGTATCTAAAGGAATCACTGATCAACATGATCAGTAAACTCCAATAAATTAGGAGAACGTAATGATAGATGCACTGAAACACCTCTTTGAAAACGATGTAGTTTCCCAAGAGATCAGGGCTCAAATCGAAGAAGCATGGGAAGCAAAGATTCGCGAAAATAAGTTAGCTGCTACAGCTGATTTACGTGAAGAATTTGCTCAGAAGTACGAACATGACAAATCTACAATGGTTGAAGCTATTGATAGTATGTTATCTGAAAAACTTGCTGAGGAAATTCAAGAATTTGCTGAAGATCGCAAGCAACTCGCAGAAGCAAAAGCAAAATACGCTATTGCAATGCGTGAAAATGCAGATCTTCTAAAAGATTTTGTTGTAGGTCAACTACAAAGCGAAATCAAAGAACTACATGCAGACAAAGCAGCAATGCAAGAAAACTACACAAAACTCGAAGAGTTCGTAGTCGAGTCCCTATCAAATGAAATTGCAGAATTTTATGAAGACAAAAAAGACTTAGCTGAAACAAAAGTACGTTTAGTACGTGAAGCTAAGACACACTTTGCTAAAGTCAAAAAGAACTTTATCGAAAGAAGTGCTACAGCAGTTTCTGAAATGGTTGGTAAATCACTTAAAGGTGAAATGGCAACTCTTAAAGAAGATATTGAAGCAGCACGTAGAAACGACTTTGGTCGTAAAATATTTGAAGCATTTGCAAACGAATATAGCATTTCACATTTAAATGAAAAAGGTGAAACTGCAAAGCTAATGAAAGTTGTTGAATTGAAAGATAAACAACTAGCAGAAGCAAAAGCATTTGCTACAAAAGCTAAAACACTTGCAGAAACAACAAGCAAAGAGAAATCACGCTTAGTTGAAGCCGCAAAGCGTGAAAAAATTATGAACGATTTGATTTCGCCACTAGGCAAAGATCAAAGAGAGATTATGACAGACTTACTGGAATCTGTACAAACTGATCGTTTACGTAAACAGTTTGACAAGTATCTACCATCGGTTATCGACAGTGGAAATGCTCCAGCGAAGCAGAAGGCAGTTCTAGCAGAAGGCAAAACAATAACAGGCAACCGTGACGATGTGTCACAAACTAACGTTAGTAGAAAATCAGCAGACGATGGGAATGTCTTAGACATCCGTCGATTGGCTGGCTTAAATTAAGGAGATAATTATGTCAGAACTACTAGAAAGTCGCTGGCAGGATACCAAAACAGCTTTACTTGAAGGCCTATCAGGCAATAAAAAAGCAGTAATGGCTTCCACGCTAGAAAACACTCGCAAGTATTTGAGTGAAAGTGCAACAGCTGGTGCTACTTCCGCCGGTAACGTTGCTACTCTTAACAGAGTAATCCTACCAGTCATCAGACGTGTTATGCCAACAGTAATAGCAAATGAGCTAGTTGGTGTGCAGCCTATGACAGGTCCAGTGGGTCAAATCCACACATTAAGAGTTCGTTATGCGGACACTTTCAACGCAGGTGCATCAGGTGCAACAGCAGGTGAAGAAGCTCTAAGCCCATTCAAAATTGCTGAATCATATTCAGGTGCAACAGACGGCAAGGCTGCGGCAACAGCAGTACAGGAAGGACAAGCTGGAAACAGAATGTCAATCCAAATCTTGAAACAAACTGTAGAAGCAAAAACACGCAAACTAAGCGCACGTTGGACCTTCGAAGCAGCTCAAGATGCACAGTCTATGCATGGCATTGACGTTGAAGCAGAAATCATGGCAGCTCTTGCACAAGAGATTACTGCTGAGATTGACCAAGAAGTTATTGCTTCGCTACAAACACTAGCAGGCACAGCAGCTGAAACATACGACCAAGCAGCAGTATCAGGTACAGCTACTTTTGTTGGTGACGAACATGCAGCACTTGCAGTTCAAATCAACAGAGTGTCAAACTTGATTGCACAGCGTACACGCAGAGGCGCAGGTAACTATGCAGTGGTATCACCATTTGCACTAACTATCCTACAGTCTGCAACTACAAGTGCATTTGCACGTACAACTGAAGGCACATTTGAAGCACCAACTAACACTAAAATGGTTGGTACATTGAACAATGCAATGAAAGTATATGTAAACACATACTCAGCAGATAACGCTGATGTACTAATTGGTTACAAGGGATCAAGTGAGTCAGACGCACCAGCGTTCTATTGCCCATATATCCCACTAATGTCAAGTGGTGTGGTACTAGACCCAGCATCATTCGAACCAGTCGTGAGCTTCATGACACGTTACGGATATGTTGAGCTAACTAACACAGCTTCGTCACTAGGTAACGCAGCTGACTACTTAGGTAAAGTTGCTATTACTAATGGTAACGTTAGCTTTAGCTAAGTTTATATAGTAATACTAGAATAGGCGCTACGGCGCCTATTTTTTTGGCTAGAAATCTAAGTACTACTAAATACCCTGATACACATTCTTAAACTAACATAGAAAGGTAATACACTATGAAACAGATATTGATTACATTATCTGCAATATTTTCTATTATTGCAGCATCTGCTTACGCAGAAACAACAACAACTCTTGAACAAAGAGTTGCTAACTTAGAAAAATCAGCACCTTCACTTCCGGCAGGTGTGTTTATTAACGGTGAAATTGAATTATACATTGATCCTGATAGTACAACAAATAAAACGGAAACTAATGCAGAAATATTTATAGGTCTGCAAAATGAGATCGACCATCCTGTTATTAATTGGGCAGGAGCAAGTACACGCCTTGATTCAAAATATTCTCTAAACAGAGCATTGGACAATACTATTGTTGAAAAACAATTAGGATTTGGAATTGCTGGTACAAGATTATATCTTGGCGAAACAGATGCTCAACGTTTAGGTTTTGCAAAAACATCTAAAATTGGCGCACCATTAGTTATTACAGAGTTAAGTAGTAGAATTGACCATAATGAAAAGATTGTACTTACATTTGGTGGATGGAAAAACAACAACGAGTTTGAGTTTGACGAATATAGATTACAGCGTGATACGCCATACGGCGGAGTTGTAGCATACGATCCAAATAATGAAGTAACATATGCAGGAGCAACAGTAAGTTTACTTGGTCTAGCTGATGTTTCTTATATGCGTATTGACAAAAAAGATGCAGTACTACAAGAAGGTTATTCAATTGGCACTCAAGTACTTCGTAGATACGGAATACCTGTAGGACTTGGAGTTGAAGTATGGGACGATGGCAACACTGGACCATTTACTTCTGAAAGCAGAATTGACATGGGAATAATGTACAATGTCAATAAAGAATTCATGCTTACTGCACATAAAGTCAAAAATGACGATATTGGTACAGATGCAATGTACTACGGAGCATTATATACTGTAGGCAATATCCAAACTGGATTGTATTTGCACCAAGTAGATAGAACAAACACATGGACCGGTCAAAGAACTGAATATGCTGATAGTATAAAAGCTACAATTAAATATTCTTTTTAGAAAAAAAAGGTTGACATCTTATATATAGATGCTATTATGTATATATAAGCTAGACGACGGTTTAGATTAGATAGTGCAAGGAACGGTGTTGCGTAGTGACACAACTTGGCTAGTAGCTGTAGTGGCAACATATGAGTGTAGAGATACAAAGATATGTTTTTGGAAGTAACTATCCGATACTAGGCTCCTCCGAATTATGCGAGAGCTACTAGGAGGTTGTTGGTATTCTCAAAGTCCAACCTATCACATTATTATTAAAGGTCTACCCACTAATGCGGTAGGCCTTTTTTCTTTTCTCTTAGACCTTTGATAAATACTATTGTCAAATAGTGTGCCGCAAGGCGGACTTATGCTGTACCCACAGCGTAGCTCATAGAACGGGCATAGGACTACTTAAATAGGAGAAAACAAATGGGAAGACCACTTAATAAAAGATTTTTCGGAGCACCAACAACAGATGGATCTGAAATCAAAGTACAATTTAATGACGGCTCTGGTTCAATGCCAGGATACATTGTTAACCAAAAAGGTTCAAAGCGTTTTAATTGTTCAAATGCCGGCGGAACAAAAACAGATCTTTGTACACTAGTAGATAAAGATTCAGCAGATATTCTAGCAGGCGAAATGACAATTACAGTAGACGACGACGGCACAGCACGTCAAGTTACTAAGATTACAGGACGCAAAGTTACTTTAGATGACGGATCAATTACAACTTGGGACTTCACAGGTACTGGTGATACAGTAGCAATTGAAGAAGCTGGTACAGCCGTAGGCGCAGGTACTGACACAGTACTAGGTACAGATGATGACGTACTAACAGGTGCTGACGATACTGAAGGCGACGACTAAAAATAATGTAGGGGGATTTATTCCCCCTACACTTAGCTAGGATTACATAATGTCAAGATTTCTTAAAGTACCAAACGGTGATTACAAAATACAAGTACAAGATCAAGGATCTATTGTATTAGATACAGGCTTTCAAACAGGCCAAGTTCGTATCACTGGAGATCTTGTAGTTGAAGGCGACACAACAACTGTACAGTCTGAGAACATGAGTGTTAGAGATAACATAATTGTTATTAATGACGGAGAAGCAGGTGTAGGTGTTACATTAAATGAAGCAGGATTAAGAATTGATCGAGGTAGTTTAGTTGATGCATTTATGGTGTTTGACGAAGACTTAACATGGACTGATCCAGTAACAGATAGTTTAAGAGAAGGTGCGTTTGTTTTCAAAGATGTAAACGGCGGAGCAGTTGGCTTACGATGTAATAGTATATCAACAGGCGGCGGCGACTTATACTTAATTAATTCAAGTACTGGTGTTGTTAGTGTATCAGGTACAAACAACTATGAAAATAATGTTACTGACGATGACCACCTTCCTAATAAGAAATATGTAGATGATGAAATTATTAATGCGTTTGCTACAGTATTCCAAGCAAGAATTGGTGAAGGGTCTGTACTTCCTTCGTTTGTCGAAGTTGAAGATAACGAAGACACAACACTTCCAAGTGTTGTAAAGATTGGACTAGACGATGTTGTTGTAGCAGAGTTCTACCGCAACAGAATAGAATTAAACGATTTAAGAATCGAAGGAACAAAACTAGAAACAGTTAACTCTAATGAAGACTTAGTACTTTCTACACCAGGATCAGGCGTAGTACGAGTACAAGACGTACTAGAGATATCGTCAACACCTAGTATTGACGATCCAGATCAAAACTTATTACAAGCAGGTGTACAATATGAACCTAGCTTTCCGAGTAATGGTATTAGACTATATGTAAAAGAAAGAGAATTTGGCGGTAGCGGAGTTTTCTTCAAACATCAGGATCTAACTAGAGACGAATTAATAAGTAAGAATAGATCAATAGTTTATAGTATGATATTTTAAAGGATAAAAGATGGCAATTAGCAGTGTAGCAGTAGCAAATACAGATACAGATTTAATACTTGTACCAGATCCGGTTGCAGGATGGGATCCTGCAACATCACCTGAACCTACAATAAGGTATGCAATTACAACTATTATGGTTTGTAATACTTGGGTACCTAATCCAGTTCATGAAGAAGATGGTATAACAAATTTTGATTTGCATCTTGTTAAAAGAGATGAACCAAAGAGTGACACAAATAAGATTATAAATGCTTTACAATTACCTGCAGGTGAAACATTTACTTTTGATTCAGAAAAAATAATTCTAGAATCAGGTGATAAAGTAGTTATAGTAGGTGAATCGCCCACTAATCTAAGTGCAACGGTAAGTTACTTAGAGGTATAAAATGAGATTAATTAAAGCACAAAGCACAAATTTAAGAAGTATCCGAGGCAAAGGCGTTAGGTACGATATAAATGACCAAGTTATTATGGATTCAAAGACTGGTATGCTTGTGCCTAAAGGACCTGAAAGAGATAGACCTTTTTATCCTGAAAATGGATTTGTTAGATATAATACAAATACAAGTCAATTAGAAGCATATCAAAACGGTGCTTGGAGAAATATTAAGTTTAAAGAACCTAATCAAGATCCTGGTATTGTACAGCAGTCATTAGGTGTCGGCGACGAAGTTGAAACAGACTTTGGACCATTAAACAGTGCTGATGCAGACTTTCCTGTGCCAGCTGCTGCACAAAATGTCTTAGTATTTGTTGAAAACGTATTCCAAATTTCAACAACAAACTATATACTGGTTCAAAATCCAGCAGGAAAAACACCAGGATGGTATATTAGGTTTAGCACAGCAGTTCCATTCGGAAAACCAGTTACTGTACTACATAACTTTGACAAGTAAAACCTATAAATACATTGTATAGGAGTTAATATGTCACAGTCTGGTAGAATAAGTGGCGGCGTTCTAAGAGCCAACATTGAAATTAATGAAAATAATGCAGGAAAAGATTTTCTAAATTTTAAGAATTCTGGCGCAAGCACAGCAGTATTACACATAGATCCACTAACAAGTAGGATTGGTGTAAATATGGAAAATCCATCTCGTCCGTTAGAAGCTCCTGTTAAAATTCGTACTACACATCTTGATGCAGATACAATGTATTTGCCTAACTTTACTATCGACGGCAACATTACAAATAATATAGGCCCAACTACATACATTGGTGCTGCAACAAAAATTGTTAGTAGTAGTATTGCTGTTGCTGATCTAATAATAGATAATCAAGAAATTAGAAGTAGACTTACTGATAGTAATATTAATTTACAACCTGGTACTGGCGGTACAGTAAATGTATTCAATGATGTTAATGTATTTGGATCACTAAATGCAACAGGAAACATTTCACATGCAGGTAGCTTAATATTTGGTGATAATCTTGCTGAAGACACAGTTGCATTTGACGTTGACGTAAACAGTGATCTTATACCTGATGCTTCTAGTACATATAATTTAGGAAGTCCAACTAAACGTTGGGGATCTGCTCATATTAATTTACTTAATGGCGATGCAATCCGAGCAGGATCAATATCAACAAATATTGTAAACAGTGAATTACGTCCAGGAAATATATTTTATGTTTCAATAAACGGCGACGATACTAATGTAGGTGATCATCCTCAAGGTCCATTTAGAACATTAACTCGTGCATTACAAGCAGCAGACTCAAGTGCAGGCGGACCGGTTAATATAAAAATAACACCTGGAGAATACCAAGAGCAATTACCATTAATAATTCCTCCTAATACTACAGTTGCAGGCGCTGACTTAAGAAATTGTATAATATCGCCAGCAGCAGGATACACTGATAAAGATGTATTCTTACTTGACGATAGTACAGGGGTAGAAAATTTAACTATCAAAGATTTCTTTTATAATAGCGGAAATAACACCGGACATGCCTTCAGATTTAGAAACGGCGGCGCAGTCACTACTAGATCTCCGTATGTTAGGAATTGTACAGTAATTACAGCAGGTAGTGTTACGTCAGTTAGTGATCCAAGAGGTTACGATCAAGGCGATGCAGGACGCGGTGCATACATTGATGGTGCTGAATTAGATAATGCAAGTATAAATGCTGCATTATTGTTTCATGCTGCAACATTTATTACTCCAGGAGTCGATGCTGTAACAATGACAAACGGTTGTAGAGTCGAATGGTTAAACTCATTTACTTACTTTGCAGCAAAAGGATTACGAGCAGTTAGAGGTTCAACAGGTAGAACTAGTACAGATGGTAGCACAGTTGAATACGGAGCAGAAGTAAGAGCAATTGGTTCTGCAAACGTATACGGCGGCATTGGTGCTGAAGCAGACGGTGATGGTACAATAATGTATCTTATTAATCATAACTTTGCATACATCGGTGTTGGTAAAGATATTACAAATGATGCTACACTTGTTGATTCGTCTCAAGTAGCATTACAGCTTAATACTGGTAAGATATTCTATAGTGCTACAGATCAAGTAGGTAAATTTAATGTTGGTGATGATTTCTTTGTAGATTTAGACAAAGGTATTACAAATATTGACACTTCAAATGTGAATTTTGATGGATTAAATAGCCTTGCTATACAAGGAACCAATAGTAGAACATTATTAAGTTCAGAAGCTGTAGATACTGGCAATTTAAGACTTGCTGGTAACACATTATTTTCTTTATCAGGCGATGTAAATGTTACTGCGGCAACTTCAACAACTAATTTACAAAATAATGTAAGTATGAAAAAAGACTTGTCAATGACAGGCGACTTTACTATTGATGGGACATTAATAACTTTTGGTAATCAGTTTCAAGACACAGTTACATTTAATGTAGACATTGATCAAAATCTTAATCCTGATAACACACAAGAACATATATTAGGATCTTCTAGTTACAGATGGAATGTTGCATACCTAAGTAAAGCAGAATTAGATGGTATACAAATTTTTGATAACCAAATAACTACTAAAGATACTAATGCAAATTTAGAACTTCTTAGCAACGGCGGGTCAGGAGTTGTATCGTTGGAAAACGTTACATTTAGAGATAATGTTATTAGTACGTATGCCGGAGATCTAAATTTAAATATCACAACTGATTTCCTTGATATACAAAGTGAAAAATTTGTACTATCTAATGGTACAACAGCTCAACAAATTAGTAATCAGTCTGCATTAAGATTTAACACACAAACAGGATTGTTTGAAGGATACGGCGATGGTAGGATTACATTTAGAGGCGTATACTCAGATGATCAAAGAACAAAAGTAGTTGCACACAAAACAAATAATACTTTAAACTTCTATGTTAATAATATAGAAGTTGGCGAAGTTAATGCAATGGGTTTAGAAATAAACGGATTACAAAGTGACGGAATATTAATTAACGATAACGTAATTACTACTAACGAAACTAATGCAAATTTAGAACTACGCAGAACAACAAACGAAACTATACGATTAAATGATCAAGAATATATTAGAGATAATATAATTACAAATAATAATCCTGCTGGGGCAATGATATTAGGTACTACAGATAACGGATTTATAAAGTTTGTAGGTACTACAGGTACGTTCCTTAGTACAAGTGGTCAAGTTTCAATAGATGATATATCAGCAGTAAGTATTGCTACAAATACTGTTACTGGATCTAATATTTTTGCAACAACAGCTGGTGGTGTAAGTATACAATCTGCAGGAACCGGAGTAGGTGATAATGGAGGGTTTGCAACTAACACACACTATCTATTTACAAGTACATCTAATACTAGCATAGAAACAAGCGAACTTGATCTTACTAACTTTAGCGGAGCTTCTTTGGAAGGTAAAGTTATTGTTGGCACAGGATCAAATGGTAGACAGCGTCCAGAAAATTTAGAAACATTGTTGTTCCAATGGTCAGATGATAACACAAATTGGCAAACTATAGGAACTATTGCATCAGGAGCAACAGCAGCAGAACAAGCTGATTGGTCTGACTTTGAAGTTAGAGTACCATTAGACGTATTTGGACTTGCTATTCCTGCTGCAAATGGATCTATAACAACATCTGAAATTGGAAGTTCGTCAAATGCAAGCAATCAAACCTTTAGATTAAATATTGAAGACTTGTTAGGATTTGAACCTGATAATGCAACTATTACTTCAATTGAGTTTAGAGGTGACTTTGGTGATAATACAGAATATGTTGATGTAACAATTAACGGTGTAACATATAGAATAGGCGAAACAGAAGATGCAGGTGACAGTGCAGTATTTTTGCCAAGCACCAACGGAACAAATATTGATATAACTAGTTTGCTTAATGAAGTAGATTTTCAAACAGGATTTGAAGTTAGTGTAAATCCGTCTAGCGATATTAGTTTTGATACTGTAGGTATTGGAGACTGGTGGCAACTACGATTTAATATTGATGCGACAAGAGATGAAGTAAGTACAGATATATCACAAGTTAAATTTAGATTGTTTGAAAACGTTACATCATTAGATGATGGCGATAATTTTGGGGTTACTGATTTATCACTTAGATATTCTACTGATGAAAGTGTTAGTCCTGAAATTGGTGCAATAAGATTTAATATAGGTTCTAAGCAACAAGAAGTATACAATGGTACAATATGGATACCAGGTACTGGTCAAGAAGAAGATCCTGTAACTAATGAAGTTATGGAAGATCTTAGTAACGAATGGACGTTAATCCTAGGCTAACGTAGCCCTTTTCTTTATTTTTGATAAATATTATTAATGCAACGTATGACCAATACTTGCAGGGACAAACTGTGGTTAGCCAGCAAAGAACCGTAAGGGTGAGAATTAGGCTAGAGGGACAGGATCCCCGTATTGAGGAGAAAAGATGGCTGTTGGTCGCATATCCGGTCCGCTCTTGAAGCAAAACTTACTTCGTGAAGGAGTAGACTTAGCTTTTGAGACTGACTTACTTTATCTAGATGTGAATAACAACCGCATCGGTATTAACAAAACAAATCCTCAATTCGATTTAGATGTTAATGGTATAGTACGCACCCCCACTGTTGAAGCAACAACATTCGCCGATATAAGCGGCGTTCAATTCTCTGGTGATACAATATCTACTACAAATAGCACACTTACAATCGGTACAGGCGACAATGTAGTATATCAAAACAGATTAGAAATTGATGACATTAATTTAGAAAATAATGTTATTAGTACAGACAATACAAATGCAAATATAGAATTTAGACCAAACGGAACTGGTAGTGTCGAAGTACATTCTGACATGAACGTAACAGGTAACATATTTGCAACAGGAAATATTACAGCAGACGGCGAAATTACTATTGGTGATGCTGATACAGACTTCATTACATTTAATGCTGAAGTAAACAGTAATATTATACCAGACATAGATAACACATACAGCTTAGGTAGTGATCCTGATCTAGGAGGTAAGCAATGGGGTGATGTCTATGTGCAAAATTTCTTTGCAGGAACAATTGATACAACTGGATTAATAGTTGACGGCATAGATTTAAATCTACGCCCAGGCAATACAATCTTTGTTGCAGAAAATGGTGATGATGCTAGTTCAGGTGATCATCCACAAGCACCATATGCTAGTGTAGCACAAGCATTAACAACAGCAACAGCAGGTGATACTGTTTATATTATGCCTGGTGTTTATACAGAAGTGTTTCCACTTACAATACCTACAGGTGTAAATGTACACGGACATAGTTTGAGAAGTGTTACAATACAACCAACTGCTGGTACAGTAACTAATGATGCGTTTATTCTAAATGGTGAAACTACAGTTGAAGAATTAACAATTACAGGATTTAATTTTGATGCCGGCAACAACACAGGTTACGCATTTAAGTTTAATTCAACATTCCAAGTAAACAGCAGATCACCTTACATAAGAAACGTAAGTGTTATTACAACAGGTACAACAACTACAGCGGAAGATCCAAGAGGATTTAATACAGGTGATGCAGGTAAAGGTGCATACTTAGACGGAAGTTTAGCAACGCCTGCAAGTAAAGAAGCAGCATGTTTATTTCACGCTGTAACATTTATTACTCCTGGAGTTGATGCTGTTACATTTACAAATGGTGTTAGAATAGAATGGCTAAACTGCTTTACATATTTTGCTAATAGAGGCGTATACTGTGTTGATGGCACAGACGGAAAAGCAAGTGTTGGCAAAACAGCACTTCGTGTTAGTGATTTAACAGGAACAATTACACAAGGCGAAACTGTAACATATTATGATACAGACGGAGTAACAGTATTAGCAACAAGCACAGTCGAAAGTGTTGATGCAGATAACAAATTTTATGTAAGTGGAAAAGTTACAGGATTTGAAACAGCTGAAGAACGCCCAGGAAAACAAGTTACCGCAAACGGTGACGCACAACTTGACACATCTATCAAAAAGTTTGGTACAGCAAGTTTACAAGTTGACGGCACTGGTGATTATGCAAGTATACAGCCACAAAATGATTTTGGTTTTGGAACTGGCGACTTTACAATTGAAACTTGGATTTACCTTCCTTCAACACCTGCAACCAACAATGTATTAATAGATTTAAGAGCAGCACTTGATAGTGACGTTGCTCCAATGCTTAAAACAAGTAATGGATCTCTTTATTACTTTACTGACAATGCAAATAAGATTACAGCAGCAGGCGCAATATCAGCAACAACATGGCATCATATTGCTTTAACACGTAACGGCACTGATACAAAATTATTTGTAGACGGAACACAAGTAGGTACAACTTACACTGATAATAATGATTACGGAACTGCTAAACCATTAACAATTGGTGCAGCACATGATGCATCTGATGCAACAACAGGTCATTTTGATGATGTTAGAGTTATAAAAGGTACAGCAATATATACTGCAAACTTTACTGCACCTACAGTAAATTTATATGCAACTCCTACTACAGTATTATTACTTAGATTTAACGGAGTTGATGAGTCTACAACTTTTGAAGATGAAGTAATTTACGCACAAGATATTAGATTTAGTGGCGGTGCAACAGCAACTAGAATTACACTTGCAGATTACACAGATTTCGGCGCAGAAGTTAGAATGATTGGTAGTGCAAGTGTATATGGTAACTATGGTATTTGGGGCGACGGTCCAGGGGTTATTGTATATGCAATTGGACAAAACTTAGCATACATTGGTAACGGCAAAGAAGTTACTAACGATGCAACAACAGTTATACAAGCAAACGAAGTAGTTGAATTAAACAATGCAAAAGTAAGATACAACTCAGTTGACCATAAAGGCGACTTTAGAGTAGGCGACTTGTTCTACGTTAACCAAGAAACTGGCGTAATAACATTTACAAGTTCTAACTTTAATGTATCTGCTGGACAAGGACTTACTTTCACAGATGGCGGCAACACTACATTTGTTGACGGCAATAGAATTGACACAGGTAATTTAAGACTTAGTGGTAATACATTAGAAAGCCTTTCAGGAGACGTTAACGTAACTGCTGCAAGTGATCAAATTAATTTAAACAATAATGTTAATATTACAGGAAACTTAGATGTTACTGGTAATGTTACAATTGGCGGCGACATTACAATTGGTGATGAAGCATCTGACGCAATAGAATTTATAGCTGGCATAAACAGTGATATTGTTCCTGCACAAAACAGTACATATAGCTTAGGTACTCCTAGTAGAATTTGGAAAAATATTTGGGCTAATCAAGCAGAAATAGACGATATAAGAATCACACAAAATTATATTACTACTACAGCAACAAACGCTAACTTAGAATTAAGATCAAGTGGTACAGGTAGTATAGTAATTGATAACTTGACTGTAGACGACATTACAGTTTCAAGTACATCAGATATAAATTTAGCAGCAGCAAGCGGATATGTAAAAATACAAACTACTGGTGCTATAAAACTTCCAACAGGTACTACAGCAGAAAGACCAGCAGTTGAACCAGGCATTGTAAGATTTAATACACAGTTGAACAGATTTGAAGGTTACGATGGAAGTGACTGGATACAACTAAATGGTGTTATTGATCTTGATGGTGATACACAAATTAGAGCTGAACAAACACAAGGTGCAAATGACAATATTATAAGATTTGATATTGCAGGCACTACTGTAGCAGACCTTAATGGAACAAGATTAGCAGTTCCAAGATTAACCGTAGATGACATCGAAATCGACACTAATGTGATAACTACAGTTACAACAGATACAGATTTAGAACTAAAGGCACAAGGAACAGGCAGCGTATTATTAGAGAATTTTGCATTTGATGATAACAAAATTACTAATACAGTTACTGATAGTATAACACAATTTGTTAGCACAGGTAACGGGTACGTAAAAATTGATGGCACCAACGGTGTTGTTATTCCGGTAGGTACAAACCTTAATAGACCGGCCCCAGCTTTCACAGAAGTTGGTATGTTAAGATTTAATACGTCAGATGGACGAGTTGAAGCATACGACGGATTGCAATGGGGTTCAGTTGCTGGACAAACAGGTGCTATTACAACAATTGACGCAGGTTTCTTAGCAGTAGAAACAGTTTTATACTTAGGATAACACAATGGCAACATTTTTTAGAAATAACGTAATAAAAGAAATTGGCACAAAGCCTGTAGAAATTCTACAGACAACGCCAGCAAACAGGGCAACAGTGATTGGACTAAGTTTAACAAATTTAACTACTAGTTTTGTTTACTGTAGTGTATTAATACAGGATGATACTAGTGTTACTGGTTTCTACTTAAAAGAAACATTGTTGCCAGCAAACACAAGTTTGCGAGTAGTATCAACAGGTGAAAAATTAATTATTGCACCGTCAAACAAATTACTTGTACAAGCAAGTGTAAACGATTCAATTGATTGCGTATTAAGTTACGTAGAGATTACATAAGGAAATAGATATGTCATATTATGTAGGTAACAATCCACAAGACGTAGTAAACGGAATTATTAAACGTTATTTCTACGGTATGCGCAGAAACGATGACGGAGAACTATTTCTAGTTAGATCCGATCAGTTACAAGGCGGCGAAGAACAAACAGTTACAGTTAACGATCTTGGAACAGCAGATGGAAACTTTCCAGACTTTGAAGAAGGTATTGATTTCTTAGACGGTATTGATGAAGATCATAACTTTCTTTATGAAAATTTAAGATATCCTCAAATTAAATGGGATGGTAGATCAATATTGTACTACGTTGATCCAGCAGATGGTCAACTTATATTAAGAATTAGTGAAGGATATGAGTATCCGCAAAATATTTCAGCAGAAGGATACTAAGGGGTTTTTAAATGGCAGAGTTTAATTTAGAAAGATTTAAGTATAACTGGACAGGTGATTGGACACCTTTCATAAGTTATAAAAGAGATGACGTTGTAAGACATGGCGCAAAATCATATGTATGTGTTGTAACACACACAGCTGACGCAAACTTCTACGTTGATTTAGATTACATATTACCTAATTCAAATCCACCGGTATCACAGCCAAAATGGAAAGTAATGACAGACGGTAAATCAACATTTGTTGGTGACTGGACAATTGGTAACGAGTACAGATTAGGTGATGTTACATTATATTCAGGTACATTATATTATTGTGTAGTTGCGCATACTGCTGCTGAGTTTGGAGCTGAAATAACAAACTGGAGCGTGTTAGCAATAGGAAATAAATTTGTAGGACCTTGGGCTCCAACAACATATTACGGTCCAAATGCACTAGTAAAGTACAACGGTATTGTTTACAAGTGTTTAGTAGGACATTTAAGTCAAAGTGCTTTAATTGGTATTGAAGACGAATTTGGTGATGACTCAGCAGGTAAATGGGAAGTGTTCTTAGACGGTGTTGAATTTGTAGGAAATTATGCTGCTGGAACAAGGTATAGAAAAAATGATTTAGTTAAGTATGGTAGTTCTATTTGGAAATGTACAGTAGGACACAGTGGTGCTAACCCAATTGACAACAGATACTTTAATGTAGAATTTCCAGGACAAAACACAGAAGGCGAATGGAACGCAGATAATAGTTATCAAGAAGGAGATTTAGTAAGATCCGGTGGTAACGTATACCTAGCTATTACGTCTACAACAGGTGAAAAACCAGACTTTATTGATTCAAGTTCGACTTGGTTAAAAGTTTCACACTCTAACAACTTTAGAGGCGACTGGGACGCAACTGCAACTTATTCAACAGGTGATTTAGTACGTAGGGGTGGTGAATTATTTAGATGTGTAAGAAACACACTTAATGACGGTTCGACACTTGATTATTTAGACGATAACGATTGGGAACTTGTAGTTCCGTCACAAAATTGGAAAGGTCCTTGGACACAAGACACAACTTATGGTAGAGGCGATATTGTTAACTTCTTTGGTAACACATATTATGCTTCTCAGTCACACTTATCAACAGATAACAACTTTCCGGGCGATAACGGTAGTGGATTTAACTATTGGGACTTATTAGTACAGTCTGGTAACACAGTTGGTATGAACAATACAGGTGACTTACTAACTTATAATCTTTCACGTAGATTACAAGGTGACGGGTCAACATTTGATGTAACTAACGTACCTATCGGTGAACGTCAACAAGTACTAATGGTAGACGATAATGAAACATTAGGTTATGAATATTATTCTAAAGCATCAAACCAACTATATGTTTCACTTGACGGTATTGACGACGAAACTGATACTTTAAGAGGATCAATACATTTACCATTTAGAACAGTTAAGTATGCAGCTGAATATGCTGATAAAAACTTTAATGGCGAGCTTTGTAAAATATTTATTAGTACAGGTAGATTTGAAGAAACCCTGCCTATTATTGTACCAAAGAATTGTGTAATTATGGGAGACGAACTTCGTTCAACAACAATTGCTGCAGGCTCACCTGATCCTGACTTAGCAGTCGATCTTTCTTACAGAAAAACAGTTATTGCTAGATTAAGAGCAATTATGCCAAATATGCTGTCAGGAGGCGAATTTGAAAAAACTCCAGGCAATACATTTGATTTTGATAATACATTCCCTGCATCAGATTCTACAAACACTAATAACTTACAAGTGTTGCTTGATACATATGACGACTATTTAGACTTTTACATAGGAAGTATAGGTAATGTTGCAGATACTGAAGGTAACAACGGCGCCGAAACGTCAACTGAAGTTGGTTATGCTCGCGATATTTTATTAAACAATAGAAACTTTATAATTGGCGAAGCAACAGCTACTATGGATAACTTTAGAGCAGATGTTACAAGTGCTAATGGTTCAGAAGATTGGCTAATTGGTGCAACAGGTAACTTGACTGTAGGGTTACCTATCAAATTTGCAGATACAATTGGCGGCCTAGAAGCAAATGTACGTTACTATGTACACAGCATTATAGATAATATTACTTTCAAAGTATCGAAGCGTGTAGGTGATGACCCAGTTGATTTAACAAGTGAAGTTAAAACAGTACAGCAATATTACGATTATAAAGCACAGCAAGTTACATTAGACATAAGTCTATTAATTGAAGCACTAAGATATGATTTATTATATCCAGGAAACTATAAAACAAAACTAGCTGCAAGATATTACACAAATGATATTTTAGGTAGTAACTTAGAAGATATGTTCTACTTTAGAGATGCAACAGGCATGAGACAATGTACTATTGAAGGTCTTAAAGGTGTACTTAATCCTCCAGGAGTATTTGAATTTTACCAACGTCCGACAGCTGGTGCTTATGCATCACTAGATCCAGGTTGGGGACCAGAAGATGAGCGTTGCTGGATTATGACTAGATCACCTTATATACAAGGTGTAACAACATTAGGTACAGCATGTATTGGCATGAAAGTTGACGGAGCATTACACAACGGTGGTAATAAGTCAATGACAGCTAACGACTTTACACAAGTATTAAGTGATGGTATTGGAGCATGGATTGATAATAATGGTAGAGCAGAACTTGTGTCCGTATTTACATATTATAATCAAGTTGGATACTTAGCTACACAAGGCGGAGTTATACGTGCAACAAACGGTAACAACTCATATGGTAGATACGGAGCAGTAGCAGAAGGTATTGATCCAAACGAAATTTCTAAAACTGCAACAGTGTTTAACAGAAATCAAGACGCACAAGTAAGTGCAGTGTTCGCTGGCGAAGTTAGTGACTTTATTCTTAACTTAGAATATAGTAACGCAGGTCAAAACTATACAAATGCCAATGTTGCATTTACTGGTTCAGGAGCACAAGCAAATGCTGTATTTGAAGATATAAGAGATGGCGGATTATTCGAAGCAAGATTGCTTACACCACCAGATTCAGGTAGCGCCGGCGGCAGTGGATATACACTTGAAGGTAACAACGCACAAGATGGTGACGAAACTACTATTACTCTTGCAACAGCAGATGATAATGACGCAGCAGCGTATACAGGGCAGCGAATTCTTATTACATCAGGCGTAGGTACAGGACAGTATGGATATATACAATCTTACAATTCAGTAACAAAAGTAGCATCTGTTTATAAAGAAAGTAATGATGAGCCAGGTTGGGATCATGTTGTTGCAGGTACTGAAATTGCTAGTGAACTTATAAGCAGTACAACATATAGAATTGAACCAAGATTAACTGTAAATGCTCCTGCCTTTACAGCAGAACAAAAATTTATTCCAGGAAACGGTAACTGGGTAGATGTTGCCTTTGGCGGCACAACTGAAACTTTCTTAGATATTGCAGGCGAATTTGGTACAGGAGAAACTACTGATGTAGTTGCACAAGTTGCTAGATTTAATGTTACAAAGACAGGACAAAGTTACGTTGTAACATTAAGAAACGGTTTTGATGGAGCAGGATATGCTGTAGGCGATACTATTACAATTGTTGGCGCATCAGTTGGCGGTACAACACCACTTAACAATATTGTAATTACTGTCACAGAAATATCAAATGATAGTACAAACAGTATTTCAAACTTTACAACAACAGGTATAGGTACAGAAGGACGGTTTGTATCAGTACTTAAAAGTTCACTAAGTGCAGCATATTCTAGTAATGGCGGAGACTCGTGGTCACCAGCTGACTTGCCTGATTCAGGAGACTGGACAGCAGTAGCAGCAGGAAACAACAGATTTGTTGCAATTAGAGATGCATCAGCAAGAATGGCATATAGTTTAGATGGCATAAATTGGACTAGAGGATTCTTACCACAAAACAGAGAATGGATAGATGTAATATATGCAAAGAATAAATTTGTTGCTATTGCAGCAAACTCTCAAGATTATGCAATATCAGAAGATGGCATAACTTGGACTGAGCAAGTATTTCCAGATGTTACTTCCGGAGGAGTTGGTGACTCAACAGCAACACAATGGCAGTCAATTACATACGGAAAAAATAAGTTTGTAGTATTATCAAATGCTGATAATGTAATTGCAACATCGCCGACAGCTGGTACAGGATCATGGACAGTTTACGAAGATGCACTTCCGGTAGTTACTGATTGGCAAAGTATTGCATACGGTAACAACCGTTATGTTGCTATATCAAGAACAAACAGTGAAGCAGCATATAGTTTTGATGGCGAAACATGGACATCAGCAACTATGCCAAAACAAGACGGATCATCACATCATAACTGGACTAAAATTAGATACGGACAAGGCATATTTTTTGCAGTAGGTGATACAGGTAGTAGAGATGTTGGACGGGACCCGACTTTTGGTGAAACTACATTTGCAGCAACATCTGAAGATGGAATTATATGGACCAACAGAGAACTACCAAGCCCAAGACAAAAATATAGATCATGTGCATTTGGTTCGTTTGAAGGCAGAGGCAGATGGATGCTAACAGCTGAGAATGACATTGGTGACGGAACATGTAGAGTGTTTACTGGTTGTAGAGCAAAATTGAGAGCTAATATTAATACTGGTGTGTTTAGTGAAATTAAAGTTTGGGATCCAGGTAGTGGGTATACAGCAGAAGATCCTGCTGTAATAACAATAGTTGATAACGCATTTTCAGTTGCAGTATTAACAGAAAACAGAATAGGCAACGGCGTTCTTGCACAACCTAGCTTTGTATTTAGAGGTTTTGGATATAGAACATCTAGCACACGAGCAAACATAAGTGGTGACGGTTTTGCAGATATTATTCCAATTGGTGCAGATATAGTTGTAGATAATTTAGACGTATATCCAGGACCAGGTGCACAGTTCTTGTTTGCAAGTATTCCAGACTTAGACACTGCTAACGAAGACGACTTAAAGATTTTCACAGTACAGCAGATAACACCACTTGGTGCTGATGATAATGGAAAATTAAAAGCAGGAATAAAACTTACACCTATTATAGAAAACTTAGACAGTCTTCAAAACGCTACTGTAATAACAATACGTGAACGTTATTCACAGTGTCGTATTTCAGGACACGACTTCTTAGATATCGGAACAGGAAACTTTATAATAACAAACTATCCAGATGTTTATTCAGACGGTGCTTACTTTGTTGCTGCACCTGAAAACGAAGTACAAGAAGAAAACGGTGGACGAGTGTTCTATACAAGTACAGACCAAGATGGTAACTTTAGAGCAGGTGAGTTGTTTAGTGTGCAACAGGCAACAGGTATTGTTACAATTAGTGCTGAGTTCTTTGACTTAGATGGGTTGAGTGAATTAGCACTAGGCGGAGTTAGACTTGGTGGTTCGGGTGCTGTTGTTAGAGAATTCTCAACAGATCCAAACTTTACTGAAGATAGTAACAACGTTGTTCCGACACAACGAGCAATAGCAACATTCTTGCAAAACAGACTTAGCCAAGGTGGTAGTGCTCTTGAAACAGGAACACTTATTGCAGGTGTTACACGTCTAGGTAACAAAGGAACAGAGGACCAGTATATTGACACTACAACTGGTATTGAAATATTATTACCGAGAAGAATGGTAATTGATAAAGGAGCAGAGATTAGCGGAACAATAGTTAAGCAAATGATCATTCTAAGCGAAAGCGGAAATGACTTTAGCATTGACAATGACTTTAGTGACGGTAGTTTTTAAGGAAAAATGAGCAATCAACATATTAGGATAAATACTTTGAGCGGAGTAGAAAATGGCAGAATTTAAACTAGGTAGAATTAGGTTTGTCTGGAAAAACAATTGGACAACCAGTACCACATACTATAAAGACGATGTTGTCTTTAACGGCGGCAGAATGTATATTTGTGTCATTGGACACGAAAGTCAGGCAAACTTTTATAGTGACTTTGACGTTGTTCCGCCAAAATGGAATATTGTCAGTGATGGATTTCAGTGGAAAGGTGACTGGTCAACAGGCACAGCATACATCTTTAATGACATTGTAAAATACGGCGCCCGCTTGTATGTAGCAACAGCAGTACATACATCACAAGCATCTGCTGATGACGGATTAGAAGCTGATATTGGAAACTGGGATGTCTTTGGCGAAGGCTTAGACTTCAAAAGTACATGGTCAGTAAGCACAAAATATAAAATAAACGACCTAGTTAAATATGGTGGCTATTCATATGTATGTATTACTCCACATACATCGTCAGCAACAGCATCGCTTGGTTTAGAAGCAGATCAATCTAAATGGTCCGTTCTTAATGCAGGTATTGAATACAAAGGTAACTGGCAAGGTTCTGCAACAAGATATAAAATAAATGATGTTGTTAAGTACGGTGCAAGTCTTTGGCTTGCAACAACTGCTCATTCAAGTACTAATAACTTTTCAACAGATGAGTCAAATTGGACACAGTTTGTTCAAGGTTTCCAATTTGAAGATGATTGGGATACTTACAAAGTTTACCAAAAAGGTGATGTTGTTAGATACGGTGGTAATCAGTATGTAGCATTAGAAAACCATACAGGATCACGTCCAACAGATGAAACAGATGATCCTAATAACTGGCAGCTATTTACAGAAAACTTTAGATTCTTAAACGCTTGGGGCGAAGACTCAACTAACCAAGATTATAAAGTTGGTGAAGTTGTTAAGCACGGCGGATACACATACTTGTGTATTAAAGACAGTAATAACAATGAACCACCAGACGCAACATATTGGACAAGACTAAACAGTGGCTTTAATTGGAAGGGCGCATGGGTAGATGATTCACGTTATATATTAGGTGATGTAGTACGTTACGGATCAAGCAGTTATGTTTGTGTAAATGCACACTGGTCAGAAGGTGATGACTTTTCAACAGTACAAGTTGGCGCAGGCGGAGGCGGAAATGAAAATTCACGTCCAGACCTAGACGCAACAGGTACATACTGGAACGTTCTAACAGTTGGTAGTGAAGCAGAATTCCTAACTACAAAAGGCGACTTGGTTTATTACGGCGGTGCAGGTCCAACAAGATTACCAGTAGGCAGCGAAGGACAAGTATTACGTGTAAGCGACGGAGCAATTCCAGAATGGTCATACTTGGGCGCAACAGACGATGTTTACTATGTTGCACCACATGGTGTTGATAAGCCTGCTCCAGATGCAGGACGCACAATTGATAAGCCTTTCAAAACTATTAGATATGCATGTGAAGCAATTGAAAATGGATCAAGAGTTCCAGCAGTTGCACGTATGTTAGAATTAAACAGACAATTTATAACAAGAGAAATTGTTGAGTGGACAGATTATCAAGTAACAAATGACATTGCTCCTTTCACAGCAGCATTTACATATGCACAAGAAAAATGTGAAAGAGATATGGGTTTCATTGTTGACGCCTTTATATATGATTTAACACATGGCGGAAATGTAAAATCAAGAGAAGCAGCATTACGTTATGTAAGAGATCCAGGAAAATTTTATGCACTTGGTCAAGAAGCAGAAACTGTAGCTAGTATTAACTACGGCATTGCATTGATACAAAAAGTGCTTCTAGGTGAAGCACCAGCAGTAAATTACCAAACAACAAACGGTGATAATTCAACAGCAGTAGTTGCACAGTATTTTGATACTAACTTTACTAGCTTAGATACACTAGAATATAACGGAGCCGGAGGCTCTACAGGAACAGCATTGGGCGTTAACGCATCTATCCAAGATCCAGATGCAACTGGTAGTGGCGGCTACGGCGGTGGCGACAATGACGGCGGAGGATACTACTAATGGCTACAGTATTTGAAAGAGTACAATCGCTCGGTGAAATAATTACCGATGCAGTAACAGCAGGTGTGGATACTAATGTACCACCCAGAGAAATTAGGAACAGTTTAGTAAAAGTAGCAACAGGTACTTATACTGAAGTGCTTCCGATACGTGTTCCAGCAGAAACATGTATTATAGGTGACGAATTACGTTCAACTAACGTACAACCTAGAAAAGCAACAAACGCTACACTAACTCCTAGAAAGGACTTTAGATTTAGCCATCATGCATTAAACAGACTTACTGAAATTATTGGTGATGTTGTAGACGGTACCTCCGTAACGCCAACATCAGGAAATAACGTAACTCAGTTTGCACAATTTCCATTAGGTCAGCCTGCAGAAAGAGATTCTGCAGAAATGCTTTCAAAAATACTAATAAGAAATATTGACTCTTCATTACAAACACAGCTAGGAAGAGAAATTCCAGCAAGTGCTTCAACAGATGGAGATTTTCAAAAAGCAGCTGACATGATTAGTACAAACAAAGAGTTTATACAACAAGAAGTTATTGCTTACATTAAAGACCAGTATCCAAACTTAGATTATAGTAGAACATCATGCAAAAAAGATGTTGCATTTATTTCAGATGCAGTTGTATACGACTTAGTATATACAGGTAACTGGCAAAGTATTCAAGCAGGTCTTGCATATTATGACGGTAGTACAGGTAATCTACAAATTGATAGTGAAGAAAAAACAGCAACTATTGCTGCATATACACACTTAAAAGATGTATTAAAGCAAATAGGTAGAAGTACAGCAGTTAGTCCACAGTACTCAACAGGTGGCGCAGCTCAGTTCTTAGGCGATGGCGGCTCAGTTGCAGCGTCAACAGCTATTGACGGCTTAGTAGATGATATTATTACAATAATTAATCTAGGACCTGACAATGCTCCAACAATCACATATCCAAATGTAGCAGGCGTTGCAGCAGGACTTACAGGTGCTTCAACAACATTACTTACAAAGTATACAGATATTAAAGAAGGTGCTATTGACTTTATAAGCAAAAACTTTGGTAGCTTTAGATATAATGCTACAACTTGTCGTAGAGACTTAGGACGCATACTTACAGACGTTGCACTAGACGTTGCATTAGGTACAAACTATAATGCAGTGTTCAACGGTATTTCATATACACGCCCTGTAAATGCATATAACTTGCAAACACAGCGTACAGAAACTTCAGGTGCTATTAGATTTGCAAAAGGTCAAGCAGGCGCAGCATTAACTGATTCAACTGCACTTAGTAGAAGTAACGCAGCATTTGATGAAATATTAGATATCTTAGACAATAGTTCAATTTACACAACTGGAGCAGTACCAGGTGACGGACTTGCAGATGCACTAAGTTTACCAACAGGATTAAGTTCAGCAGATCAAACAAATGCTGCTGCACAGCTAGATGCTAACAGAGTGTTTATTGCAGCTGACGTTAATGCTTATGTAGCAGCTACATATCCATCATTAACATATGACGCAGCAAAATGTGCAAGAGATGTAGGATATATATTAGATGCTTTAAGATATGATATATTATATGGCGGAAACAGTGCTTCAATAAGAATTGCTCAATCATACTTTGGTAGTACAGGTGCAGCTTACCCAGCAGGTCAAATTACTGAAACAGCAGCAGCTTATACACATATGAAAAGTATCTTAGATGATATCATTGAAGAAACATCTATTACTCCGCAAACAGGTAATACTGAAACACAAAACACTGCAGGAACAGCAGGTACTGGTACAGAATCTACTACTGCTCAAAATAATTTACAAGTTACAATTGATGCAATTACAGCAGGTAACACAGATAGTTTACCTACAACAGTATTTCCAGACTTAGCTACACTAGGTGTTAGTGGAACATTACAAACTGAGAAAGCTGCTATAGATACAGCACAGCCTACTATTATACTTGATACAATACAGTATATTAATACAACATACAGTGACTTTAAATACAACCAAGCTAAGTGTATGAGAGATATTGGATTGATTCTTGATGCTGCTCGTTACGATTGGCAGCTAGGATCTAACTTTGCAGGTATGGTTGCAGCAATGAGTTATTTGCGTAGGCCAAGTGCAAAAGTTAGAGATGAACAAAAAGCAGCTTCACTAGCATCATTTAAATATGCAAAAGAACAAGCAAAATTAAATGTAGGTGGTGATGCAACAGCTATTGCAGGATTAGAAACTACATTTGAATGGATTGATAATGTATTATTTGGTGGTTCAAACGAAGGTTCAAATAGACAAACTGATGAATTTAATGTATATGCAGCAAGACGTCAATTAGAACTTAATAAAGAATTTATTAAAGAAGAACTAACAACTAAAGTTAACAACTTCTTTAAAGGTACAAGTAGTGAAATTGGCGCAGCAAACATAATTACAATTTCAAGTACTAACTGGTTGCACTTAGGTATGGAAATTAAGTTTGATAGTATACTTACAGGTGTTCCTGAAATAGTCGAAGGTCAAACTTACTATGTACGTACAATTGTTGACGGTACACACTTTACAATATCAGAAGCATACGGCGGCGCCGAACTTACACTTAATCAAAGTACTACAGGTACAATGAATATACTTCCAGTATACGAATACAACGCAACATTATGTAAACGTGATATTGATTCATATATTGACGCAATTAAAGAAGATATGACATGGCCAGCTAATTATCGTAGAGATTATACAGATAGTATTTCTTGTGTATATCCAGGTATATATAAAACACGTTATGCAGCTAGATACTATGTAAATAGTGTAATTGGTTCGCAAGAAGAAGATTTCTACTACTTACGTAACGGTACTGGTATAAGACTACAAACGCTTCAAGGACTAGACGGCGACCTAAGTCCAAACAATGACTTTGGCACTAAACGTCCAACAGCTGGTGCTGTTTGTTCGTTAGATCCAGGTTGGGGTCCAAATGATGAAGATGTTTGGATTATTTCAAGATCACCATATGTACAAAACTGTACAACATTTGGTAACGCAGCAGTTGGACAAAAAATTGACGGTGCGCTACACAATGGCGGTAACGACTCAATTGTTAGTAATGACTTTACACAAGTTATTAGTAACGGTATTGGTGCATGGATTACAAACAACGGTAGAGCAGAGCTTGTGTCAGTGTTTACATATTATGCACACATTGGCTACCTTGCAGAAAACGGCGGCAGAATACGTGCTACTAACGGTAACAACTCATACGGGTCGTTTGGTTCTGTAGCAGAAGGCGTTGATCCTTTTGAAACACCAATTACAGGTATTGTTGATAACAAGTCACAATATAACGCAACTGTTGTTTCAGTAGAGAGTGATGCAGATAAACTGTTTAGCTTTGAATATTCGCATATGGGTAGTGACTATACTGTAGTTAACTATGATATATTTGGACCAGGTGATGGCGAAGTTATTGAAGGTGACGAATTCCGTGACGATGGTGTGTTTAATGTTAGAATACTTGATTTAGATGATTCAAGTGGCGAACTAGGAGGTAGTGGTTATGTAAACGTACAAAACACTGCACAGTCTGGTACTACAACATCACTTACACTTGCAGCTACAGACGGTAACATTTCGAGTGCTTATCCGGGTATGAAAGTATTTGTTACAGGTGGTAATGGTGTTGGACAACATGCTATTGTTAAAGCATACAACTCAGGATCTAAACAAGCAGACGTTGTTAGAGAAACTGAAACAGTCTTAACAGCAGGTAGTTTTGTTACCAGTGATTTGTATAGAATTGATGAACTAGGTACAACAGACTTTACACTAATAAGTAGTTTAACAAATCCACAGCCAGGACAGATATTTTCAGCAACAGGTGCAGGCGCCGGCGACGGTAAAGCAACTAAGGTAGTTGATGGTTGGGATCATCATGTTAAAGGAACAACAATCGTTGCTCCAAACAGTAGTTCAACATATGTTATTGAACCACAAGCATTCTTTGATGCACCAACTGCTCCAAACGCAACAACAGCAGATAGAGCTCAATCAAGAACATTTGAAGATACAGTTTATGCAGAAACTGCAAAACTTTATAGCGCAGTAGGAGTTACAACTTACAGTGGTACATTTGGAGCTGATGCTACATTTAATATTACTAGAAACGGTAGCAAGTACTTTGTTGATATTGCTGGCGGCGGTAGAAACTACGCAAGATTAGAAACTATTACTCTTGCTGGTACAAGCATGGATGGTGCTACACCAGCAAACGATATTACAATTACAGTAACATCAGTTAACTCAGCAACAGGTGCAATAACAGGCATTGACTTTGCTGGCTTTGGTAGAGCAGGACAATTTGTAAGTGTTACAGCAGGCGCTGAAGTACAATTAAGTGTCGACGGTACAACATGGACAGAAGTTACACTTCCAGGAGCAGCACCAACTGGTCAAGTAAGAATTGCAACTGGTCTTATATTTGATGGTAGTTCGTTACTACGTGATAGTGCTACAGTTATTGTTGCACAAACAAGTACTAATGCTAATAACATTTGGTATGCTACAGACGATTTAACAAGTTGGACAAATACTACACTAACTGGTGCTACTATTAACCAACCAATTGATATTGCGTTTGGTAGTGGTAAGTTTATGGTTGTACATGCAGGTAGCGACAGTCACTTCTTTAGTGAAGATGGCGGCGTTAACTGGACAGAAAAAGCAAGCACACTTCCTGCAACAGGTTATGAATTAGTAACTTATGGACAAGGTAAGTTTGTTGCAGTTGATAAAGTTACAGCAAATGTAGCGTATATTGATCAACTACAAGCAACACTATCAGGAACTTGGCAGATACAGACACTTCCAAATGCAGATAACTGGGCTGATATTGCTTATGGTAACAATAGATTTGTAATTGTAAGTAATAACAATAATAGAGGTGCATTAAGTGTAGACGGCGGAGATACTTGGTCAGAGATTACACTACCATCAGGAGCGTACAGTAGTATTGCTTACGGTCAAGGTGTGTTTGGAGCTACTAGAACAGATAGTACTAATGTTGCATATTCTGAGTTTGGTAACGAATGGCAAGAAATATCTGTTGGAGACAACAGTGGTCCAATAGCATTTGGTAATCCGCAACGTACAGGTGTGTTTAGTGTTAATGGAACTGGCGCAGGAACTACCCACAATTTACTTACAATTGGTTCAAGAGCTAGAGGTAGAGCTGGCGTAGCAAGTGAAAAAGTATTTGAAATTAGACTAACAGATCCAGGTTCAAACTATTTAGGTGCAGAAGCTCCAGAAGCATACATATATGATCCAAACAACATTTATGATGTTGTAGTTGAAACAAGAGTTGGCAAAGGTGTTGTTGGACAACCTAGCTTTGCTAATAGAGGATCAGGATTTATTAGTGCAAGTGCAGAAGTTAATGCTGCAAGTTCAAATGGTGTTGCAGACTTCTTCCAAACAGGTACATTTGTTGCTGTAAGAAGACTTACTGAAAGACCAATTGCTGGTTCAAACGTTGTATTTGGTAGCTTACCAGACAAGACATTTAAACTAGTTAATATTGTATCGTTTGTAGGCGATGAGCCAGGAACATATACAGCGTTCTTAAACTTATCACCACAGATGTCAGTAGTAGATGCTCCAGTAGATGGCGATAGTGTAACACTTAGAATACGTTACTCACAAGTACGTCTAACAGGACATGATTTCTTAGACATTGGTACAGGCGGATTTGAAACTACTAATTATCCAGGACTTCCTACAATAGACCCGGATCAAACAACAGAAACAAGAGTTGGCGGCGGCGGACGGGTGTTCTTTACAACAACTGACCAAGACGGTAACTTTAGAGCAGGTGATTTGTTCAGTATTGAACAGTCAACTGGTATTGCAACGTTGAATGCTGATGCATTTAACATTGCTGGTCTCCAAGAACTTTCACTAGGTGAAGTTACACTAGGCGGTGCTTCAGCAAGCATTAGCGAGTTCTCAACAGACCCATTCTTCACTGCTAACAGTGATACAGTTGTGCCAACTCAACGTGCGATTAAAGCGTACATTGAAGCACAAATTGGTGGCGGTGGTGCGTCACTTAACGTTAACAGTGTAACAGCTGGTGAGATTTTCATTGCAGGTAATACTATTACAACCATCACTGACCCAGTGATAAATATACAAGCGAAGATGAATTTCCAAGGCGGGGTAGTTGGACTACCAATAGCATATAATTACTTCTTAAGATAAGAAAATGGAGACATAAAAAATGGCAAACGGAAGATTAGGAGCAGCAGATCTTGCAGCAGGCGTAGACACAAGTGTTTATACTGTACCAGAAACAACTTTCTCAGTTGTTACTGTTGCTTTTTGTAATAGAAGCGCAAGTCCAAGAAACATTAGACTTGCAATGGCAACATCAGGAACACCAACAAATGCAGATTATTTAGAATATGATGTAGAATTGTTGGGTTACGGTGTTGTTGAGAGAACAGGTATTGTTGCAGATACAGGTAAACAAATTGTTGTCAGATCAGATGACGCTGACGTTACTTGCATTGTAATGGGACTTGAAACAGCAACAGAATAAGGACAGTAACATGGGTAGAAAAACACACCAAGGTGCAGTAGGCGCAGGAAAAGTTCAAAAATTTCCAAACGTTGATGCTTCTACAAGTGTAGCAGCAGATGTTAATAAAACATACTGGGTTGATACGAGTTCAGGAGGTTTAACATTAACACTTCCTTCAGTTCCAGCAAAAGGCGATGCTGTTCGAATTTTCGACGCAGGTTATACTTTTGATACAAACAACTTAACAGTTGCACGTAACGGACAACTAGTTATGGGACTCGACGAAGATCTAACAGTTAATACTCAAGGCGCTGCATTTGATCTAGTATACTATAATCCCAGCCGCGGCTGGAGAATCTATACAACTTAAGGAACGCAACTAATATGGCTTTATATTCAGCATTTAAAAAGATCGACTCGTTCGCTGTTGTAGACCTACAGATTCAAACTGTAGATATCGAAGCTGATACAGTACAATCAGCTAAGATAGCTGACGGTGCTGTTACAGCAGCTAAGATTGCTTCAGGAGCAGTTACATCAGATAAATTGTCTGCTTCATTAGATCTTAGTTCAAAAACAGTTACTTATAGACCAATTGTAAATAGTGACTTGTCTAGTAGTGCTGGTATAACAAGTGGTAAACTTGCAGGCGGAGCTGTTGTTGCTAACTTAGGTTATACACCAGTAAACAAAAGTGGCGACACTATGACTGGTAGACTTAATACTACATCAGGTAGTGCAAGTTCGCCAGCTATTAGAGGTTCAAGTGACGGTAACACAGGCATTTATTTTCCGAGTGGTGATAATATGCGCTTTAGTGTTAATGGCAATGATGCAATGCAAATTGATAGTAGTGCTAGAGTTAGATATCCTCAAAAGCCAGCTTTTGCTGCTGTAGGACGACCAGGATGGTTATATTCTAACTCATATGGCGGTACAGGTTATAGAGAACTAAATTCAATTATGAATTGGGAAGTAAGCCATCAGTATGGAGGTTCAAACTATAATACTAGTAACGGACGCTACACTGCTCCTGTAGCGGGCTGGTATCACTTCTCAACTATGTGGTATTTACTTAACAACTCTAACGGTACTAACAGTTACATACATGCATTTATTAGTAGAAACGGACAACAAGGTACAACACCAACAGGTAGAACACCTTATACAATAAACATGCACGGTAACAGAAATAACTACGACGACGGTGCAAACTATAATAGTGTATTGTATTTAAACTCTGGACAATATGTAAGTTTGTATGTTCGTTGGCATGCAAACGGCAACTCAAGACACCACGCAGGTCACCATATCTTTAGTGGACATTTGGTAGGATAAAGTAATGGCAGTATATAATACATTTAAGAAAATTTCAACAAGAGCTGTTATTGACGGTGAAGTTGAAAATGCAAAGTTAGCAGACGGCGCAGTTGGCACAACAGAACTTGCTAGTAGTGCAGCACAAACAGTTGAAATTAATAATGGAGCAGTAACAACTGGTAAACTAGATTCAACTCTTGATATTAGTGGTAAAACTGTAGTATATAGAGCAATGGTTGATGGAGACTTTGCAAGTGGTGCTATTGCAGGATCAAAACTTGCAAGTTCTGCTTCTGTAGACAACTTAGGGTATACACCAGTTAATAAAGTTGGTGACACAATGTCCGGGCAAATTATTTACGATAATGCTAACTATGTTGCTAGTTCGGGCGCTACAACAAGTGGACTTAGATTTAGTGCAGATAATATTGAAATAAGATCAGGCGGTAATTTAAAATTCCAATTTGACGGAAGCGGTAGACCATTAGAAGCTGATAGACCAGCTTGGGTAGCTAGTGGTAACGGCGGCTGGAGATATGCAAACTCTTACGGAGGTCCAGGCGGTTGGAGAGAACTTGACAATATGAGTTACCAATATAGTACCAGCGGTGGCATTACAACAAGTAATAACAGCCGTGTTACAGCTCCTGTAGCAGGTTACTACTATGTGTATCTACAAAGTTATTTTTATAATAACAACAATAACTCCAATGGTTATACACACTGGAATATTAGTAAGAACAGCTCCATTGGCACATCAACAACAGGCCGAGTGCCTCACACAATTTTCTCACATGGTGTTAGAAACAACTATACTCCTGGTATTATGTGCGGAATCGTAACATATATGAATGCCGGACAATATGTTTCGCCACAACCATATTGGGGCGGCAACCAAGGTAGACACCACGGAGACCACACACAGTGGTGCGGATATTTGATAGGATAAAACATGGCATTATATGATACATTTAAAAAGATTGACGCACATGCACTTGTAGATGGAAGTTTACAATCAGAAGATATTGGTGCAGCACAAGTTACAGATACTAAAATTGGATCCAATCAAGTTGGTACAGATCAATTAGGTGACGGTGCTGTTTCAGGAACACAGCTGGCTGGTAGCATTGATATATCAAGCAAAACAGTTACTTATAGAACTGTTACAAACGCCGATATATCAGGAAGTGCAGCTATTGCAGGTTCAAAACTTGCAGGCGGCGCAGCAACCGGTAACTTAGGATATACTCCTATGAACAAAGCTGGCGACCAAGTAACAAACCTAAGGTTATCAAACGGTTCAGCAGGCACAACATCATTAGGGCCAAGTGGAGATAACAATACGGGTATTAACTTTAGCGGTAATGATACTATATTGCTTACAGGTGGCCAAGAAGCTATGCGTACTAGAGGAAACAATGTTACTAGAGAACGTTCTCCAATGTTCCACTCAACAGGTACTAGTGGTTGGAGATATAATAATTCATACGGAGGCTATGGCTGGAGAGAATTAAACGGAAACTTTGGCTGGAGTTCATACCAACGTGGCGGTACTAACTTCCAAAACGGTAATGGTAGATTTTATGCACCTGTTGCAGGATTTTATCAATTCCAATTCCAAACATATTGTCGTAACGACACAAACGCTACTTCTGGATATGTACACTTCAGTTTTGGTAAAAACGGTAGTGTTGCTATGCACGGCGGTAGAGCACCACACGGTATTTGGAGACACGGCGGTAGAAACAACTATGCGCACGGATTGTATGCAGATCTAGGAACATATATGAATGCTGGTCAATATGTAAGCGTTTGGATATTCTGGCGTAACTCACAAACAAGATTCCACGGCGGTCATAGTATCTTTAACGGATACCAAATTGCATAAATACTTATAAGGACGATAAACAATGAGAAACATTACTTTTGAAATAACAGATATGGAGTATAAGGTTCTAGCAAACCAAGCACTAGACCCAGAAGGTTGGGTAGAGAATGCTGTAGGTCATGTAGTAGAATTAGCCAAAGATGAAATGGTTAATCTCGAAATGGCTAGAATGTGGGAAGACCCTAATACAACACAAATGACAACTAATAGAGATGAAATTGTAGCAAACTACGGTGGATCTTTACTAGGTAACCCGAATAGCTAATAGGAGAGAGATAACATGGCCCATTCATTTACAGTACAAATAAGTGATGCTGATTACAAAGCTCTTTGCTACGTAACAGATAACCCAAATCAATACTGTGACGATAAAGTTACAGGATACATTCTAGAAATGGTAGACAGTGTTGCTGACGCATTGGTTAGAGAAGAATTTTCAAAACCAGGCACACGTAATATACCTGCTACAAAAGAAGGTGTTATTCAAGCAGCTACACTAAAAACAGCAGCACAACACCAAGCAGATACAACAGCAAAAATGGAACGTATGATGATAGATCCAGATGACATTGATGAAGATGTTGATGGCACAGGTGCATCATCTATGTACATACCAGAAGGTATTTAATATATAAATCGTTCTAAATAATTATAATGAGATAGGCTCTTATCACTAATACTTTGGTAGAGTCTATTTTTTTGACTTACAGTATTTTCCCAATTTTTTGATGTAACTAACGGACTTCCTGTAACAAAACTAGTCCAGTCAACACTCAACGGGTTATGTGAATAATAATGCATGCCTACTAGTATATCCGGCAATCCAGCACTATCATTAGATGTAGTATGATTTACAGTATAATTATGAGCAAGATCAATGCTTTCATCTGAATCAATACTTATATTTTCTGTAACATGTTTCCAATATTTTGTATCCTTACGGCTACTAGCAATGTAGTGGTATGCTACAAATTCTTTAAATGTATCTAACATATTAGCACAAAAATAATTAAAGTTTTTTACTTGTAAACTTCCTACGTTATCATTGTACAGTGTCTCGCATAATGCAAGTAACATTTCCTGTGTACTAAGTAACCCAGTTGATTCTAACGGTTCAATAAACCCATATGCAAGTCCAACTCCAACAACATTGTTCTTCCAACAAACATCGTGTCGTCCATTTTTGATTTTAACTAATCTAAAATTAAGTTCGTTAGGATTTTTTCCTAACTGTTGTATATATTGCTTGTATTCTATTAATGCATCATCTTCGCTAATAAAGTCAGTACAAAATACATAGCCGCTGCCGGCTCTATGATATAAAGGTATATTCCAAATCCATCCATTATTATATGCAGTACAATTTGTTACATTTTCTATTTCAGCATCTTTATCATCATATGGTAAATGACAAGTCCAAGCTCTGTCATTAGGTAAATGGTCCTTAAAACTTGTAAACGGAACCTTCATTGTTTGTTCAAGCAACAAACTTCTAAAGCCACTACAATCTACAAATAAATCTCCGTGTATAGTATGATTGTTACACTTTAAACAATGTATGTTGTTGTCATGCAATTCAACATCTTGTATAGTGTCTTGAATATAATTTACACCTTTTGGTATACATACCTTTTCTTTTAGAAATTCACCAAACGCTGCTGCATCCATATGATATGCTGCATCTTTGGTAAAGTTAAAGTTACCAACCTTTGTAGCTGGTATTTTATTATCGTATACAAATGGCATTATACTGTAAAAAGTGTCGTAGTAATCTTTAATGGGCAAGTCTTTATTGTATGCTTTTTTGATCATCCAATCGTCAATACCTCGACTGTTAGAAAAATCTTTATCACCAAACGGATAGTAAAACGTTTCGCCTTTTTTGTAAAAATCAGTAAATTGTATTGCAAGTTTGTATGTAGCATTACAGTAAGGCATCCAGTCTTTGTCTTCTAATCCTAACAGATTAAAAAATAGATTAATACTACCTAATGTAGACTCTCCTACACCTACAGTTGGTATATCAGGAGACTCAATTAATGTAATGTGTTTATTTGGAAATCTAGTACAAAGAATAGCGGCGGTCATCCATCCAGAACTACCGCCGCCAACTATTACTATATTATTCGGATTCGTCTTCAATTTCCTCAATGTCTCCGTTGTCTTCAACTTCAACTGGTTCAAAGATTGTATCTTTTAGGTATTGATAATGCGATGGTGCATCTTCAGCAAGCATATCAATGTATTGTTTCTTTTGATCCCAGTAATCTTGTGTCTGTTGTGAGAACATTTCAGGTACTTCACCGTTACGTGCTATCAACAAGTTTTCAAGAACGCCTAATTGTGTAGGGTTTGCAGGAAGGTTATTCATACCTACAAATATATCCGGAACGCCGCCCATATACGGATCACCTGGTAGATCGTGTGATTGTAACATTCTATTTGCCATTTCAGCCATATTAGTATGTACATCGTCATACTTTAAATCATCTACAGTAGCGTCCATTCTTACCCACTCTGTACATTGTCTCCAATATTCAGTATCTCTTCTTCCACTAAGTGTAAAGTGGTAACCTACAAAGTTTCTAAATCCATTCATAATTTGTCTATTAACAATGTTGAATTGATCTTTGTAAACTCTGTTAACTATAGGCTTGTGCAATGTTTCGCATAACCTTAATAGTACTTCTTGTACACTTAACAGTCCAGTTGATTCTAATGGTTCAATAAACCCATATGCAAGTCCAACTCCAACAACATTAGTCTTCCATGCTGTTCTATGGCAACCGTTTTCTATTTTAATATGTTTAAACTCTAACTCGTCAACATTTTTTTCAAAGTGCATATAATCAGTATTTTTTAAATATTCTTTAAAATGTTCTAATGCATTTTCGTGATTTGTTGGACCAAGAGTACCGTCATCGTTCTCTTGTTTATCCATATACATTTTACTATCGTATACATATCCTGTACCAATTCTATTATATAGAGGAATATTCCATACCCAACCATTATCAAACGCAGTACAGTTAGTAACGTTTTCCATTTCAACTTCTTTATCGTCATATGGCAAATGACAATGCCATGCATAATCATTTTTCAATACATCTCTAAATGAATCGTAAGGAACGTTTAATGCACCTTTTAGTAGCATTGATTTGAACCCGGTACAGTCTAAATATAAATCAGCATCGATAACATCGCCATTGGATAATTTAAGTCCAGTTATATACTCTTCACCGTCTATATTAACTTCTGTAATATCTTCTTTAATGTGTACTACACCGTTTGGTAAACAAATTTTATCTCTTAAATAGTTACCAAATTTTGTAGCATCCATGTGATAAGCAACATCAGAACTAAAGCTAAATCCTGGTAATTGTCCGTCGGCATTATCATATACTTTGTTTTTGTATATCAACGGCATAACACTATAAAAACTTTCGTAGAAGTCATTATTAGGCGTTTCCGGATTTAATGTTTTCTTAACATACCAATCAGTTAGTCCTTGTTGCGTATTCTGTGTATCTTTAATACCAAACGGATAATAAAATGCTTGGCCTTTTTCATAGAAGTCTGTAAATTTAATACCAAACTTATATGTTGCATCACATTCTTTCATCCAGTCTGTATCTTTTAGACCTAGTGCATCCATGAAGCTGTTAATAGTTCCAAGTGTTGATTCCCCTACTCCTACAGTTGGTATATCAGGAGATTCAACTAGTGCAATTTGCATGTCTGGAAATTGCTTTGACAGCATTGCAGCACTCATCCAACCAGCAGATCCGCCACCGGCAATAATTATTCTTTCAATCGGTTTTCTCATAAAGCATTCCTTTTTTCTTCTTCAACATCAGATAGCCAATTAAATGCTACTGTAATTCTTGTTTCATTAGTGGTATTTAACTGAACTTGGTGTTCTAACCAGCCAGGAAAGAGTATAAGCATGCCAGGCGATGGTCTAAACCATTCATACTCGTGTACTTGTTGTCCTGCAGGAAATAGTCCCTGTTTAGCTTGTGGTACAGGATTCTTTAATCCTATGTCACCATCTTCGCCTGATGTTTGATAATAGTATACGCCACTAATAAAGCTATCACTATGCGAGTGCCATTCTTGTCCTTGGCCTTTACTTGATTTATTAACCCAACTATGTGCCATAAAGATAGGTTTTCCAATAAAGGGTTGAATCTCTTGACAATATGCATATGTATGTTTCTTAACATATTCATGTAGATTAGTTAATTTAAAATCAGCAATTGTATTTTTGCGTGAATTAATATTAGTTTGAATATCTTCTAACCATCCATCTGGTCTTTCAAACTTGTCTTTGTTTATTTCATCTAATGCACCTTTAATTTCATTTTGTACTAAAAAGATTTCTTCAATTTTAGGCGTATGAAAATAAACCGGCGTAGGAAACATATTTCGTATCATTTGCCTTTATCCTGCATTAGTTTTTTGTATTTGTAATATTGACCTGAAAATGTAAATGCATATGTACTATGCTTTAACTGCCATTCCATACCATCAACTACATGATGATGCAATACTATTTTTTTATCTGACAAAGGCATAACATGTGCTAAAGGTTCACCAGCATTAATTGAAAAATTATTAGGATATAATTTTTTTTGTGCAAGTACATTTATGTTAGTAGTATGTTGGTACTTGTATTCTACAATACCAGTTGGAACCGAATACTTAGCTGTATCATTTTGCCAAAATGGTTGTGTCCATATAAATTGAACACCTGTCTTTTCTCTTATACGCCATGGACTAATAATTTTCATGTGTCCATAATCTTTTAGTGCTGATCCCCATTGTGAAGGTTCGTGATTTTCAGCTTCACTTTCGGGTACTGCACGTGGTGTACCATTTACTACTTCTGCATAAAATTCTCTATGCGCAGGAATAATAAATCCTTTTCTAAATAGATCAGCCACTCCAGGACAAGTTTTCATTGTACCTCTTTGTGGTCCTTTGTACTCTACAGTAGTAGATAACTTTTTATACCATTCGGGTAAGAACTTTATTGCAGGAGCAATTGGAAACAAATCAACAATCTCCTGCTGGTATGTAAAGCAGTCAAGATGTATTTTGCTAGGGCGTCTAATAATATTGAACATACTAATAATTACCTATAATTTTTCTTTTGATGAAAGAATTTGGCGTATGTTCCGTGCCATACTTTCTTTATGAAATGAGAGTAAACAGTTTTGCCTAAGTAGTCATCGTATACAATTTCAGACTTCCAATTGTCACGTTTAAATGGCATAGCAATCATTAATGGATCACCTGGGTCAGCTACAAAATCTTGTTTAGCATAACCAACAAAATTTACACTATCGTCATGTGTATCGGTATCAACTACACTAGGAAACATTACATAATCTTCATTCATATTATAGAAAGGTTGAAAAAACAATGTACTATAGCCAGGCGGAGTTCTAACCATCCAAGGTTGGTTAAATTTAATATAATTATGATTGTCGCCCTCAATCTTAATAGGACATTGTTCGTGCGGATGAGCTGACACATAATCCTTCATAGGACACATATACTCAGTATCTCTTCTTCCGTTTTCATTTAATACTTTAAAGTCTGTTTGATGTGAATGCCGCAAGACATAACCAGTAGTAAGGTAATCTAATACTGGAACACATTTCTTAATTGTAGGTACTGCATGTTTTTCTTGACCATGCATTATTTCGTTTGGTATTTGTTTGTACCAATCAGGAATTATTTTTGAAGCAGGTAAAGGCGGATAAAGATCCACGATAGTTTTGTCGTAACAAATAAACTTTATTATGTTATCCACTATTATTTAAATTCCTTTTTTGCATGAAACAATTTCTTGTATGCACCTGTAATATATTGTAACACATGACTACTGATATTGTCAACTAAATTTACTTGTGATGTCCAAGGATCTCTTTTAAACGGAACTACTTGTGCAAGTATATCACCTGGACTAATTTTTAAATTTTTGACATGTGCTTCTACTACTACTGATAGTACATAATCATGTTTATCAGTGTCAATTATTCCTGGTAGAACTGTAAAGTTAGTTATGTCTTGATAGTGTGGATGAAATATCATACAACTGTAACCTGGTGGTGTTTTGATAACAAAATCAGTTTCTATTCTTGCATAGGATTTTTGTATAACTTTTGTTTTTGGAAATGCGGTATTAGTATATATGCTAGGGTGTTTACGCATCTGTGGTCTTGTGTTAACACTACTAATTTCTCTTCCCTTTACAAAATCTTTTATTTTTTCGTCAACATCATATTCATATGTGCTTCGAATCATATATCCGCTATTAATAAAGTCCATAACAGGTGGACACGAATATATAGTATCGCGAGGTTCTATATTGCTATTATACCAATCAGGCATACTAGTACTTGCAGGTATTGGAGAGAAATATTTTGCTGTTTCACGGTCTGTTATAAATTCAATTTTCATTTTTTTCTTACTCTAATATTTCCAGATACAGTAATTCTAAAGTCGTCACTTTGATAAAACGGATACACTTGGTGATACATCTTAGCTGGGAATACACAAATTCTACCTTCAAAAGATTTATCAACAGGCAAATCTAATGTTCTTATTGCTCCGAGACTATTACTAAAGACAAACTCAAATTTTCCTACTCTATCTTTACTTGCACTATATGCTTGCATACCTAATTGGTCGTCAAAGCTATAAGGTACTTGAGTCCAGACTACAAAACTTAACAACCCAGTGTGTAAGTGTAAAGGTAAAAATTCAGTAGGGCGTTGATAATTTATCCATAAACGCTCTACGTACAACTCAGCTTGTGAAAATTCATCTATATCACTAATTAGTAATTCGGCCTCAATGTCAGGAAATGTTTCTATATAAGTTTGAGATAATTTTAATAACTCTGCTTCAAATGCCTTCCTACTAGTTGTAGGCTCTGTAAAGAATAATTCTTTAGGTATATCGTCTTCAAACATCTTTAGCAAGTCGTGTTTACGTTTTCCTGAAGACTCTACTATTTTGTCAATGCCCCCAATGGCATCTTTCTTCAGCATTTGAAATACAAAAGGATTTAAATCTGCCATATAGATACCTGTTTGGTAATCTATTAATTCATTATTATACTGCGGTTTGTTACCTTTTAGTAGCATTAATATCCATCCGTATCATTAGGTGTTTTCAACATTAAGTTAGTTGCAATAGTAACTCTTAATTTATTTTCTTTATGTGCTGGGCTAGAATGTTTTAACCAACTAGGAAACAAAATTATATCTCCTTCTTCTACTTTAGGCTGTTCTCTTTCGTGCAAATACATTTCAGGTAAGTATGCAAGATCCTTTGTAGGACAAAAAGATCTTAAATTTTGATTATCAGGATTAAAGAATATAGTTCCTGCATCTTCTTCTTCTAAATGAGTATAATGCACATAACTCCAACTAATTGTACTACTACCGCCTACGTGATCATGTTTCCATTCGTTTTGATTATCAGTACTAAAGTTATACCATGACCGTTGACGTAAATTCCATTCATTCATATTAAAGCCTATATGTGTTAATGCTTTGTTTATATCAGGCAAAAATAAGCTATGTATAAATTTCCAGTTTACCATAGCACCAGTACCCGGAATATAATCAGTAAAAATACTTTGTGATCCGCCGTTAGGTTCACTCTTTTCAAATGCAGGAAGTACAAACTTCATAAGATGTTCTTTAATTTTATCATGGTTACTACATTTAAATTTATATACATGCTGTGGAAATAAAGGTAAGTGTTCCATTATCGATCCATCCTAAGTTGCTTATTAATTTTAGTATTAAACATAAAACTTATTCCTATTGAAACTCTCCAGTTTTGCGTCGGAGTATGTGCTTGATGTAAGTATCTTCCTGGAAACAACACAATCTTTCCTTGCTTATACGTTGATCTACAAACTTCAGTAGTTGGATTCTTATTAGACTGATAGAATACTGTATCACCGTCGCTGTCAGTGGCATAGTAAACAGCAGTCCAAATAAGTTCATTGTCTGTAGAGTCTACGTGCTTTTCAGGACTCTGTCCAGGTAACTGTCCGTTCACAGCAATTCTTTGCCAACCTTCAAATGTACCTTCTGGATCTACTGTAGGAAGTATATTGTATTTAATAGCATCACATACGTTCATTACTACATGTGGCTTCTGCGTATCATGATTACTTTCTAAAAGATATAACATCTTTCCAAAATAAGGCTTACCATCAGATAATGTATTTCCGTGGTGCCCGTATTCAAAACCAAACTGAGTAAATTGCTCTTGCCCTGCTTTTATCATCCACTCTGGAAATATTTCAAATTCATATATATTTTGTTTTTCTGCTAACGAATTTTTTAAATTAAACATTTGTTTCCTCGTGTGTATATAAGTTTAGTGCTACTGTTGCACGTAACTTTTCAGATGTTTGTGCGCCAACACTATGTGGTACAAATGAAGGAAAAAATATTAAGTCGCCTTCTTGAACTTGTGGTATATGTAACCTCTTCCAATCATACGGTAAATTATTAGAATTTTTTGTCATATGTGAATTACCGTAGAATGCATACAACGGATTCTTAAATACTGTTGGTGTATGTTCGTCTTTGTCATATATTACATAATGTATTGCACTATATACACAACTAGGATAGCCACCCATATGGTCATGTTCTTCTTGCATTTGACCTTTACTACCTACATTGTACCATGCATGGACACGTTTGTTCCAACTTATGTTCTTGTTAAAGCCTGCCTTTAAATGAAACTTTTCTATATCTGTATTATAGAACTTTAAAAATTCGTCATCTAATTTATCTGCACCTGGAAAATAATCACTATAAAGATTTAACTGTTCTGCATTAGGTGATTTAGGTAAGTTAGGAATAATAGTATCAGCAAAGTATTCCTTTACTAACTTTTGATTAGTAGCTTTTGCTGTGTAGATAGGTACATCAAACATACCATTTCGAAGTAACATCATCGGTCGTTCCAATCAGGAGTTACACTTAATAAACTTTTTGGTTGTGTATATTCATAATGTTCTATAAAGAATATTATAGATAATCTTTGTTCGCCGTTATTAATAACATAATTATTAGGTCTATGAAAAATACTGCTATCATATGCAATTAGTCGATTATACACATTGCCACATTTGAGAGTTTCTTTGAAATGACTATGGTTATCTTCTAAATCTTGTTTGTATTGCTGTGTAATTTCTTTACTTAAATTAAATTTATTTCTAGAAGTTATATCAGGAGTAGAAAAATTTCTATTAGATGTTTTTGCAAACATACTAGTACCTGCTTGCATATCTAACAGACCTTGATTCAAATATATAACACCAGCTACTTTTACTGGATCGTTGTGTATCCATCCTGCATTACAATCAGGGTCATCATATACATCGTTTTTATGGAATCTAATATCTATTTTAAGATTACGCATTCCGATAAATATTTCGTCAGCAATACGCTTTGCAAGGTAAGTACCAAAACTTGCGCATTCTTGATTAATTTCAAATAGATTTTTTGTACGTGTACCAGGATGCACTGGAGACTTTATAAAGTCCAGTTTATTAGCTAAATCAACAACTTTATCAGGGTTATTGAAGAAGTTATCTTGAGACCTAAAGAAATTAGAAAAATGATGTATGTGCATATATCTACTTATGCTTCGGGCGGTGGGTTGTAAATGTTTTTTGAATAAATACATTAGTAGAAGCAGGAAAATTAAATGGCACAAACAATCAGTAACAGCATACGCATTATTCCACGCGATGAGAACTTCCTAAACAGAAACGTAGGGGCAAGCGGTGAAATTTTCTATAACAGAGATGAAAACACGCTACGTTTATATGACGGAAATACCCGTGGAGGATATACAGTTGCAAGCACAGCTAACCTGTCGACTATTACAGGTACAGCAGGTGTAGCAAGTTTAGAATACACAACAACAATTGATAATAACGGAGTTAGTAACAAATACGTGTTTAATAACGTGTCGGCTCCTGAATTACAATTAGTTATAGGTTATACATATGTTTTTGATCAAAGCGATCAAACAAACGAATACTATCCAAATCCAGACGGCGGAGTTAATAATCAACACCCCCTTTCGTTTAGTGAAACACCAAACGGAGAACTAGCATTTGGAGCAGTTTATGAAAACAATGTTAAATATCAACTAGATGGTAAAGAAGTTACTCAAGAAATATACAAAGGCACTAAATTTGCATCAGCAGCTGACCGCAGAGTATTTTTGCTTGTAACTAAAGATACGCCAACTACGTTATACTACTATTGTACAAGACACCAAAATATGGGCAACTCAATTAGTATTGTTGAACCAGGTGCAGGCAGCAGTAGTGACGAATCAGCAAGTATTGCAGTAGGTGAAAATGCTCCATCGAGTCCAATAGTAGGAAATATTTGGTTTAATAATTCAACCGGTGTGTTATACATTAGAGCAGATGATGCTTCTGGAGACGAGTATTGGATACAACCTAGTGTACCACAAACAGATGCATTTACACAGTTTACGGTTGATACTGACACACTGGCACCAACAGATAGCGCAGATGAAATTACATTTGTAGCAGGAGCAAACGTTACACTTACTGCCGATGCTGTTGCAAATACAATCGAAATAGCAGCAACCGGCGGTGGCGGCGGTGGCGGCGGCGGCGATGTAGTTGATGATACAGCACCACAACTAGGCGGCGACTTAGATCTTAATACAAGTGATATTACTGGCACAGGTAATATTAACATTACGGGAGCAATAGCAGCTTCAACATCAGTATCAGCTCCTAGCTTCGTAAATACAGGCGTAGGCGGAGCATCAGTTACTAGTGCAACTACTTTATCAATTGCAGCACCAGATGGTATTGTTATAAACGGCGAAATAGACCTCGGTGTAATACTTAAAAGTTCAGAAAAACTTAATATGAAAACTTCAGCTACAGGTGTAGTTGAACATGATTATGATACTGGAGCAGTTTGGTATCATTCAAGTTTATCAGGAAACTTTACTGCAAATTTAACAAATATACCAACAGATGATAATAGGGTTATAGTTGTAACATTATTAATATCGCAAGGCGGAACACCTTACTTACCTACAGCTTTACAAATTGACGGAGCAGCACAGTCTATCTTATGGTTAGATGCAACTACACCTTCTGGCAACGGCGGACAGTTAGATTCAGTTACATTTAGTCTAATTAGACAATCAGCAAGCTGGAACGTAATTGGCGCATTAACAACATTTGGATAACATATGCCTAGACTCACAGATTTAGCACAGCTCGGAACTATAACGTTAACATCACCTGGAGGCGGCATTGAGCCTCCAACACCTGGTGCTCCTTATTATAATCTTACTAGAACAGCATTAAGTGTAACTGAAGAATCAGATACATTTGACATTACACTATCAACAGCAAACGTAGCTTCAGGAACATCAGTACCCTACACAATTACAGGCGTAAGTAGTGCAGATATAGATAGTGTAAGTTTAACAGGTAACTTTACAGTACCTGACTCTAATTTCCAGGTATCAAGCTACAACAATACGGTGCCAATTAGCGTAGATATTGATGTTACTGGTAACATACCAAGCGGTACATATGTAAGTAGTGGTACTATAGAGTTTGACGGTCAAATATTAGCTGTAGACAGTGTATCGCTTACAGGTACTACGTTAACTATAAACTTACCATCAAACTTTTCTACTGAACCAACAGCTGGTGAAAATGTTGTTGTGCAAGGATTAATTTATTCGTCAGGCTTTTGGCCACAAGTAAGTAGCAGTATTACATTTACAACAACACCAGATATAACAGAAGAAGGTAACGAATTATTTAATTTATCACTAGACAGTGGTGCAGATAGTGTTTCAGTAACAATTCAAGATACTAGTAAACCTACTTATTCATTAACCGGTTCAAATAATGTAAACGAAGGCGCAAGTGCTGGATACTTACTTACTACAACAAATATAACTGATGGTACACTAGTACCTTATACAATCACTGGTGTGTCTAGTGCAGATATAGATGGTGCAAGTTTAACAGGCAACTTTACAATTACCAGTGGGCTTGCTACGTTAAACTTAACAATAACAGAAGACCTAACTACAGAAGGAAATGAAATACTTACACTTTCATTGGACAACGGAAAGTCTAGTATACAAACTGTAATTAACGATACAAGCGTAGAACCATTACCAATAACTTATGGATTATCGACAACATCAAATAGTGTAAACGAAGGCGATAGCTTTACAATTAATTTAAGTACAACTAACGCTGACATAGGCACTGCTATACCATATGTAATATCTGGAGTAACTACTGATGATATCAGCGGAGCAAGTCTTACTGGAAACTTTACAACTGAAGCAGACGGATCCGATAGTATTGAATTTACTGTAGCAAACGACTTAGCAGCAGAAGGTCTTGAAACCTTTAGGTTAACTGTAGATAATGAAAATACACTTGTTGATGTTGACATTGTTGATACTAGTATTCCTACATTTAGTGTTACTGCAAACAAAACTTATGTTCCAGAAGGCGAAACAATAATCTTTAGTATGATTGGAACTGGGGCGTTAACTGGCGATAGTGTTTCTTATGGAATTACAGGAATTGATAATAGTGACATTTCTGCAGGCGCATTAAACGGAACTGTAAACTTTAGTTCTTCAGGCGGCAACACTTACATTGCACAAGTTACACTAACAATAGCAGCAGATACTACAGCAGAAAACTTAGAAACTATAACATTTACAATGGACTCGGTAACTACAAACGGGGCTGTGACTGGATCTCCAGTACTTAATGTAGTCGTAACAGATAGCAGTTCAACAGTAAGTACATTTCATGATAGAATACAATTTAGTAACAACAATATAACTTTATCAAAAACTTGCTATAGTGCTGAAAAAGAAAAATTCGTTGTAGGTACTGCTACTGTAGGTTCGGCTATATGGGGCGTTATAATTAAATATTCGCCAACTAACGGTTTAGAAAGATGGCATAGATTTAGAGTAAGTGGATCAAATACTTACTTTACATCATGTGCTTATGACGATACTCAAGATAAATTATTTGTAGTAGGCTATACAAACGACGGACAAAATAATGCAATTGCTCTTAGATTTGATAATAATCTAGTAGAAGATTCAGATAGATTTATATCAGGTACTTCAGGTGATAGTGGATCTGTAACACAAGCAGCATATTACGATTGTGATGTAAATAATGCAGGACAATTGTTTGCAGGTGGACAAGCCAGTGACGGTAATGGTACAGGGGGACTTTTATCTAAATTTACTTGGGGTAGTTCGATTACACACGGAAAGTTAGACTCTTCTTCGGGTACATATAATATTGAAAATGTACTAATATCACCAGCTGGTGTAGTACTTGGTGGATTTGCTTCTATAATATATCCAAAGATTACTGTAATTAGTACATCACTTGATTCGGTATTAAGCAACTATAGATTTGTTTATTCTAACAGAGGACGATATCCTTATGCAAATTGTCGAATAGCAAAAAGTAGTTCAGGAACAAATTATATCTATATGCCTACTAACCAACCTAGTGGTACGTATGCCGGGCACGGATTTGTAAGAGCAACAAACTCATCAGGATCTACATTTAGCTCATCAACTATGGCTACAGCAAACTTTACAACAAGTTCAACTGATTATCTTAGAAGTTTTGTGCAAGTTGATTCTGCAGGAGACGAATTCTTTGCTGCTACATTTGGCAATGATATATTTGTAACCAAAGACAATACATGGCAAGGAAAGTTTACTCCGGGAACAGGTTATACTGATATTAATGCATACGACTTTAATCTTGACGCAGATGAAAATTGGTGGTTAGCAGGAAGTCAAACAAGTACCTCAGGACGTATTGATGGATTTGTGTTACAAAGTTTAAACGGATATGCTCCTAGTTCACAAATTGGTGATTTTAATATTGATGATACTGTTAACTACAGTAGGGGAGCAACTGCACAACGTCTTACTACGGATACAAGTTATAGAATTACTAGTGTAGGATCAGTACCATTTGGATCTAATGGCACTGGATACACATCAGGGTATGCAACTACAAATAATGTTTTTCAAACAGATATAAACAATATTACTGTAACAAGAGAAACAACCATTTGGGTCGGCACAGCTACATACAGTTTATCAAGATCAGCGACATCTATCAATGAAGGTCAAAGTGTTACAATAACACTAACTACTACAGAAGTTGATGACGGAACATTAGTTCCGTATGCAATCACAGGTATAGGTGCTAGTGATTTATCAAGTGGTGCAATTACTGGTAACTTTACTGTTAATAGTAATACTGCTGCCTTAACATTTACAACATCACAAGATGTAACTACAGAGGGCACAGAGAATATGACTCTCTCATTGAGTAATGGACAAGCTAGTGTTATTGTACAAATTAACGATACAAGTGCAGGACCTGATACGTATTATCTAGCATCTGCTGCTTTACCCGATGGCTATAACGGTGGTAGAGGTCTATTAGCAGAAGCAGATATAGGAGAAACTAGCAGTTATAAAGGTTGGAGTTATTGGACATGGATTAGCCCGCAAGATCCTTATGATAATTACATATATGCAGACGATCAAAACGGTGAAAATATATGGCGTATAGAAATTGATCGTCTACTATTTAAAATGACACAAGATGCTAATTATTTGTATTTTATACATTATTCAGAAAACGCCCGGGCTGATAGAACTGTAGGCGACAGATTTACAATAATGAAAGTTGCTAAATCTGATGGAGAAATTGTTTCTAGAAGAACATTTAGAAACGGTTCAAACTTTGGCACATTCCAAGACCCAAATTACGGACGTATGACGCCTATGGATATGTCATATAATTCTACAACAGGCGATATTGGTTTTGCATTTCTACTTAGTAACGAAAACACGGACAACAGTGCCAATGGTATGACAGGAGAGTTTGCTGCACCTAGATTGGGTATGACTACTATTGATCCTTCTAATCTATCAAACGGTACTGTCTATATGAAACGTATGTCATGGGGCTCATTTGGCGGTACATCTGTATATACATTATATAGGTATGATGGTTGCACTCTAATACCTAGAGGAAACTCAGGTTACACACTTTGTATGAACGGCGGATATAACACAGATGATCAAGGTTTAGAGTCAAGGATTTGTTTTGTAAACTATACATCAGCAGGCGCATACTCAAGTAATAGAGTGTTAACAGGAGTCGGAACAAACGTTGACGATTACACTTATTCAGAACCTTATATTGGTACTACCGGTGACTGGAGTATGATAATGTCTGATGCCACTTATATTTCTAATGTAGGATCAGTTGTAGTAACTGGCATCTTCTTTGGCGACTCGCAAATCTCAGCTGCTACTGATGTTCCTTTCTTAGTTGAATATTATCCTGATACAAATGCCATTACATCTTTCAAGAGAGCTAGAGGCGGCGTGAATTCATCTTTTAAAGATTATGACTATAACATTACATATCTCAATCATAATCATACACGCGGTGGACCGAGAATACAATACGATTCTACTACAAATCAATTATGGACAGCTTGGAGTGAACGGTGTAACGATCCTCAGCTAACATTTGATTATGATGACGTACCTAACACAAGTTATTTTATTATTAGATTACTAGGATGGTCCGGCTCATGGAGTACAGCACAATACTACCATTCATGGACTGTGAACAGGCAACACGCATTTTTTGCGAGATACAACGATCTTAGTTATTTTAATTCTAGCAATGAGTACGAAACTGTAGACACTGTTTATGCCAGCTCAAATTTTGTACATAGCTTAATAGCCGGAGCAACTAGCGCAGGTGATCCGTTTATAAGATTACATTATTCTTGCCATAATGGTAGCCCATTTCGAGTTATCAACCAAGTTGCAAAGATACCTTCGGGAGGTTTTGGAGTTACAGGAGGAAATACTGTAACTTTTTATGCCGATAATGCTAATGATAAGACATGGGATTCTGGCTTCAATATACAAACATCACAAACTACTGACGCAGGCCCAACACTAAATGCTGTTAGGTATAGATTTTTAGGCTCTGGCGATCCTCATTTTATGAACGGTACTAGTATAGACGTAGATGATGTTTGGGTAGAAATTACTGACTCTAATATTAATACATCTAGTGCTAATCCATCAAATTACGGAACTATACAAGGCATGGTATTACAAAGTCAATCTTTGGATAATCCAACTATCGTATGGCTCGGTGCTGCATCAGGAGCAGATGCTGTTCTAGGCGGAAGTTCATGGCATTTGGTAAACGATATTAATACAATATATAGGCTAGGTAACTTTGTACCTTACACAGGATAATATTATGGAAAAAGAATACATTGTAATTGTTAAAAAAGGAATAGACCTAGAAGTATTTGATGCTGAAATGGCAGCAAATCAAGGACACGGCCCTATTCCTAACAGGCAAGTTGTAATTGCTAACCCTAGACATGCATCTAAGCGCATGACACATTGGATGCTTACTGACGAAGAAGCAAATGAATTACGCAATGACCCGAGAGTACTTGAAATAGAAATACCACCTGAATACCGTAATGACATTGAAATTGGGCTAAATGCTTCACAAAGTTTTAACTTTAGCAAAACTACACAACCTGTTAACACAAATGCAAATTGGGGATTACGTAGAACTAATAGTGCTACAAACAATTACGGATCGTCAAACGATCCTGATACACAAGTTTACGAATATGCACTTGACGGCGCAGGTGTAGATATAGTAATTCAAGATACTGGAATACAAGCAGATCACCCTGAATGGGAAGATGCTAACGGTGTTAGTAGATTGCAACAAATTGACTGGTTTACTGCTAGTGGATTACCTGGCGCAATGCCAACTAATCATTATACTGACTTTCATGGACACGGTACTCACTGTGCAGGCGGCAGTGCAGGCAAAACATACGGCTTTGCCAAAGGTGCAGCAATATATGCAATGAAGGTTGACGGTTTACAAGGACCAACTGATCCTAATGGCGGCATATCAATTGCAGATTGTTTTGATACAATTAAAGAATGGCACAACAACAAAACAAATGGACGCCCGACTATAGTTAATATGAGCTGGGGATATAGCGGTACTCGTACACAAACAAACCCAACAGGCGGCACCTATAGAGGAACACCCTGGACTTACAATGCAGAAACTGGTAACGAACTTTGGGCAGCATATGGTATTGTCCCGCAATTAAATAGCGGCGGCCTTGTAGCTAGACGTATACCAGTAAGAGTAGCATCAGTTGATACTGATATAGAAGAACTTATTGATGCTGGTGTACATGTTGTTATTGCAAGCGGAAATTCATATTACAAGATTGATGAGCCTACAGGCGATGATTATAACAATCAGGTAGATTTAGGAAATGGTAACGAAACTTATCACCGAGGTAGTAGTCCTTATTCAACAGAGGCATTTATAGTAGGTAATATAGATAGTACTACTACAAGCATTAGCGGAACACCAAGAGACAAAACAGCCGGAAGTAGTTGTAAAGGTCCTGGAGTAAATATTTGGGCACCAGGAACAGATATAATAAGTTCAGCTAGTGGAACAACAGTTTTTGGCGCTTCAACAGGTGCCTACGATGATAACTTTAATCTAGCAAACATAAGCGGCACAAGTATGGCAGCGCCACAAGTTGCTGGATTGGCATGTTTGCATTTACAAGTAAAACCTAAACTAACACCAGCTGAATTGTTTAATAGAATTGTTGCTGATACAAAGGCAGAAATATACGATACTGGACTTGATAACGATTATAGTGCATTTTCAACATCAATTATGGGATCTGCAAATAGAATGCTTTACAGTAAATATGGTATACAACCTATTACTGTTGCAAGTAATATAACTAACACAAACGTAAATACAGGATAAATATAAAAAAGGATTAATTATGGCTAAATTTGATTTTCCAACATCACCAAGTGTGAATGACGTATATACATCAAATAATACAACTTGGCAATGGGACGGAACAGCATGGAATGTTGTGACTACATCAGCACCTTTAGCGGCACAGAATGTTTGGACAACAATTAATTCAGATAGCGGCCAAACAAGTGCTAATACTACAAGCGATGAACTTACTATTACAGGCGGAACTGATATAGGTACTGCTATAGTAGGAGATGTAATTACAATTAACTACACAGGTTCAGGCGGCGGTGGAGGCGGAAGCAGTTATACAAACTCTGATGTTGATACACACTTGAATACATCTTCAGCAAGCACCAATGAAATACTAAGCTGGAACGGCAGTGACTATGCATGGGTAGCTGACCAAACTGGTAGTGGTGGCGGTGGTGGCTCTAGTACATTTAGTGGTACTACTGATGCTACAGCAGCAGGACTAAATGTTGCTAAAATATATGAACCTGCTATAGCTATGTTACGAGTTGATAATGTAGGAGCAACTTCTTATACTTTTGAACCGCATTATTTAGGTAATAATCCTACAATATATGCACTAAGTGGCACAACAATTGCATTTGATTTGACTAATGTTGGCGGACATCCTTTTGAAATACAAGACGGATCAGGAACAGCATATAACACAGGTGTTGTTCATGTCAGTACAACAGGAACAGTTACAACTGGTGCAGCAGCCCAAGGTAATTCAAGCGGGGTGTTATATTGGAGAATACCAGAAACACTATTTGGATCATATAGATATCAATGCCAATCTCATGTTTCAATGGTTGGTGCAATTAGCCTTAAAAGACTAAGCGTTATTTGATTTACTATAATCGTCAAGCAACTTTCTAGCTTGAGCTCTTATAATATTCATCTGTGTTCTTGGCTCTTGCATCAAAGCAGGCGTAATATGACCATTAGGATTAGTAGTATGACCGACATCAATCATGTCAACTAATTCAACTAACTTGTCAGTAAGCATATTTAGGTCTGCTTTAATTTTTTGATCTTTAACTTTCTTTGCAGAATCTCTAAGCGTCTTTACTTCTTGTATATGCTTAGAATGTTTTTGTAATTTAGGTAACATCTTTATTCCTTAACTCCTGAGGGCACAATATAAAATTCATCATTCTCTACACTATTACTTACTTCTGATATACTACTTTGAGCATTTAGTGCAGTAAGCTGGTAGGGCTTATTTGTATTTATATTAAATGTAGAGCCTTCTGTTAGTTCAATATCGTACATTTGACCATCTGCTGTATCAATATGCCTTAATTGAAATGTACCTGAATTTACAAAAAACGTTTTCAATGTATTGTTATGATATTGCATAGGTGTTCTACTACCTGCTTCTTTAAACACTAAAATCTTACCTTTGTATAATTCAGTATTTGCCCAAACTATTTCATTACCCCATTCATGTTGTACAACATTGCCGTCCATTACAAATATCCTATTAATTTAAAAACTGTATCTAATTTTGTTAAGTTTGTTTTGCTAGTAAGTGTATTTCTTAATCCGTGATGTAATGGCTTAGGCCATTTTCCTAATTCGACCCAAGCATAACCATTGTGTTCACTATTAAGTACAGGTAAAAACTCGTTGTCAATAACACACAAATATGTATGAAACAAGAACATTTCGTCATTAGATATAAATGTTTCTAATGGAATAGTTTTTTTGATTTCAGGCAACGACCCTATTTCTTCTACAATTTCTCGCTGTAGTCCTTCCCAAGGTGTTTCTACACCTTCGTTGGTTCCGCCAACAAGTCCCCACATATTACTACGTTTACCGTTAGCTCTATGTAGAAGTAAGAATCTTTTTGTAGATAACGAATAGAATAGTGCTCCGCTACAGATTATTTTTTCACTCATAAAAATAATTATCCGTAGAGGTCTACTCTCCAGCTTCCTATTGGATATTCACCGTCAACACTTGCAAACCAAGATCCGTTGCTAAATCGGTATTGAACACCAGTAGTTAAATTTGTAGTATAAGAAGTTTCAGTAACTTCACTAGAATCAAATACTATACTCCAATTCGTGCCGCTCCATTCAACTATATCATTAGCATCGGCTACAAAATTAACACCACCAGCATTTTGCCAAGCAGCAGGACCTTCTGTATTATCAGCGTCACCTATAGATTCTAATAATAGTATACGTGTTCCGGCTACCTTTACTGAAGTAGGATTAAATGTAAGAGGATCAATAATATAATCAATACTTGTACGGTCGCCATTTGGACCACTTATAACAGTATCGTCTGGAAAACTATCTTCGTCCCAATTAATAATTAATTTAGTTTCGTCTAGTGTGTTAATACCTATAGTACCTGTAATTAGTACATTAGTATCTTTGTTAGTTAAGAAAATTCTAGAAATATCTGCTTTATATGTTCCTGGTAAGTTTTCAACTAATCCTCGCCAACTGTATTGACCAACAGCACCTCTTGCAATAATTTGTGCTACGTTTCCAGATACATATACACCCATTCTTTGATAGTTAGTATTGGCCATTTGATCAGCAACTTCTGTAGTAGTTTTTGTACCATAATCACCAGTAGTTGAGCCTGGCGTTGGAAAGTCGTCGTAAGCTGATAGTTCTGGAAAACTTTCACCTAAATCAATAGTACCTTTATTTTCATCAAACATACTTGTAATAATATTTGTAATAGCACCCATACGTTTAACTTTTGCTGGAGGACTAATATAAATTGGCGCACTTAGTGTAAGTGTTGCTATATCAATTTCGCTGTCAACTCCAACTGGAATACTTCTATTTGTAAATTGTAAGTTTTCTAAATTTACAACTGATAAACTTGTCCAGTCTATATAATTATCTGTAGTTTGTATTTCCAAACTAGGATTAAATAATACTAATATTTGTTCTAGTATTTGTAACTTTTGATCAGTATTACTAGTCCAAATATCTACATTGACACGTAGTAAATATGGTGTCGGCATAATTCTTTCTATAGTAAAACTTTTGCCTTTGTAATTATCATATTCTTCATTTTCGTCATTGTATGCACGTTCAACTATATTTGTTTTTCTAACATAGGTTGCATCTGCAAGTCTGTCTCTATCCATTTCAAGTGCAGTAATATAAACTGCCATACGTGGCGCACTAGGTAATTTATTTTCACTATTATCTCTAATAATATTTGAAACTTGTCGTGTAAGATCACCGTACATAACAGGTACTTGCTTTAATGTACCATCCATGTCAATTGAAAAATTACTACATAGTCTAATTACTTGTGTAATATATCTTCTAATTTGTCCGTCATAAAAATGCAGCATTAGTTATCCGCCTTTGGTTTAAGTGCTTTTGATAAACTCTGTCTTTCTTCAATTGTTTCACCATTAATGTCATTTGTAGCTTCGTTGTTAATAAATTGTGTTTTGTAGGTATTTCTTACAATCTCATTGCTCATTGTCATTCTTACATCTTGTGCTTGATTAACCCATTTTCTGCCATCATATCTAAATAATCTATTTGGCAAGAAGTCTGACCTTAAAAAATAGTCGCCTTGTTCAGCTTGCCGTGGAAATTGTATACCCATACCGTAAGGAGCTCCGTTTGGCGCATCTTTTGTGCCTAACAAATAGCCACTATATCCTGCTCTATCTGGACGATCAGTAACTTCAGATGCATCAGTTGAAATATTACTTGCATCTAAATCAGCATCGTCTGCTGTCTTAAGATTAACAGTACCGTCATCATTATATGCAACAGAATAGTAATGACTTATATCATACCCACTAAGTGGAGCATCTGCTTCTGCTTGTTGTACTACAGCATTATTAATTTGCATCTCTTTTTCATATGTTGACAGAACATCTCTAAGAGTATTGCCGCCTGGCTCCTCTTCATTAGCAGGTAAGTCTAATATATCTTTAAATTCTTGTCCATCGTATATTTGCTTTAATTTAAGTCTATATAGATGCGGATACCAAGTTGGCGAAAAGCCTTCTGCTGCACGATTAACATCTTCAACTACATAGAATCTTTTAAGTGCAACACTATAATCATTTTCTGCGTATTCGTCCTTCAAATGCGGCAATTCGATGACATCACCTGACATAATTTTCCTACCAAGGGTCTTTACACTACTGTTAATGTGTATAGTCATCATCAATGTATCATTACTTAGAAATAATCCAAATTGACTTAAATCAAAGTCAATATCTTGAACATTGTAAATAGCTCGCATTTCATAAATATCCGGATCATATTTTCTATCTCTATTTTCAAGAAATAATAGATCCTGTATATTAGATTCTGATGACTGATCATACCTTGGTTGGTCAGCAGTTGCATCTGATTCATCAGGGTTTGATGCTCCAATATACTTGTGTATATTGATATCTGTACCACCAATAGTAAACATCTCTAGAATTTGATTATCTAGAAATTTGTAATCAGCGCCACGTTCGGGTTTGTATAATGATAGTCTTGGCATATACATATTTAGCTAAATACTAATGGAGAATATATATGTCGAATTTAGTAACTCAGAAACAAGAAGTGTTTGATTATGTTAATGCCTTCCTCGGAGGTGGCATGATTGATGTCGAACTTGATCCAATACATTATGAAACAGCTTTGCAAAAGGCATTGAGTCGCTTTAGACAGCGTTCAGATAATTCAGTAGAAGAATCATACTTGTTTATGCCCACAGTGGTAGACCAAAATGAATATACATTGCCGCATGAAGTAATGGAAGTACGAAAGTTATTTCGTAGATCAATTGGTTCACGAACCGGCGGCGGAGATGGCGGTAGTTTATTTGAACCCTTTAACTTAGCATATACAAATACATACTTGCTGTCAGGATCTAAAATGGGAGGTCTAGCAACATATGATATGTTCTCTCAACACCAAGAACTAGTAGGTAGAATGTTTGGATCATTTATTGAGTTTACTTGGAATAATACAACTAAAAAATTAACATTACTACAACGCCCTAGAGCAGAAGAAACGCTACTAATATATGCATACAACTTACGTCCTGATTCAGAATTATTAAACGACTATCTAGCAAAACAATGGATTAAAGATTATACATTAGCAGGCTGTAAATATATGTTAGGCGAAGCACGTAGTAAGTTTGCTACTATTGCTGGACCACAAGGTGGTTCTACCTTAAACGGAGAAACACTCAAAGCAGAAGCACAAGCTGAAATGGAAAAGCTAGAACAAGAAGTAGGACTAGCAGTTGCAGGCGGAACTGGATACGGATTCTTAATCGGATAAAACGGTTGACATACTGGCTTATGTAGTATATACTGTAAAGTATATTCAATAAGGAGTCGTTAGTGTTACCCAAACTATTAGTCGTAGGACATGGCCGTCACGGCAAAGATACTGTATGCGAAATGCTAGAAGCATACGGATACACATTTCAATCATCAAGTAAATTTTGTTCAGAACTTTTTATCTATAAAGATTTAAAAGAACAATACGGGTATGCCAACGAAGAAGAATGTTATACAGATAGACATAATCATCGTACTGAATGGTACAATATGATACATAATTATTGTAGTGATGATTTAGCAAAGTTAGGACGTAACCTATTTGCTAAACATGACATTTATTGTGGACTACGAAACAAGCGTGAATTTTTTGCAATGCAAAATGAAGAAATATTTGATTATGCTATATGGGTAGATAGAACAGACCATTTACCTTTAGAAAGTTATCAGTCAATGAGCATTGAACAATGGATGTGTAATTATACTATTGATAATAATGGTACGTTAGATAGACTAGAAAAAAATGTTGATACACTAATCAAAACAATATTTAAAAATCAGGGCGTAAGTCTCCCTGTTTCCACACAGCTCCCTCTTTTTGTATAACACGCTGACAATTAGCACAAACTGTTTTTAAATTACTAGGTCTACAATTATTAAGATCACCGTCTATGTGGAACACATTAAACTGTTCTTGGTGCTTACTTGTATAACTACATTTTTCACAAATGTTCTTTTTGATATAACCTTTTTGTTTCCATTTAGGTATGCCGTGACCTATTCCGTTACGCAAGCAAGTTTCGCACAACTTACGATAATATACTTTATTGTGTTTTTTATAATTTATTGCTGCCGGACGTTGCCCGCATTTACATAATGGACGCATACTTGTATTTACCTCACCTTTTCGATACCTTTTTCGGTGTGATTATAGCACTGATTTGTTCAAGACGTGCTAAATACATGTAATACAACAACCGTCCAATAGGAGAATCAATATGGCATTAGTATCCCCAGGTGTAGAGGTCAATGTAATCGACGAGAGTTTTTACACTCCGGCGGCTGCAGGCACCGTACCAATGATATTTGTTGCAACGGCAGCTGACAAAGTTAAAGGCAGTGGAGCTGGTGTAGCAGAAGGTACAAGCGCAGCAAACCAAGGTAGACCTTACCTAATAACAAGTCAAAGAGAGCTTGTGGAAACATTCGGAGATCCGTTGTTCTACTCAGACAATAACGGAAATATGATCCACGCAGGTGAACTTAACGAATACGGACTTCAAACAGCGTATTCACTACTAGGCGTAACAAACAGAGTTTACGTATGTAGAGCAGATATTAACTTATCAAAACTAGAAGCAAGTGCAACAGCACCAGGCGGTGATCCGCTTGATGGCACTTACTGGTTTGATACACTAAACACAAATGTTGGTGTTAAAGAATGGAACGGCGCTTCCATTACATCAACAAATGGACAAAGCTTCAGTTCAGTAGTACCAACAATTATTGTTGAAACTAGCAAAGTAGTAGACTATGCAGGCGGCGACTATACACCAAAAACATCAGTAGGTGCAGTAGGTGATTATGCATTAGTTGCAGTTACAACTGTAAACAGACTATGGTACAAAAACAATGCTGGTGCATGGGTAACAGTTGGTGGTGATGCATGGAGAGCAGCATGGGCATCTATTAGAGGCACAGTAAATACTCCAACAGTACCAAGTGGTGTAGATTTAAGTATCGACGGCGAAGCAGTAACAACTACAGGTACAACAGTAACACAATTAGCAAGTGATATTAATTCAAATTCAAACCTAGCAACAGCAGGTGTTACAGCAGCAGCAGTTGACGGTGCATTAGAAATTTATACTAATAACAATTCAGTAGATATTGATGCATCACCGGCTTCAGATGCTGGACTATTAACAGCAGTTGGCTTAACAGCTGGAACATATTATGCTCCATTTGTTACTGAAGCACCACATACATCGGTTCCAGAATATAAATCAACAGATTCAAATCCAAGACCGACAGGTTCTATTTGGATGCAAACAACTGCTCCTAATTCAGGTGCAACGTTTACTGTTAAACAGTGGAATGATGATACTAAACTTTGGTCAACTATTCCAGCACCATTGTATGACACAGCAGCAGGTGCTCTTGCAGCACTAGACAAAACAGGCGGTGGCAAGAATCTTGCAATAGGCGATCTATATGTAAATGTAGACGTTGCAGACACAACACCAATTGATGCAACTTACAAAATTTTCCGTAGAGCTGCTACAGGCGCAACGAAAATACAAAGTGCAAAAATTGCAGCACAACTATCTGGCGCAAGTGTTAGCTTTACAATGGCTGAATCCATTATAGGCTCAGCAACTTTAAGTAGCGCAAAAACAATATCATTTACTGGAAGTGGCGCAAGTGCTGATGCAGACGATATGGCTGGCGCTATTAACAGTGCAGGATTTGTAAACATAACAGCAAGTGTTGATGCACAAAATAGAGTTGTAATTTCACATGCTGGTGGCGGCGAAATGAAACTTGTAGATACAAGTGGTGATCTTGCAGTAGCAGGATTTGCACCATATGACGTAAACAATGCAAGTACAACAACAATTAACCTAGACTATGCACCAGGAACTGACGATACTACAAATCCAGAGCAGTATGTTGCTAGTAACTGGCGTACATTATCTTATACAGCAGACGACGATGCACCAACAGCATTAGCTGCACAAGGTGAGTTATGGTATAGTTCAGTAGTTGATGAAGTTGATATTTTGTACCACAATGGTACTACTTGGGTAGGATATGCAGACTCAACAGCATTTCCAACAGCTAACTCAACAGGGCCATTAGTTACAGCTAGTGAACCAAAAACACAATCAGATGGTTCTGCACTAGTTGCAGGTGATCTTTGGATTGACACAGCAGACATTGAAAACTTTCCAACAATGTATCGTTGGACAGCAGCAAGTGAATGGCAGTTAATTGACAAAGCAGACCAAACAACTGAAAATGGTGTGTTATTTGCAGATGCTCGTTGGGCAGATGCAGGCGCTGATTCGGACGCAGCTTCAATTGAAGAGCTAATGGCATCTAACTACTTAGATCCAGATGCACCGGATCCAGCACTATATCCAAAAGGTATGTTGTTATGGAACCTACGTAGAAGCGGATTTAACGTTAAGCGTTTTGAGCGTAACTATGTTGATGTTTCATTAACTAACGATCGTGCAGCAGACGAGTCAATGGCTACTTATTATCCACACCGTTGGGTAACAGACTCTGGTAACCAACCAGATGGTTCAGGAACATTTGGACGTCACGCACAGCGTAAGTCAGTAACACAGTCTTTACAAGCAGAACTAAACAGTAACACTGAAATCCGTGACGAAGAGTCACGTCAGTTTAACTTAATTGCTACACCAGGATATCCAGAACTAATTGGTGAAATGATTTCACTAAATTATGACAGACGTTTAACAGCGTTTGTTGTTGGCGATACTCCGTTTAGATTAACACCAGATGCAACTTCATTAAATGAATGGGCAACAAACGTTAATCTAGCAGTTGAAGATAACGATCGTGGATTAGTAAGCAGAGATGAATATCTAGGCATTTACTACCCAGCAGGATTTACAAGTGATAACGAAGGTAATAACGTTGTTGTTCCTCCAAGTTACATGGCATTACGTACACTGATACTAAATGACCAAGTTGCTTATCCTTGGTTTGCTCCAGCAGGTACAAGACGCGGTGGAGTTACTAATGCTTCAGCAACAGGATATGTTACTAGCGAAGGTGAATTCAAGAGTGTTGCACTTAATACAGGACAGCGTGATACACTATACACAAATGCAATTAACCCAATTACGTTTATTAGCGGAAGCGGACTAGTAGTATTTGGTCAAAAGACTCGTGCAAGAAATGCAAGTGCTTTAGACAGAATCAACGTTGCACGTCTAACTGTTTACATGCGTGGACAGCTAGAGTTACTTGCAAGACCATACTTGTTTGAACCAAACGATAAGATAACAAGAGATCAAGTTAAGGCAGCAGCAGATGCGTTCTTACTAGAACTAGTCAGCTTAAGAGCTATTTACGATTATGTTGCAGTGTGTGATGAATCAAACAACACACCAGCAAGAATTGATCGTAATGAACTGCACTTAGACATTGCAATTGAGCCAGTGAAAGCAATTGAATTTATATACATTCCATTGCGTATAAAAAATACAGGTGAAATAGCAGCACTTGGTTAAAACTACGTATATAACTGGCGCTTGAGATATAGCGTCAGTTATATGATAAATACTTGTGAACAGGAGAGGATAGAATGCCAATCACATCATTAAATAATATTTCGGTACCAACTGAAGGCGCTGGTAGTAACCAGAGTTTGTTGATGCCAAAACTACAGTATCGTTTCAGAGTCATCTTAGAAGGCTTTGGTGCAGGTGCTGACTTAAGAGAAATGACACGTCAAGTTGTAGATGTTACAAGACCAAACGTAAGTTTTGAACAAATTACAATTGATGCATATAACTCAAGAAGCTACCTAGCTGGTAAGCACACTTGGGAACCAATTACACTTACATTACGTGAAGATGTAAACAACAACATTCAACGTGTTGTTGGACAACAGCTACAGAAACAATTCGATTTCTACGAGCAAGCATCAGCTGCTTCGGGCGGAACATATAAGTTCAAAACTAAAATCGAAATTCTAGACGGTGGTAATGGTAACTTAGAAGCCAACGTATTAGATAGATACGAAATGGTTGGTTGTTATCTTGAAAGTGCTAACTACAACACATTAGCATATTCAACTAATGATCCAGTTACAATTTCATTAAACATTCGTTACGATAATGCAATACAAACTGAGGCAGGCGGCGCAATAGGCGGCGGAGTAGGTCAATCAGTAGGTAGAGCAGCAGGCGGTACAGATGGTCCGCAAGTTCTAGTTACAGGCCAAAGCTAATAACTTAACTGCATTCATCCTTTATAGAGGGGTTACTTTTTAAGTAGCCCCTTTTCTTATTTGTACGCACTTTATAATTTGGATAAATATTAGTATGGCACAGTTAGTAGACAAAATAAATCTAAGAGACGCAAGGCATGCTCACCAAATATATACTCAAGGCGGATTTGACTTTGCGCCTAAAGTTAAGTTTCTTTATCATGTAGTGTTTAACCTAAACAACGCGGCCATTAGTAATAATCCAAATACTTCATTCTTTCAAAAACAACTTAGTACATTGGTTAAGACTGCTGATTTACCAAGTTATTCGACGCAGATAGAAACAAAAAAACAATATAATAGAATTAAGAATATGCAAACTAGGATTGATTATGATCCAGTAAGTATTACATTACACGATGATAATGTAGGCATAACTACTAAAATGTTAGAAGAATACTATAGATATTATTATCAAGATGGTAATAAATTTAGTAGTTCTAATACTGTAACTGGCTTTGGAGTTAGAGACAAATACGCAAACGAAGTTCCTAGATACGGATTAGACGGAGCACCTGACGACCCTTTCTTTAAAGATATAGTAATATATCAATTATCAAGGAAAGAATGGACAAGCTATACATTAATAAATCCATTAATTGAAAAATTTCAACACGATTCGGTTGACGCAAGTGACGGTGTTGGTATATTACAAAATGCACTAACAGTAGTATATGAAGGTGTAATTTATAATAGAGGTAGTGTAGGAGACGGTGACAGCAGTTTTGCAGATGCTGATACAGGATATGATTTAGAACCTAGTTATCTTAATGGGTCAGTGTCGTCGCAGCGTACTTCAATAAAAGACCGTCCTACTAGAATACCTAGTGATAGTGGACCTCTAGTAAGATTTAGAAATGATTCAGTTCCAGGCGGCGGCACTATTATACGTGATGTTATAAAAGATCCTGGTGGTTTTTCAAACTTTACCTTTCCATCACCACCGTCAACTGCACCTATATCGACATTATCACAATCAGATGATAGATTACTTGACGGCGCAGCAATAGGTAATCAATTACGCAGTAATCCAAGCCTAGCTAGAACTTTTACTAACCAATCCGTTTCTACAGGCCAAGTTGACAACTATGCTGTAAGTACATTAAACGCATTTAATCAATTACCAAACACACAACGTTCTGCTATTACTGATGAGTTAATTAATAAAGTGTCCAGCGGAGATAAGAAGTTGCAACAAATTGGTAGTAGTATATTAAAAGGATTATTCTAATGCCAAATTCAGGAGTAAGCACTAGTACACAAACTACAGATAGTGCAAACAAAACAAAAAAGTTTTTTGATAGCTACTTTAAGAAAGACATATATTATAGTGCAGAAGAAGTTGATGCAGCAGTTGGTTATTTCTTATCAAGAGGCTTTGATAAACTAGCAGCAACGAATACAGCAGTAGTATTATTACAACAAGCACAACAAGAAGATGTTCCAGTATTCAAAATTATTGATACATTACGTGGACTAGATGACGTACAACTAAGTAATGTTGTATCACAAATCCTTAATATAAACAGAGAAAAAACAAGTACATTAGGCTTCAAAATAAATAATGTTATAACCAAGTTAGAACAGAGAAATATAGTTGTCTAATGGGAAGATTTGCTCAAGGGAAATTTAATCTAAATAACCCTGACAAGTATATGGGTAACAAAACACCAACATATAGATCTGGTTGGGAATTTACCTTTATGAAATTTTGCGACGAACATCCTGCTGTAGCAAAATGGGCTAGTGAAGCAATACGTATTCCTTATAGAAATCCGCTTACAGGAAAACATACAATATATGTTCCAGATTTCTTTATAGTCTATGCTGATGCTAAAGGAAAACAACACGTAGAACTAATTGAAGTTAAACCGTCAAATCAAGCACGCCGAGATAAATTAGGCAACTCGCAACATAATAAAGCACATTATATTATAAATCAAGCAAAATGGGAAGCTGCAAGGGCTTATTGTAAACAAAATAACATATTATTTCGAATAGTAACCGAAGAAGATATTTTCCATACAGGTAGACGTAGGTAGATATGATAAATAATAGTAGCATATAATGGAAAAGTCCTATGACAAAAAAACTAGAAGATTTACTTAATCTGCCTGACGCAAAAGAAATAGTAGAAAATGCAGAGCAACAAGAAGACCAACAAAAGTCTTATGAAGTTGAGCAACAGCAAAAAGCATTTAGAGACATGGCTGAGTTTGACAAAATATCAGCAGCATTGCCGGCAGTAAAAGGATTAGGTGAACTAGCTGATAAAGAGCTTAATGACGTAGCAAATAAAGCTATGCAAGCATATGAAGACTTAATGGACTTAGGTATGAATGTTGAAAGTCGTTATAGCGGGCGTGTATTTGAAGTAGCAGGCGGTATGTTGAAAACAGGACTTGATGCTAAAGTTGCTAAGTTAGACAAAAAACTAAAGATGATCGACTTACAACTTAAAAAAGAGAAGTTAGACAAAGATAGCGGACCAAGCGAAGACGGTATGATTAACGGCGAAGGCTATGTAGTCACTGATAGAAATAGTCTACTTCAACGTCTAAAAGGTATGGATAAAGATAAATAATACATATAGGATAGTATTACATGAGCACATTTTTAGAAAAATTAAACGAAGCAAAAAAAACTTACGAATTTAAAGTAGGAGTTGCAGGCGAACTGCCTGAAAACTTTACTGATGCACTTGAAACAGCAATGCAAAAATTTAGTGTAGTTAAAATGAGTAGCGGCAAAAAAACACCAATTCAAGAACGTCCACTAGATTTTCCACAATTACAAAATACCGAAGTTACGTACTTTGAAGTAGAAGTTAACTATCCAACTACTAGTCAAGTACTACAAGAGTATGTAGGTACATGTTGCAACATTGATCAAGCACACGTAATTGTACGCAATGCTAACGATCCTAGAGAAGAATATCAAGAACTAAAAGATAGTGCTCCATACGAAGCTAAACTAACTACTGAAGAACTGGGCGGCGAAAGCGCACAAGAGAATGTAGGCGATAACAGAGTTATGAGCTTGTTGAAAGAGTTAGAAACAGCACGTAAAGAAAGAGAACATGATCCAGCAGAATCTGCACCACAAGGTGAGTCGGCTGATATTGACATGAAAGAAAACACTAAAGCAGTTGTAGGAGGCTGATATTATGAGTATGAAAAAACTAATTGAATCAATGGATGCAATTGAAGGTCCAGCAGGTATGCCTCCAATGGGTGCTCCGGAAATGGATAAAGGCAATCCAGTAACAATGAATGTATCAATGAATGCAAGCGGCAAAGAGCATGTAGAAGATTTAATTGATATGATGAAAAACGCAGGAATGGATGCAAAAGAAGTATCACCTGATCATATGCCAATGCGTATGGACATGGAAAGACTACGTGATCTTGTAGACGAGCCAGGTGGCCAAGACGAAGCAATTGAAGAAGGCGGTACAAAAGCTGTTATTGATATGATTGCTAATGCAGAAAATCCAACACGAATGGTAATGGATTTAATTGCTAAAGGTGGACCAGAAGGAAAGTTCTTATACGGCGAACTAGAACAGTTAGCAGTTGAAAGAGGTCAAACATTCAACGACGGTGAAACTGATCCTGAAGAACTGGTGCCTGAACTACTAGCTAATATGGGCATTGAAGAAGGTTATGATAACGAACCAGATGCACGTTATGGCGATACACATGATGCTATTCCAGATGGCAATGACTTAAACCGCAAGAAGAAAGCATACGCTGCTACACAAGATGGCGACAACGCAATGGCTGTTGAAGCAATCAAAGCAACACTAATGGCAGCACTTGCTGAAAAGAAGATGCCTATGGGCGCAGGACCAGATGGCAAAAAAGGTACTGATGACGATAAGCCTGCTTTCTTAAATCAAAAAACTAGTGACAAGAAAAGCAAAGGTGGAAGTAAGCCTAAAAAAGGCGTAGTACCTCCACAGTTTAAAAAGAAATAAGAACGTTCTACCGACTGAGCGGGGCGGACCCAAATAGCACCTACGGGTGCTATTTTTTTGGATAAGTAATTGTATGTCGAAATCATTAGATGGCGTTCTTATTAAGAAGGCTAACAAGCAAGAAACATTTAACGAAGAGCAAATTGCAGACCTAATGGCCTGTATGGATCCGGATACAGGATACTTATACTTTGCTCGTAAGTTTGCATTCATACAACATCCTGTACAAGGCAAGTTGTTGTTTGATCCGTATGAATATCAGTTACGTCTAATGCACTCGTATCACAGCTATCGCTTTAATATTAATATGATGCCTAGACAAACAGGCAAAACCACATGTGCTAGTATATACCTAGCATGGTATGCAATGTTTGTTCCGGACCAAACTGTACTCGTTGCAGCACACAAATATACTGGTGCGCAAGAAATTATGGCACGTATACGTTTTGTATACGAAACATGTCCAGATCATATTAGAGCAGGAGTTACAAGTTACAATAAAGGTTCAATTGAGTTTGAAAATGGTTCACGTATAGTAGCACAAACAACTACTGGAAATACTGGACGTGGTATGAGTATTTCATTACTATACTGTGACGAGTTTGCGTTTGTGCAACCTAACATCGCAGAAGAGTTTTGGACTTCGATATCACCTACACTAGCAACAGGCGGTCGTGCTATTATTACTAGTACACCTAACAGTGACGAAGACACATTTGCTACTATTTGGAAACAAGCAGAAGAGAAGTTTGACGCACACGGCAATGAAACTGAACTAGGGTCAAATGGCTTTCATAGTTTTGTTGCTGAATGGAACGAACATCCTGATAGAGACGAAGAATGGAAAGCCGCAGAAATTGGACGTATCGGCGAAGAAAAGTTTAGACGTGAATACGGGTGTGAATTCTTAGTATTTGACGAAACATTAATCAATAGTATTAAACTTGCGGCTATGGAAGGTATAACGCCTACAATAAATATGGGCCAGACACGTTGGTACAAAAAGCCTACAAATCAATATACGTACTGTATAGCACTTGATCCTAGTATGGGCACTGGCGGCGACTTTGCTGCTATACAAGTATTTGAATTACCTAGTTACGAACAAGTAGCAGAGTGGCAACACAATCAAACTGCTATTCCTGGGCAAATAAGAGTACTAGCAGATATTTGCAATTACATACAACAAGAAACTAATAATCCACAAGGTATATATTGGTCAGTTGAAAACAATGGTATCGGTGAAGCATGTTTAATTGTAATACAGGATTTTGGCGAAGAAAATATACCCGGGCTATTTGTAAGTGAACCCATACGTAAAGGACATGTACGTAAGTTCCGTAAAGGATTTAACACAACACATGGAACAAAAATTACAGCATGTAGTAGATTAAAGACAATGGTTGAAAACGATAAAATGACTATTCAGTCTAAACCATTGATTAGCGAACTAAAAGGTTTTGTTGCTACAGGTAGTAGCTATCAAGCAAAGTCAGGAATGACAGATGATTTAGTAAGTGCAACACTACTATCATTAAGAATGATCGAAGTACTAAAAGATTGGGATCCAAGAGTGTATGATACATTTAATCAAGCAGAACAAGATTTAGACGAATCTGATATGCCTATGCCAATCTTCATAAGTACAAACTATTAAAAGAGTTGATAAATACATTATGAAAGACTTAAACAAAATAAGCAACGAATTGTTTAGCAAAATAAGAGGACGGTTCAAGGACGTAACAATCGGAGACGAAGATGCTACGCCTACAAACGATCCAATGAGTGCTAGATTTTTTGATTTTCCGTTTGCAGCAAATGACAAGTCCTTAGGGCAAGTTAGTATCAGTGTAAGCGAAAATGAAATTACAGTTATTTACAGTAATGAGTTAGTAACTAATGAAGACGAATTAACTAAAAAATCTTGGTACGATTTTTTGAAAGAGCTAAGACAATTTGCACGTAAACGTTTGCTTAATTTTGATACAAGAAATATAAACAAGTCAAATTTAAATAAAAGAGATTATAAATTTTTAGCTCAAAAGTCTGGGGACAATAACATGAATGAAACAAAGTTATATGGTACATCACGTATAAGCTACCAAAAGATAGGTGAAGCACGTATAATGATTAAGCACACTGAGAGCGTTAATCAAGAAACTGCTACAGGGCGTACACAAAAAATAGGAAAGATTTATATTGAATCATCTGACGGTGAACGATTCCGTTATCCATTTAAACACCTTAGTGGTGCAAGAGCAATGGCTAGACATGTTAGCGAAGGTGGAAATGCCTATGACGATTTTGGTAAGCATATTGTAGGCTTATCAGAAGAGATGGCAAAATTACGCAAGTTCAAAAATTATATGGGTCGTTCAGCTGTAATGGCAGAAAGCCTATCAGGATATACGGACATTGTTAAAGAGCGTATTGCTACAGTTAAGAAAACAATCGAGAGCTTACAAAAGCCAGCATATTACAAAGAAACATTTGAAGCATTTGAATCCCCAGTTCTAGAAGATGTTCCAAGTGATGTTGCTGAAAATTGGATTGACGAATTAACTATCAAACAATTTAATGAAGAACTAGCAGATGTATTTCCGTACATATATAAACTAATCGGCGAAGCTACAAAAGCAAAATTAGTAGGGCCAGAAGAGCTAGAAGAAAAAATGACTAAGCTCCAAGCAAGTAAGTATACTTGTGAAGATTGCGGATGTCAAATGCATAACTGTAAGCCAGACTGTGATTGCAAGCACGACTCGCACGATGAAACAGGTAGCTGGTGGAAAGACGAAAACGGCAACGGCATTCCAGACGTAATGGAAGGTTCAGGCTTACAGTATCATACTGGTGTTAAAAAGCACGGTAAAGAATACATGGACAAAGCAGCAGCCGCAGGACGTGACGGCGCTTCACAAGAAGAGCTAGGCGCACTAAAAGACAAGTATAGCAAAGCTGAAAAGAATAAAAAGACCAAAGAAGAAATTGAACTAGAAGCAGCATTTGAAGAAACTATGGGTCAGTTCTCAGATACTGTATGTGAAGAGTGCGGTAACCAAAGTTGGAAGAACGTATCAGAAGAAAAGAAAAAAGGTAGTCACGGTAAAGTGTGCTGGAAAGGTTATCGCAGAGGCAAAGGTAATAGTTGTCACAAGATGGGCGAAACTGAAGAAGGTAATGCCTACTCAGGTGCTGTAGCAAAAGCTAAAATGAACGGCAAGAAAAAAGGCGACAAGATAGACGGACCAGACGGTGACGAGATTACACTTGAAAAAGAACAAAAGACACCATTAGGCGAATTCATACTAAGTTACTTTGATAGAGACAACGGCGTATTTCCAAAAGGCGAAACAGCAGTATTAACAATGATCGAAAAAGACTACGGAGAGCAGTTCATAGATCCTGCTAAGGCTTTCATCGAACAAATAACAGCAAAGTTTGACGAATTCCAAATGCGTACACAACCACAACAAATGGAAGCAAGCGGACCATGTCACGGTTGTTCGGGAGCAGGCCATGAAATGGGTAACCCAGGAAAAGCATGTCCAGACTGCGGTGGCACAGGAAAAAGTACAGAAAAAATGGAAGCACCAGACACAAGCGAGTACGACAGAATAAGAGAGTTAGCTGGTTTAAGATAATCAGCTAACCCCTTTAAGTTTTTATGTTTTTTCTTTAAAAAAAGACTTGACAAAGTTTGTAGAGATGTTATACTA